TTCTCAGGCCAGTCGCGATAGATTCTGCTGATTCACGAGTGGTTTGACGAACCGAAGTAAAAATACCCAAAAGCTCATTTAAATTGCCGCCAGTCGCAGCAAAAGCACCACCAGCTCGACGCACAACCTCGATCAAGTCGCTTGCTTCGACGGCGAACTCACCAGCCACCGCATTCATTGAGCCAAGAGCAGACTCTAGGTCCTTGCTCTTGATCTTGAACTGGTTCATGACGGCGATAGCGCCTTCCACCGTCTGCTCAATAGAATCAAAGTTTGGGGCCAGCGCTGATCTTGCCAGAGCTTCAAGGGCGTCTTTGGTTTCGCCAATGCTCAAGTTTGCTTGTTTCAATGTCACAGCGGTCTTGATGAGCGATTGACTAGAAACGCCCAGGCTAATAGAAAGCCGAGAAACTTCTTGCCCAATCGCCCCAACTTCGCTACCTGCGCCAGTGGCCACCTGTCGCAAGCGTACCATTTGTTTGTCGAATTCCACAGCTTCGGTAGCGGCATCACGGATGCTAGAAGCTACTTGTATAAATGGAATGGCGGCAATGCTGAAAGCTGTAAATCGCTTAAAGGCGAGACCAGACTGCTGGGCAAATCGCTCAACGGCAGTGGTGGCGTGCCCGATCTCGTTAACAACGCCACGAATAGCGTTGGTGTCGGCTCGAACCGGTATGTTGATGGCGCCGACGCCCGAAGAGCGTAGTCCGGAGTTGATTTCATTGGCAATTTGGCGAACTGCCCCAGAGGCCAAACGAAGATTTAGCTGTCCAGTGATATCAAATGCCATATTAACCCCGCAAAATAAAAGGACGGTGGTCCCTACTCATCGAAGAGCAAAGACCACCGCCCGCGTAAGCCTGTCCGGTTCAACAGAAATTACACCGAGGGGACAGCCTCGGGAGCACTAACAATCGGGTTTCCTTCGTCATCCAGGAAGGGTTTTTCGTCGACGACAAAATTGCCTTCTGCGTCGACCAAATTACCTTCGCGATCGACAAACTGGCCAGCTTCATTGATGTAGCGACCATTCTCATCGACCAGACGACCGTCGGCATCAACTTTCCGTCCCTGTTTGTCGACAAGGTGCAGGCTTTCGTCCGCAAACTTGTACTTCACCAGGAACTGGTTCTCAGGAAGCTTCTTCTCGTAGTCGTCTTCCAGGTTGTAGATGATCTTTGCCAGGGCGCTGGCGGCGGGGCCAACGGCAGGATCATCCTCTTTGGTCATGTATTCTTCGTAGGACTTGAAATACGGTTTGCCGTCGTTGGCATGGACGGTGCAGACCGAAACCCAGTAATTGAACTGGGCGTTGTCTGCCTGAGCCTCGGCGGAATTGTTGTCCAGGCTCATTCGCTCAGAATTCAGTCCGCGAAGCTCGGCCCGGTCACGGCGAAGCTGGATAGCCAGATCGCGTGCTTCCGACAGCTTGATACCGCCGGAACGAACCTTGCGCTCCTTCTCGCTGATGGAGGTTTGGAGCTTGCGCAGCTCGGCCTCCTTCTGATCGTCCCACAGCTTCTGCTCACGCATCACGCTTTCAATCTTGGCCCGGAGAATAGCTCCGGACTCGACTGCTTCACGGAAAGCCCTGTTGTAGACTTTCTGTGCTTCCTGGCGCTGCTTGGCGTTGGGACGAAGAACAGCCAGTTCTACTTCCTTGCCACCGATCTCAACCTTAACCACCTTCTTGTTGGCGCTCACGAATCCTCCTCCACGGGTAGGGTCTTCTGACAACGGTTCCAGCTAACCGTATATTGGGCCAGTTCACTTTCGACAGCACGCAGCTGGGCGTTGCCGTTGTTCAGGATCGAGGAGCGACAGGTTTCCCAGATCTGCTTCCATTTCTCCTTGGCTGCTTCCCGCTGTTCCGGCGTGGCATTGTGGCCCCACAGCTCGCCGAAACTTTGTTCCACGGCGCTCAAGGCACCAATGAAAGCGGTTCGCATTTTTGTGGCGAGGATTCGTTGCAGGCGAGCGCGAGAATTGCGCTCGTGATTCCTGTTCGCCTCCTCCTCCGTCCGACGGGCCGCGTCCGCAGCAGCCTCCATCTGGTTATAAGCATCCACAGGGGTCCTCCTTACTTGCCTGGCATAGTCCTCTGAGCCATCATCATGATCTCCCGCTTGGAGTCGGGCATGTGCTGCTCTTCGACCTCGCCTTTTTTGGCGATGTGTGCCAGTCTCTCTCTTTTAATCGCGGCAGCCTGGGGGCTGTTCAGGGATTCGATATTTTGCAGGTCTTCGTCGGTCTCTGCGACGAGGAAGATCTCGCCAGAATCCGGCAATTTCAAGCCGGAAAGAACGGCCTCTGCTGTTGCCTCTTTCCGTTGGCGCTCGCGTTCTTTGCGCTGGATGATCAGCCATCCGTCGAAAGCGTCATCGTCTTTGATGATGTCGTCATGGGGCGGGTTGGGATGCTCCGCCACATTGTCGTAAAGCTGCGACCATGAAAGCAGGCCCCTCTGCTCCTCGGTCAAGTCAACGGCGCTTTTGCCGAAAATATCCACGCAGTTGTCTTTGCAGTTCCAGACCGAACGCCAGTAGTCGGAGCGCGCAGCAGCCCGCATGAGCGATTCGGATAGTTGGGCTTCTGAGTAGGCCGTCACAGCATCGTCGAGCAAAGAATCGTTGCCTTTGTAAAAGTCGTCGTTCTTCCAGACGTGCTTGCCTTTGTCGTCCAAAAGACCGCTCCCGACCAAGTAGCGGGTGCGAGCAATTTGCGCGAAACCGCTGGCCCCCATCGAAGAATAAACATTCTTCTGGGAGTACAGAGAAGCCAGTTCAATCCTGGCTGTTTGAAGTGCTTTGCGGGAAAAATCCCGCTCTCTAGATTTGAAAAAGGCCCTGAACAAAGAGACCTTCAGTTTTTCGATGTCTTTGTTGAGCGTCTCTATTTGTTTTTGGCGCTCGTCGTCCCAAAGCCCATTGGTACGGAGCATCAATTCAATTTCTTCGTCGCTGTACAAATCTTCAGACAATGCCTCTTGAAAAGCCTCCTGGTAAACCTGCTGGGCTTTGTAGCGACGCAAACGACCGGGTTGGCGGATCAGATACCGCTTGCCGTCGACGGAGAAGCGCAGACAGCCCGCAATAATACGGGCGATCAGAAGCTCGAAATCCAAAGCATCCTCCAAATAGAAGAGGGGGCCTTGCGGCCCCCCCTCCGTCATCCTCTACTAACCGATCAAGGCTTAGACCTTGTTCACGGTCAGGTCGTTGAAGGTACGGAAGCTGTAGGTCACCGTGCGGTTTGCGCCGTCGGTTCCGCCGCCGTTGTAGTTGGCGGATTGCAGCTTGCACTTGTCGCCGAGGTCGATGTCGGTGCCGTCCGCAAAGAAGATGTGGATGGACTCATCGTTCAGCTGGTCGGCGTTGCCGTCGTTGGCCTGGGCGAAGTCGCCGGACTGGGTCAGGACCTCAAATTCCGCGGTCACTTCCACGGGGAACTTGACGTAGCGGAAGAAGGGACCCTTGCGACCGAGTTCCATCAGCTGCTCGCGACCCAGGTTGCAGTTGATGCTGACAGACTGGATGTGGGCGCTGTAGCCGCTGCCGGGGATGTCGGTCAGCTTGCCGGTGCCGCTGTCCACGCCAGGGATCACCTTGGGGAAGATGCAGTCGTCCATCAGAACATGCTGACGGCGAACGATGCCGGAAGCGGCGGTGGGGGACTCGGAAGCGGGAGCGTTGGGGGTCCAGTAGCTGCCGCCGGAAGCCCAGATCTTGTTGTTGCCGACCACAGTCATCGACTCGGTGGCGTTGCCGTCCATGGCGCTCTTGAAGCTGATGGCCGAGGCGTAAGCGCCGGACACCAAGCACTGGGCGACAGGGGTACCGCTTGCGGAAACGGCGGTGTCAGCGTGAACCGACAGCACCAGGTTGCAGCGGGAGTTGGCGCGACCGATCAGGGTGTTGTTGACGCGGCCAGAGGTGGCCAGGTCGAACATGAGGGGGGTGCCGTCCAGAACGCGCTCGAGCTGGACTTCGATTTCCGGCACGCCTTCGATGTTCTGGTACAAGCTGAGCATACCCAGTTCGTAGGCGGCTTCCAGGTTGTAGTTGGTGGTGATGGTTGCGCTCTGGAGGCCACGAACGCGGGTGTAGGTACCAGCGTTAGCGCCACTGTGTGGGCCGATTCCAACAGCAGTGATGGCGTAGAATACACGATTGTTTGCCACGATGTTCTCCTTGATTCGGGAATTGGCCCAATGGGCTTACCGCAAACAAGTACACCGGCCAGGTATAAGTTGGAGCAATCTCAGGGTAGATCCACGGAGATGGTCGCCCTCACCGCAGCCCGGAAAAGAGGGGGCTTGGACGGCACTTCCATGGACCTGATTTCCTCAAAGGTCATTTTGCGCCAGCGGTAGGTGGAGTTGGTGTCGACCATTTGCTGGTAGTTGTAGCCGGACGGGTTGATTTGGCCGTCGTAAGTGAGGGGGAAACGACCGTCGGTAGCCAGCCTCTTCTTGTCGGCGCCCTCAATCCTGCGCTGCCATTGGTTGACCACGATGTCGTGCAACTGTTTCCGGTCGAATTTGGTCTCGGCCAGTATATGGAAAACGACATCTTGGCTATGAACTCTCGACAAATTACCCATTTGCAAGCCTTCCATGTCGACCCGGGGTGCGGCCCCGATGACAATGGCTGGAAGCTGGACTCGGTTGGCAGACAGGACATCCCACGCCCCGGAGCCGTTGGGTGACTGGAATTGTGGGTCGGCTGGGTTGAAGCTGTCAAACTGTACAGCCTTGAACCATTGGGCCTCGTCCATATCTAGACGGACATTCTTAAAAGAGAATTGGCAGGCGATTCTGGTGCCGGTGGGGACCGGAGTGTTGAAGATCACCCTCCCCTCGGGATAGTTGATTTTGTATCCGGACACTCCAACATTAGTGTTCGGCCTGAAGGTCCCGCCCACATAGATGCCGCTGATGGGTATCGGCTGGCGGCTGTAATCAACGCCGGATTCGTACACCCAGTTGGAGCGGAAGCCTTCCCAGACTGTCCCGGCCGTATAGCGCGGGTCGCGTGCTGGCCTCAGGACATATGGCTCGGCCCCATGCGAGCCGACGCCGGAAGGATAAATTCCGGACGGAAAGGTGACATTGGTGAAAGCGCCAACGCCCAAAAGGCCCCAGTCGAGGAATTGGTAGCACGACCACTCCAGGAGATCGCTGACGAGGGGATCGCCATAGTTGGTGACGCCGGAAAGGCGGGTGGTGTCGCTCATCACATCACTTCCTTAAGGGTCTTTTCGACAATGGCTTTGATTCTGGGGAGGGCATTGTTGGCCGCTCGGGTGATCCAGTTGTTTTCGGGTTCACCGGCAAACTGGCTGGGTACACGGAAGCTACCACTCTTGATCATGATGGCCTGGCCTGTACGACCGGCATCGCCATAAGCCACTTCGTAATCGGCGATTACAATCGCATTCCCGCTAAATAGTAACCAGTAGAGCCAATTGACCAGATGACCCTTCTCGCTGGTAAACGAGGCAAAGTCCATCGTGACTAGCTCAAACAAAAGATAAGAGGGTAAAATGACGACTTCCAAACCGCCAAAGTCAGTAACCTCACCCTGGCTGGAACGAACTGCTTTGGGGCGGATCACAAAGCCACGAACGACTTCGTTGACAATGGCAGTACGATTAGCGTCTGGGTCCACTAAACCAAAATCGGGCACCAACTCATTGCTGATGCCCCGATACTCACGGCTATTTTCAAGTGATTTCTTTAATGTCTTCTTGCAGGGTCCAGTAGCCTGGTCGATCGCTTTACGAAGACGATAACGAACAACCCGAGCACTAGCTTCAATCAGGCGCTTCCCAAACTCTGCGGGATTGATCTGAATCTCAAACCCGATCACGCCCCGATCCTCGTCCAGGTGGCAGTCCAGAACTTACCCTGGGCGATATTGTTGGTATCGACTGGTTCGCCGTACATTTCGTAGGTCAGGCGAAGGGCGTTGGAAAGATCACTTTGGACGATGATTTTGCGGGTCTGAAGAACATCTGCCAGGTCAGCCATCATTCCTTTAGTTGTGATAACTCCATCTGGCACTTGATATCTTGCTGGCATATTCTGCAAGAACTTTGCCGGGACGGTGCTGACCAGCAGTTTGATACTTCTCGTGATCTCTCTGGAGTGCAACCCTTGTCCGTTGCAGGAGGGGCAGACTGATCCGTTCGGGAAGGGGAGGGGGCCACCCGTGCGCCAATGGTTGGACGATTTCTGTCCGATCTCGTCGTACAGACAATTGGCGCACGGTTCCCACGTTGGGGGATAAACCAGGAGACAGGTCTTCCCCAACTGATCGATGAGATCCGTGATAGCTTGTTCGGCCACCGTGCGGATCTCCTGGTCGATCGAAAAGAGGTAAGCCATTACTCTACCCGGTGTCCGATGAGGTTGACGTCGCCGGTCACACCAGAGCCACCAGCCGACAGCGTGATGATGGCGGCGGTGTTGGGGGAGCAGATCTTGGGCGGATAGAAGTTGACCGACTCAAAGCCTGCGTCGGTGACGGGGGCCTTGTAGACCACATTCCCTGCGCCGTCCTCGATCTTGATGGTGCAACCCGAGGCGGGGGTGGCGTTATAGCCGAAGGACAGGCCGGTGATGAGGTGGTTGCGGCCCGGGCCAGCGGCGGGGAGGGTGATGACTGCGGCGGCATTGAGGCCGGTGGCGTAATCGCCCGAGGAGACGGGCAGGCTGTCCGGCTTGCCATCGTGCCAGGTCAGGTAACGCTGGTCGAGGGACACGCCCACCTTGCCGGTGTTGACGTTGCCGACCAAGTTGGCGCGACGGTCAAGGGTGGTGATCAGGCCGGACGGGTTGCTCTGGGGGACGGCGCAAATGACTGCGGAGCCGTCCTTGATCGGATTGCCTCCGGGCTGGTATGCAATTGCCATGTTAGGACTTCTCCTTAATTCTCATTGGCCAGAAAAGGTGCCCAAGAACAACGCCGACGAGCAAAGGCACCACAGGCTCGCGCTGCGACAAATCGAGAATGACCGTGCTGAAGGTGTAGTCGCTGCCCCACGCCAAGATGGCGAAGAGGTCGTAGCAGGCAATGATCAGGACGATCAAGCCGATCATGATGTAGGTGGGGGTACCCTTCATGCCGACCTCCGTTACCTGATGAATGTTTGGCGACCTTCTGGCACCGGATAGTAGTTCTGGTCGCCATAGCCAGCGAAGATCCGGAAGGGGCTGAGGATGGCTGCCCCGGCCACGACGCCCGCACGACCGGCTTTGTATTCCAGCTTGGCGTCTTCGTAGGCCTTGCAGTAGCCTTCCTTGAGCAGGGCGATCCGCCCCTGGAGCGGTCCCCTCAGGTCGATGGCTGAGGAGCCGTCACGAATCGAGATGCCCTGTCGTACCGCGTTACGGGCCTCGCCGCGCTCGGTGATGCAAGCAGCTTTGAGACAGACAAGATTGATGAAGTTGTCATCCCTTGTGGGGCTGGCCTCGTCACGATCGGTAGGGTCGGGGGTGATGCTGAGAGACTGTACATCGGCTTCGTAAACGAGCGGGAAGTTCAGTTCAGACAGCACAAGCTGGGCAGCGGCACAGATGGTCTGGTACACGCGCTGGTCCGAGAACTGGTACGGGACCGCAAAATCGTTCAGCAGGACCCGCAGTAGGGTTCCCATTTCTGTTTGCCATGCCATCAGCGCACCTCCTACTGGAGATACACCGCAGGCTATTCGACCAGATAGACTGAAATGTGGCCGACAGCCGGGGTCAGGACATGCCCGTTGGACAGGGTGGTGCGGATTTCAAAGGGATGGAAGCCGTTGCCCAGGTAGTACATGGTGGCCCGGGCGATCATGACTTGCAGTTTGCCGTCGACGTAGGAAAGGGGCTTGTAGAAGTCGTGGCGAAATAAAATGATAGCACTTGATGGCTGGGGAGAGTCAACCGTGAAGACCAGCGGGTCGGTGTACCTGTCGACTTTCAGGTCGAAGTCGAGATGGGGGACGGCAAAATCGGGAAGCTGGATCAGCATCAGTTGAAGGGGGCCACGACGCTGAAGATGCCCTTGAGCAGGGTCAACAGGTGATCATTGGCCAGCCGGGTGTTGATCTCAAAGGGCCAGCGCCCACTCCCCATCTGGGCCAGTTCAGCACTGGACAGTTCCAAACGGACGGTATTGTCCGGCAGGACGGGGAGGACCTTGGTGAATCCGGGCTTCTTGGATTTGACCGTCAGGCGAACGACAGCCTCCCCAAGGGGTGGCCAGGCCTCGCTGGTGACATCGATCGACCGCCCCTCGCTGGCAAAGTAGTCGTCGGTCTGACGGAACACGACTGGCGTTCCTTCGTCGGCGACCACCGGAATGCTGAAGGTGGGGACCTTGATGGCGGAGGTCAGGCGCGAGGAGATGGGGGCGTCCACATATTCCAGCAACTCTGGGTTGATGGTCATGAACGCCATTAAGTTGTTGCCAGAAAAGAACTTAACGCCACCCCGAAAGCTGGCCGGGAACTGGTCGTAAGTCCACATGTAGTTGCCCTGGCCAATCTCCACGAATCCGCCAGAGATCAGGCTCCCGACCGGCGTGCCGCTGGGGCTGACAAGTTGAGCGGTAAGGCTCTGGCCCGTCTTGGATACCCCAAGGACAACGCCGATCGTTGCCTTGTACATCAGATAACGCCTTTGGCCTTGGCGATCTTGTCGAGAGCAGCCACGACCAGACCGAAAGCCTGGGCGACATCGGCGTCTTCGGCGGCGAGTTCGTACAGGTTGGGGACGAACAGGTTGGTCTTGATGCTGGAGTTGACTTCAACCTTCTCAACCGAGGTGGTCTCGTTGGTTTCCGGATTGGTCACCGTCTCGTTGTAGACGCGACTTTTCACGAAAATCACATGCAGTTGGACGGGGGAGGTCACCCCATCACCAACCGTGCTGAACTGCTCAATCCGCCACTTGTCGAACACCTTCTCGGCGATCGGGGGGACAACGCTGGGTTCGGTAGCTTCAATCCACTGTGCCATATCAAAAACTCCTAAAAAGGAAAGGTCACCATATAATACACTTCAAACTACAAGCCAAATCGGCTTTTTATTCTGCTGAACATATAAGCGACTTGGTTGTCTGTGAACACGCTGTTGTAAAACCCTAGATGGGTTATGTAAGCGTTCGTCAACGGGTAAGAGGCTAACTGGCTCGATCCCGTGGCCCCACCCCTGGCGATCTGGAGCGTGGAGTGGGTTACGCCTGTCCCGTAAGATTCTGTCCCCTTCTTGACCCCGTCGATGTAGACCGTCTGGGTCTTGGTCGAAAATTTGTAGGTCAGAGTGAACATATGCCAGCCATTGCGGATGCTGGCCGTCGTGGCCCAGTCCAAGCCGCCTCCAGCCCCGTTGTTCGTCCAAGACCGGATGTTCGACCCCGATCCGCCTGTGCCAATAGCAAATCCATTCCAGCTAGTATCCCAGGTTGAAAGAATGCCCTGATTACCGGCATTATTGCTGATGTAATACATCCAGAAGTTCACGCTGAAGTCAGCGTTGTTGGTCAGACCGCAGTTGCCGTAGGCATAGGAGGCGGTGCCGTCAAAGATGAAATAGCCATCGTTGGAGTCGGAATAGGTGGGGTTGCTGACGAAAGTGGCGTCATTCCCGCTGTAGCTCAGGTCATTCCAGGTTCCGCTGTTGGGGCCAAAGTTGGTGGCGTACTGATCCAGAAAAAGAGTCGCCCCCACGCAGTTGAACACATCGGTATTCTGGAAAGTCTGCCCCGTCACATAGGTGCCGTCGATTGCAGACTGTATGGTGTTGTCAGCGATGGTGACCGTGATGATATCGCCGGGAGAAATGGTCACCCCACTCAGGGTGAAGACCACGGCCTCATCGTTGTAGACGGGGTCGGCTGTAGCTAGTGTTAGGGACGCATTGACCGGGGCTGCCGTCGTCGATGTGGTCGTGGTCGGGGTTAGGGTCGTGGTGGTGGTTGTGGTCGGCGTTGTGGTGGTAGTCGTAGTCGAAGTAGTAGTCGTAGTAGTAAAACCACCAGTCGTAGTCGACGTAGTCGTTGTGGTCGTTGGAAACGGCGTACCGGACATGGTGACCTCTTAAACTTTCGTCACCGTCACCGTTATGCCTGAAGTTGTGGGCACAATGGGTGAAGTGAAGGGAATCACCACAGTCGTGGCAGACTTGACAACAGGTTTGGGTGGGGTCCTGGGGGGCGGGGCTGGCGGATTTGTCGTGCTTCTCTTGATCACGCCACTTGAGGTTCCACCAGGATAGACCGTCGGCGGTGTTCCCGACCCCTGGCCAGGACAACCACCGACACCACCCCTCGGCCTTCTCTTACATCGACGAGAAATACCAGCCATTATGCGACCCTCCAGCATGGGTTATTCTGACCAGCAACAAGACCACCGTCGGTCCCGTCGTAAATCAACTCTGCGTAGTCTCGCGGAGCGAGTATGATATCGACAGCTTGCACACAGCAGAACCGATTAGCGACTGCGGAGCTGGTGCTGTTGTGCTTCAGAGTGAGGTTGGCCGTTCCGACATTGTAAATACGCATCATTCGGCCATCGATATGGCTACCGCTCGGGGGTGCAACCCCAGTCAGGTTGCAGGCTGTCGTACAGTTCAACCTTTGGAAAGCCGAACCGTTTAGAACTAGGTCGTTGGTTGCCGTAGAAATGTTGGTGGTGTTGCTCTTATAGGCGAGCGAACCACCTCCAGTAGACCCGTTGGTTACCGTGAGAATTCCGACATTGTCGCGTCGTAAGCCAACATCGCCGTACCAAGCAATATGGCCGTCTTGGCGCATCCAAATGTAATTGATGTTGTCTGTGGAAGTGCCGTTGCTGGAACCTAAATAGGTTGAGGTTCCGTTGGTGGCCCTCATCATTGCGCCAGAGATCAAGAAATTTCCAATAGTTGCAGCACCACACCACAATGCCTTGCTTGGCAGATAGACATTGTGGTTAATTTGAATGTTGGTCGAAGAATCGGCTATGCCCGTTAAAGAAAAGACTACTTGAGTAGAAGATACAGCCACGGACATGTACTGGCCGGTGTTGGAGGGATTAACGAATCGAATCGACCCGTCTCCTCCGGAGGTCGCCTGTGCGCCAGGCTGCAAAATGATGGAGCCACCAGCGCCGGAAGTGACACCGCTGCCAGCAGTAATTGAAATAGAGTTTCCGGCACCAGTGCCGCCGACAGGTGGAAGGGCAGTTAGGCTGTTGGGAACATACGACTGAATACCAGATAAGCCTGTGAGTCCTGTTGAAGTACCCGTACCTGAATAAAGCGTAGGCTTGGTTGGCCCGTGGTAGCGAATAATAAGAGAAACTTGATGAGTTGATGTGCCTTTTGTGCGACGAAGCCTGAAACGTCCATCGTAAGCGCCAGGAGAGCGAATAACTTCAAGCTCAAAATCAGAAGCCGAAGGACTATAAGGACTTTGGAAAAAGGGCTGAATAGTCCCCTGCATTGTCGAGAAAGTAGCAGCAAATTTGTAAACCTTAATCAGATGTTGATAAGCAGGCTGGCGACCAACCGCAACAATTTCAAAGTAGTCACAATCTTCTGGGGCCTGACAAATTTCAACAAAATCTCCGACAACATTTGGCAAAGTCCTAAGGGCATAGATTTGCCGGAAGCCAGTCTGATCAAATTGATTTGAAGAAATGAAACCGTTTGTGGTAAAATCACCGTCAGGATCGATATTCGCAAGGACGCTTCCAGCTGAATTCTGCCACTCCTGCAAATTTGCCGACTGCGAGGCTGCGCCTTTTACAATGAGACCCTTGGTGGCAGCCGCAGCCGTATCGACCTGTAGTTTCGCTCCGGCAGAAGTACTGCCGATTGCAACCCATCCGCTGTTGGGCTGAAGAGCTAGGTTTAGGCCACCAATAGAATTTTCATATGCCTGGATAAAGGCGTAATTGCCGGTATGAACGCCAGCGGTCAGGCGGAATCGGTCGTTGGTGCTGGCCCGCTTGATCATCAGCTGGCCGGTCAGTTGACTGGAGGCGTCGGAGGTGATGTCAAGACCCGGCGACGTAGAGACGGGGGAGGTGCCGCCAATGCAGACGGCTCCGCCGTTGGCTTGCAGGATGACATTGCCGAAGTTGGAGCCGTAGGCTCCGGCGAAGCCGGTCCCACCTTGAATGAACACCCGTCCGCCGGTCTTCCCGGCGGTGTTATCTGACTTCCCGCCCAGCAACATAATGTCGCGACCAGCACCGGCATTCTGATCAGCCGGAGTCTGACCACCCGCTCCCGTAGGCATCAAGACAACACGACCCGTGTAATACTCGCCAAACTGGACAATGTTCGTGGTGCCTGTGGCGTAAGTGGCCGTTCCACCGTTGCCGCCATCGGTAAATATCGCAGTAATGCGAGCGTGGGTTTGAGTATCTGGCTCGTAGGTTGGCCAAGCCGCAATTGCTGTAGACACAGCTGTTGTAGCTCTAGTCACATGAAGAGGTGCGGCCGGACCCGAAGGGTAATAAGTAACATTGGGCACACCGATAGCGAGATCGCCGGTCGGGTCAACATAAACCAGGTTGGTGCCCGAATTATTCTGGACTTCAAGGATGTTTGCCGTCGGCGAAGCCGCCGCCTTTACGACAAGCCCTTTTGTGCTTGCCGATGTCGGCGCAATTACAACTTGGCCTGCGGCTGCGCTGGTCTGGCCAAATGACATGCCATCAAGCACATAGTTATTTGATCCGCCACCGCCCGAGTAGGCGTAAAGCCTACAACGAACAGTACCACTATGAGAAAGATCAAGAATACCGAATTCATTGCCGCCTGTTGTCCCAGTATTAGACTGGCTGCTGCCAGTTCCTAAGACTGCAACAAGCTGAGAAGAATTGATAGTGCCATCTGGAGACTTGTAAATATTTATTGTTGAATCTGCGCCGTTAGCAGCAACCGTAAGCTTTTTGTTGGGAGCAGTTGTACCAATTCCAAAATACCCACCGCTGCTAAGGTAAAGAGAGTTGTCGGGGGCGTTAAGATTGTAACGGAATTTGTAACCAGTAGTTCCTTGATTTGAAGCTAAAATACCATCTGTCGCATCATTTATAAAATAAGCGTATGCTGCACCAACTTGAATAGTTAAGGCGATTGAACCTGTGGCGTTGTATAGGTGAAGTTTGCTATTGGGGCTGGCAGTACCAATACCAACATTTGTACCATTGTCGTAGATAATGCTGTTGCCAGCCGTAGTGCTACCCGTGAACTTCACGATGTAGTTGGTAGTTCCCGACCCGGCCAGTCCGGTGGCGGTTGACCAGGAAAGGGTTCCACTCCCGTTAGTCGTCAGCACCTGACCGTTGGTCCCATCGGCTGTAGGCATGTTATACGGGTACATTTCCCCGTGAACCCGCCACTTCGTCGATGTACCGTCGTAGGTGCATTGGACGATGCGGTTGGGGCCGAGAACGATGTCGCCGCCGTTTTCGTTGATAAACTGATTGCCAGCTACGCTGGATTGACTGTGTTTGAGCGTGATATTAAAGGAACCGACATTGTGGAGCCAGATTACGCGCCCGTCAACGTGAGAAGCCGTGGCTGGTGGAGCAATACCAGTCAGGGTGTAAGCAGCAGAAGCCGACAAGCGTTGAATAGCAGAACTATTTAAAACAAGGTCATTCGTGTTAGCAGCGAGAGTTGTCGGGGTAGCAGCTGGATAAGCTATTGAGCCGCCAGATGAATCCGCATTGTCATAAAGCTGCAAAATACCGGCTGGATTGTTGCCGGGAATTCTAAGGATTGCTCCGCTTTGACCATTAAGATTGATCATCCGAGTAGCAAACCAACTATTCACATAATTGGAAGCAGATCCTGGCCTAATCCAAACATCTCCAGTTCCAGACCTCAACTGTACCGCAGTTCCTTCGGAATACACAGAAGCCAAATTATCAATATCGCCAGCGGTTAATTTAAGTCTTTGACTGGTAAAATCACTGCGTCGAAGAAACAAACCTGGATTTGTTCCTACAGGAACATCAAAATAAATATTTCCAGATGTATCCTTATTCGCAAAATAAGTATGGGTGCCGTCATGATAAATTTGTAGTTCGTCAGTACCAGCGGTGCCGCCAGGTTGCCTAACAACAACCACCCCATTTCCACCTGTCGTCGCCTGTTGGCCAGGCTGCAAAATAATGCTGCCGCCCGCCCCGCTCGTCAAGCCGTCAGCGGCACGAATAGTGACGCTGTTGCCTGACCCGGCCACCGTCCTTGGCACACCATATAGGGTATTGCTGTATGTGGTCCCCCCCAAAGGTGCCAGCCTCACCAATCCCGACGCATCAACATCAATCATCGGCACGCCCGAGACATCGTTGACGGAGAAGATCGTGCCGGAGGTGAGGTTGGGGGTGATGCTGAACAACTGCCCCGCCGTCCCCTCAAAGGACAGGGTGGAGTCGTCTAGGACTTTCAGGGTGATCGTCGACGCAGAAGCGCCCTTGCCTGTGAAGTCAATCTTGCCCTGGGTAGTCGAGCTATTCTTGTTGGGCGTAATCAGGATATCTTGTGGCATGGCTTTATCTCCTACCTATCTTACAGGCTATAGCGGTTCCTATGGGCGTGTAAATGCTTGCGAATCGTGTCGGGAGTCAGGGCGAAGTTATATACCTTGATTTGGTAAATGTGGCCGTTGAAAGGTTCAGCCCCACCGTTGACGTCTGCGCCAACTCGCCAGTTAATGTTGGAAACGACGGAGGCCGTGTTGGGGCCGCCGTTGGTGACATACTGGACACCATCAAAATAGGAATTAAAATAGCCACTGCTATCTCTTGTTACCAAAATATGGTGAGTCCCGTTGATTATTGAGTAGTTGGACGTTGTGATGTAGCCCGTCGAGGCGTTGAGCCAGATGCCCCCGCCAAACAACCAAATACTGTTACTGTTATAGCCAGGCCCGTAATTGTTGATGATGGTTCCCGTGCCCGCAGCGTTGTAATAGAAGGCTTCAAAGGTGAAAGGGCCGGAGCCAGCAAATACATTGTTGACGGCGAAATCGCCGTAGGCGTTGGAGCCGTTAAAGACAATCCCACCGCCCTTAGTCGAAGTAAACGAGCAGTTGGCATTGAGGGTGACGTTCCGACCGTTGCCGCTCAGGTCGTACCAGATCGAACCGCTGCCGGGGTAAGAGCGTTTATTGCCCGCATCCAACGACAACAGCAGACCCGTTCCCGTGTTGTTCGGCCCACCATGAACACTCATAGGCCGAACCTCCCGCGTAGGGCATTGAAGTTTTGCAGCAACTCCGCTTGCGTCAAAACCCGGTTGTAAATAAGCCCCTGGGCAATATTCCCATTAAGGATTTGAGACGCCCCGTTAGTCCCGGCCCCCAAAGTCACCGGAATAGCATGAGAAGAATGTGCTACTGAGGCGGTCTTAACCAAGACACCATCTAAATACACATTGGCATTGTTTGTGGCGCCTACATTTGTGGTCGTAAAGGTCATAGCCACATTATGCCAAGCATTATCGCCAATAGTTTTACCTGTTCCTTGCGCGCCATAAGTTGTCCAGCTATATGTAATCAGCTGGTTGTCCAACACAAACAAAGCCCAAGCATTTTGTTTTAAAATTATTCCCCTATAGCTGGTATTTCCAGAAGAAGACGCTTTAACCCAGGCAGAAATTGTTCCTTGGTAAATTTGTAAATTTGCAGCATTTCCACAATCGACATATGTGTTGCTGCCATTAAAGGTCAAGCTACCGCCATTAGCCGAAGAAAAACTGGGGCTGTTAACCAAAGTTCCGTTGTTGGAATTGCCACTCAAGTCAGTAAAAGTAGATCCACTACCGGCATAGCTTGCTGGATTGCCTGCGTCCAAACTAAGAACCAGTCCGCTAGTGACTAGTGGCGAGGAATAAAAGGCATCAAACCTACCTCTGCCTGCTGCGTAATTCTTTGCGATGGTTTCAGCAGTAACAGCAGAGTGCTGAATAATCAGATTGGAAAGATAACCATTAAACAACAAAGAAGAATAATCATATGAATATTTAGCTATCATCAAATTTTGAGTTGAAACACCTATAGTTGCAGTATATGTGTTTTGGCCAATTAATACATTATTTAAATAAACTTTAAGATTGTTTGTGCCAGATCCGCTTCTAGTTATACATACATGATGCCAAGTGTTTATGGCCAGAGACTGAACATTAACGACATTATCGTCTAAAGCCAGTACGCCTGGACTTCCAGAAATCCCACTAAAAAGTTGAAATCCTCTAGTTGTACCAAATTCCACCCAAAAACCAAGATTTGCTCCAGTATTATTGGCTGAGCTTATCACATTTTGATAAGTATTGTAGGTTTTAAAATTAACCCAAAAAGAAATAGTGAAGTCGCCAGTAAAGACTGGGGCGTAACTGCTAGTTGCGTGGTCGTCCACGCCGTCAAAATACATACTGCCAAGGTAGCCGTAACTTTCATAAGGACCGTTTACCAATGTAAAGTTTCTACCGTTGTCACTTAGATCAGACCAAGTGGTGCCAGAACCTGCGTAGCTTCTGGGATTAGCTGCATCCAAGTAAAGCTGGAGGTTGCTTAAATCAATGCTGGGCGAATGTCCAAGTCCCATTAGAGTCCAAACCTCCCACGCACAGCATTGTAATTTTTCAATATTTCATCGTCACTCAAGGCGCGGTTATACATACGCACGATGGCGATTCGCCCTGAAAAATACCGAGGTATCCAACTGGCACCACCAAGGATGATGGGATTGGCCGTGTTGGGAATAGTGGCTGGCATGTTGCCGCCGATGGAGCTGGCGCCCTTGTAAACACCGTTGGTATAAAGCTTCATGGTTGTGCTGGGGAGGGTCTGAAGAACGACCTGATTCCAAGCGTTCATGGTCGCCGCCCCGGCAATATCACCGTAGCGATCTGCGGCAGGAGATGACCAATCAAAATAAACGCTTCCGGTTGCGCTAACATAAAGCCTTGGGTTGTCTGGCGTTGCCCCGGAATCCGAGGTGCCACGACTGAAAAACTCCCCGACCCCAGTCGGATAAAACCAGATTTCGTGCGTGCATCCAGTCGGGGTATCCAGCGAGGCCGAATACGGTATGGAAACATAAGTCGAGGACGCACTCGTAAAAGTCAGATAGCCGCCGTTCCCAGCGTTGTAGGATGGGCTGTTGGTGAGCGTGCCATTGTTGCCCTGTCCGCTGATGTCGTTGATGGTGGTGCCCGACCCAGGGTAAGAACGGGGATTGCCTGCGTCAACGCACAGAATCAGCCCAGAGTTTGTTATCGAGGGATTATAAGCTGTTCCCATCGATTTCCACCTCCAGCTTAGCGATGTCCTTGCGTGTGCCGTACACGATGAAATCACAACAAATCTCACGGTCGGACTCGACGGTCACCTTCTCTGCGTTGGCGTCGACAACAAACAGGTTGGGCTGGGGGCGCTTGCGCGGGGTCAAGTTAACTGTGATGCTCTCGGGATCGACCAGGTCTTTCCAATAGTCCGGTAGGACTATCTCGTTGTCACCCGTCAGGGTGCCTCTAAAGTAGACGCCATTCTCTGGACCTTCCAATGAGGCATAGCGCAGCTTCTTGCCTTCGGCGGCCTTGGCAGGGGTGGGGTGATCGATCAAGAAGCTCTTGCTGACAGCGAAGAAGTTGCCGTTGGCATCCATGTAAGCAAGTGCTGTTCCAGAATTATTGCGCCATTCTTGTAAATTTCCAGTTTGAGTTGAGGCCCCAGCAACGACCAAACCAATTTTATTAGCTGCTGGAACATTAACTTGAAGGGTGGAGTCCGCTGTGACGAGAGTCCCAGCTCCAACAGATATCGCTGGCCCAGAACCATTAAAAGAAATAATGCCAGCCGTGGATCTTTGAATATTCCAAGCTCTCAAATACATGTCTTGAACAGCGATAGTATTTGCAGCTTCAACTGTACCATTATCGTAAATTTTCATTACGACGCTGGAACCACTCGCAAACCAAAAACCTGGATTTCCTGCAATAGGGTTCCACTTTATTACTGGACTCGTAGAAGAACCGTTATTGAAATAAAGATCGGGGGTAGAGACTGTGCCACCACCAGAGCTGGTGACAATCCTGCCGTTGTTGTCGATATAAGTAAGAACCGCACTACTGCTGTTTTGCCATTCTTGAAGATTAGCCGTCTGAGAAGCAGACCCTCTGACGATGAGACCTTTGCGGGCAGCACCCGTGCCACCAGTTGTATCAGGTCCAGTTGTAACTAGGAGCTTAGGGCCATTTGTTTGATCGCCACCAGCATTGCCCAGCACAACATTGCCGCCAGGCGTAATCATTAGTCTGGTCGTTCCATCCCAGACATAATCGACGATTCGGAAATATCCGTTGCTTGAATCGTGGCCAGTAGCCCAGCGCGTGGTGGTGTTGGTTGAATAATAAGTGTATGCGCTGGTCGTTGTTGCAACCGTTAGGTTGCCACCGGAATCAATATTTGTCAGTACTGTGCCAGCACTGTTTTGAACTTCTAGCAGATTAGCTGTCTGCGAAGCAGCGGCTTTGAGTAGCAGGCCCTTGGTGCCGGTAGCACCAGTATCGACCTGGAGTCTCGCCCCTGGCGAGACATTACCAATACCCACATTGCCCGCAGACGAAAAATAAGCCGTAGTAACCGAGTTGCCAGAACCTGTGTTGATATGGAAGTTCGTGTTGTTGGTTTTAAGAACAACATCACCAGCAATTGTCTGACTGCCATAATTAGCGTTTGCGCCAGCGTAACCTAAAACTACCTTGTTGGTTCCAGCCGCATAGACCCCGATGCCGCCGTATCCAGAAGTGACATTGGCGACGATGTTTGCGTCAACACTAGCAGCATCAACTTGAAGTTTGAAGCTGGGCGAAGTCGTACCGATTCCCACATTACCAGATGAATCAATCCTCATCCTTTCGGTGTTGTTGGTATAGAAGGTCATACCAATGGGGGTGGAAGTTCCCCCTTGATTTAGTCTAAGCTCACCTGTTCCAGAGGTATTGTTTATTTCAAATACATAACGATCATTACCGCTCGTGGACTTAAAGCCCATCGTGCAGTATTCACCGTCACCGGAACCGCGCTGGAACCCTATTTTGCCAGCGGCTGCACCGATTGAAAGGTTGTTGGACGGCGAAGCCGTCCCGATACCAACATAACCCGTTGTATCAATCGTCAATTTTTGGGTTAAGCCGCCACCCGAATCTCTAGTGATAATTTGGAACTTACCCTGTGGCACACCAAGAGTAGTGTGGGTGAGATTGTTAAAACCAATAGCCCCGACGCCATAAAGGGTTGAGTTGGTAGTAGCTGTCGCAAAACTAACAGCAATTCCATTTCCAGCCGTTGTGTTGCTATTGTTTACCGACAGACCAATCGTTGCGTTGGCTCCCGACTCCAAATTTGAAGCCGAATTGGTAATAGCACGAATAGGCTCGTAAGTATTTGCGCCAACAACATCAAGGCGGCCAAGCGGGTTTGTGGTGCCGATGCCAACATCTACGCCATCGTCATAGACGATGCTGTTACCGAGCGTCTGCTGGCTCGTGAACTTCGGCAGGTAGCCGGAGGTGCCGGAGATGCCGAAGGGTTGGCCGATGGGGCCGAACTGAACCGAGTTCAAAGAACTCGACAAAGTATGGAAAGAAGAATCAAGATAAAGTGGATTGCCAACTGATCTTGCTACTGTTCGCTGTAGTACGCCATCTTTCCAATAACGAACATTTGTACCATCATAAGTAATCGACAACACGGTAGAGGTCGTGTAACTACCATAAGTTGCAATCTGGGCATTGTTTTCCCAAATCGCCAAAACTCCACCTTGCTGAACATACCACGCATAATCTAAAGAGCTATAAACAGCATCTGTTGTCGGGTCACTATTAAGCCCGAACATAATATAACCAGTCGTTTGCGAGGCTTGCGCCGAGCAATAAACATTTTTAATATAGCCTTCTGATGAATATACTTGAGCATTCCAATCGGTAGTACCACTACTTTTAGTGTAAGTTCCGGCGCTCGGGGAAGTAACACCCCCAGTCATATTCGGCGTCCAGTAATTATTGCCAAATATTTGAGTAGCCGAATCAACCGTTCCGTAAGAAGTGTATGAGGAACCAAAAAAAGCCCCAGTCGGGCTGACGGAGGCCACGACGGCACCCGTGCTGTCTTGCCACTCGGTGAGGTTTGCGCTTTGCGAGGCTGCGCCCTTAACAATCAGACCTTTGGTCGCCGCCACCGTAGTGATTTGAAGCAGACCGCCAGGGCTAGCTTCGTTGATGCCGATCAAGCCATCATGCTTGATGCGCATCCGTTCAAAACTTGCGTCATTAGATGTGTTAGCCGTATAGAAAATTATCGGCTGATTTGCTGTAGCGCATTGAATTTGCATTCCGTTATTGGCCCAAAAGCCAATGCGTGCGCCGTACTGATTACCCGATGTCTGAAACCTAATGATTGGTGCGCTGGTTTCGTAGATATTTACTTTATCAGAAAGATTTGTAGCCGTACCGATACCGACATTCGTCCCGTTGTCGAATATGAGACTGTTGCCAAGCGTGGAAGCCCCCGTGAACTTGGCGATGTAATTGGTCGTGCCGCTTGCGGTAGCACCAGCACTTACAGTTGCCCACGAAAGACTTCCGCTGCCGTTGGTGGTCAGAACCTGGCCGTTGGTGCCATCGGCGGTGGGGAAAACATACGGATAATTTTCGCCTGTTGCACGCCAACGAGAAGAGGTGCCGTCATAGACCAACTGGGCATACCTACCCGGCCCAATAATTAAGTCCCCACCCGTTTCTGTTAATAAACGATTGCCAGCCGTGCTTGAGGCGTTATCATGCTTCAGGGTAATATTAAAAGTGCCGACATTGTACAGCCAAAAAACACGCCCGTCAGTGTGAATCCAGGTAGGAGTACCACTACCACCAGCCGTTGACGCCGGAGCAATGCCGGTGATGATGGTGGCCGCTGTGGCATTCAACCTTTGAAAAGCGGAATGTCCAGAAAGGTTAAGGTCGTTGTAAGATGTGTTGACTGTCGTGGTTGACGAACGGTAGGCCCATGCACCGCCGCCGGTACTACCATCGGTCAATTGCAGGGTAGCACGGCGTCCGTTGGTGTTGTCGCCACCATAAATAAGACCGAAGTTGGCGGCACCTTTAATGTGCGACCAACCAACCCTCATGTTAAAGCCCTGACCCCAGTTCATGCCAGAATAGTCAATTGCCCAGCTATAACTATCATTGGTTTGACCGTCAGCATTAATTTGATCGGATGAGGCAATATCTGTGGCATAAATGACTCCAGCGGTCATGTTGCCCCGTGCGTTGTTGGCGGTGGGCCTTAAAGCAATATGCGAGCCGCCTACTTGAAGAACGCCATCCTTGTTGATGATGCTGCCTTTGCCACCATCGTGCGACAACTGGATTTCGTCAGTCCCAGCAACGCCGCTAGGCTGGCGAACGATCACTAAACCATTTCCGCCCGTCGTTACCTGAGCGCCAGGCTGGATAATGATGTGGCCACCAGCCCCGCTGGTGTTGGCATTACCGGCTTTAATCTGGACATCATCGCCCGCCCCCGAAATGGCCTTGTCCTGGGCGGCTATTACTCTAGTTGCCATTTGTCAAACTCCAGATTAAACCATGCCGCTTGAGGGGCCACCGCTGCCGCCACCGCCACCACCGCTAGCTCCAGGGGTGCCGATGCGAACCAGCGAGACTTTGGACTGCCAGTAAATGGTCTTGTTGGCTTCGCCAGTACAGGCGATTTTCAAAGCGTTATTGCTGGTGTCTGCTGTGACTGTCGTCGCCCAGTTCGCCGCCCCCGTGTCGCGAGCATCAATATCCTGCGATGTCGATCCGACCATGGAGGTTGTGCCGCCGGAAGAACGCTTGATCACCCCAGTAAATCGGGTAGCAAAGCTATCACCTACCGTACCCGAAGTACCCCCCGTTTGAGTCCCGAGAACTTTAGCTTCGTAGTACCAGGCTTCGCCATTAGAAAGACCCATGCGGGTGGTGGACCCATCCAGGAAAAGATCAACAGGCGTGGCCGATGTCGAGGTGTTGTAGGGGAAGACATCCGTATGCTTGTTATTGTTGCTGCCAATCCAGGTGTCAATCTGCCGAACAGGCGTACCCGAGGCTCCCAAGCCGATGTAGTTGTTCGCCGAAGGCGTGATCTGGCTGACATTGATCCCGCTCGCAAAAGTCTTGACGCCATTGACCGTCTGCGCTGTGTTCAGCGTGACATAGGTCGAGGACAGGTCGGGGATATCGGAAGCCGAAAGCGTGCCCGCCGACAGCGTGGTGCCATCGCTCTTCAGGATACCCGAGGCGAAGCTGGTCTGACCCGTACCACCGTTGGAGATGGGCAGCGTGCCGGTGACAGCCGAGGTGCTGGCTAGGTTGATGGCCCCGAAGGCGGGCGCACCACCAGCGGAGGGGACGCGCAAAACTTGGTTGGCCGTGCCTGCCGAAGTAGCCTGAATGGCCGAGGTGCCATTGCCCAACAGGACACCGTTGCTGGTGAGAGTGGTAGCACCAGTACCACCATTGCTAACACCAAGTGTACCAGAGATATCTCCTGCTGGCACAGTCGAAGAAGCCGTCAGGGCGCTGGCCCCGTTGGCTTTCACATAGCCGGTCAGCGTGGAAAAGATCGGCGACGAGGAAAAGGTCTTCGTGCCCGAAATCGTCTGGCTACCCGCCAGGGTCACATAGGTGGCCGACAGATCGGGAATATCGCCGGAGGAAAGGGTGGCGTAGCTGAGGGTTGAGCCGTTCCCCTTCAGGAAGCCGGTGCCGACCGTCGTGAGGCCCGTGCCACCGTTGGCCGTGGTGACCGGGGTAATCAGGGCGATGGTGTTGCCCGATTTGGTCAGGCCCGTCCCGGCGGTGATCTGGCCTGCGCCGGAGAACTGGGACCAAGTCAGGGCGGTGGTGCCAAGAACATATGTGCCAGCAGGCTGCTGCAATACCCAGCCCGTGGTGGCGTAGGTGTTGCCTTCCTCAACGAACACAAACGCCCCGCCGTTCAGCTTGGTGACGCTGTCGGCGTCGGTGGCTCTCGTCATGGCCGAGGCGGCACCGTTCCACACATAGATGCCGTTCTGGCTGGCGGTGGACTGATCCTTGACCAGCACCCGGTCGCCCGAGACCATGGTCACACCGTCAATGGTGCTGCCAGGCGAGGACAGGTTCAGGTTGGTCGTGGTGGCGACATGGACAGAGTTCTTCGGGTCCAGTCCCTGGCTGACGCTGTCGACATAGTCCTTGTTGGCTGCGTCGGTGGCGTTGGTGGGAGTCGCAAGATTGATGATCTTCTGGCTGTTGAGATTGACCGAGGCGGTGGGAACCGCCATCTGATCCAGCCTGCTCGTCCTGACCTGCGTGTCAAAATCGCTGATCTTGGACGCAGTCAAAGTGGGGATGTCGGAAGCCTGGAGCGACACAAAGCTCAGGACACCCAGACCGTTGGTGATGATCAGCTGGCGATTGCTGCCGTCCGAAGCTGGCAGCGTGAAAGTCGTCGACCCAGAAGAGGGAGCCTTGAGTGTGACTGACCCGGCTGGACTCTTGTCAAAATTAATTGGCACGGCGCACCTCGACTGTCTTGACGGCTGCCACCCAACGAATGGACTTGGATGACTCGCCGGTTACCTGAATGCTGATCGCCCCATTGGTTGCGTCCGTGACGACGGAAACATCCCAAGGAACCTCGGACTTGGATATGCTGGTCTTGCTGACGCCGCCGATGAGGATGTCCACCGTAGCCGCCCCGGTATTCCGGAAGGCCACGCCCTCAAAGCGAAACGCGGCCCTCTCCCCGATAGCATCTTCGCGCTGTGCGCTAACAAGAATATCAAAGAGATAGGTTGCGTTATCAGGTAATACAACCTGATTGCTGCCAGTCACCGCCTGCCCGTCCGTAGTCAACTTTTCCAGGGCGGCTGATTGGGTCAGCTTGTGGACGACATAGAGGCCGCACCGCGTGTTGGTTGATCCGGTCAGGAGAGGGCCTTGCACTCGCAGGTCCGATCCATTGGTAAATACACCTGTGGCTCCCGCAAGGAAGCCCGCGGAGGCATATTGGACGGCCCCGTCTGCTCCCTGCGCCCCGGAAGAACCCGCACTGCCGCCCGAAACGACCCAGCGGGATGCCGTTGAGTCATAAGTCAAGTCCAGGCTTGTACTTGCGGGGACTATCGTGGCGGATGTGTTCAGCTTCAGGCGATTTTCGGTGACGCTGCCGGTATCGTTGTTGACCAGCACGAGATTGGCGGTGCCGACATTGAACAGGCTGACCTTCCTGCCGTCGGCGTGGGAGCCGCTGGTGGGGGCGGCGATGCCGGTCAGAGTCGTGGCCGAGGTGACATTCAGCCGGACGAACGAAGCGGCTTCAATCGCAAGATTGTTGGCGTTCCCGCCTGCCAGAGTGAGCGTGGTGGACGGCGACGAGAAAGAGCCACCCCCTGTCGAGCCATTGGTGACCTTCAGGATGCCCTTGACCGCCCGCTCAATGCCGACATCGGGGGCACCGGAGCCGGAGGTCGCCAGCGTGGAAACCTTGCGGGGCCAGAGCAGCTTCGGGTTGACGACATCGAACGAGGAGAAATCTTCCTGGAAGACCCCCTGTGAGCCGTTGACGAACAGGCCGTTGGAGATGAGGGGGCCGACAATGACGGTGGCGGGGCCGGACGAGAGACTCTGGCCGATGTGGACCGAGCAGAGGGTGGAGGTGCCGCTCTGGAGGAGGATCGATTTGCCCGAACCTGTCTGGCCAGACACCAGCAGAACCTTGTCGGTGTCGAAGGCGAAGTAGAAGTCGGCATTGGTGGGGGAGGTGCCACCGGAGGCGACGAAGTAAACCCGCCCGTAGTAGTCGGACGGGGCGTTGCCGGGTCCACCGGCCTTCTTGCCGGGAACCAGCAGGATGTGTCCGCCCGATCCCGTGACCGTCCTTTCGGGGCCGATGATGGGCAGGGAATTGCCGCCCGTGTCCACCGACTGGTCGAGGCCGTTGCGGATCAACTGGTAGAGTCTGGAGCGGGTCGCTGGTCCGCTGGTGATCGTCGAGACCACCCAGTCGTTGTTGACTGGTGTGCGGTCGCCCAGCTGGTCGATTCTTTTAGCCATTAGGCCGTGACCTCCGTGATTTTGGCGGTAGCGACCCACCGGATGGTCTTGGCAGCCTGGCCCGTGACGGTGACAGCCAGTCGTCCGTTCGTGGAGTCGGCGGTCACATTGCAATCCCAGGCATCGGTCGTCTTCGCCACCGTGGTCTTGCCGACGGTCCCGACAATGGCGGTCGTGCCTGCGGTGGCATCGCGGGAAACACAGCCCGAAAAATGCCACGCCCCATGCTCGCCGGTCGTGTCCGTCCTGCGGGCCACCACCTGGATGTCGAAATGGAAGGTGGCGTTGTTGGGGAGGACGAAGGTGTTGGAGTTGGAGGCGGTCGTGCCATCCAGCGACAACTCGGCGGGTGTGGCCGTCGTGGTGGAGGAACGCAGGATGCCAACTCGATACTGGGCGTCTCCCGTCGCCGCAAAATTGCCGTTCGCATAGGCATTGCAGGTGACGGAGCGGGCTGTCGCCCCGGTGCCGACGACCAGAAGGCCGTACTGGTTGAACGGAACGAGTCTGAGGACGGTGCCCGATTCATTCTTCGTGAACAGGACGCCGTCTGCTGTGTTGATCGCCAACTCGCCGGTCGACAGAGAACCCGCAGCGGGGGACACCCCCGCCGAGGTGTTTCTCTTCAGCCGGATCAGGTTGGGCATTAGAACGAGCCGCCGTCAAGGGTGCTGTTAGGGTCGAGATAGTCTGTGCCAGCGACAGCCGCCGAAATGGCGGATGTGCCGTTCCCCTTGAGAATACCCGTCAGGGTGGTGGCTCCCGTACCGCCGTTGGCCACGGCGACCGTGCCGGTCACATTGGCTGCGTTGCCGCTGATGTTGCCGGAGATATCCGAGCCGGGGATGGTGGAGACACCCGTGAAGGCCGATGTGCCATTGCCCTTGAGGTAGCCGGTCAGGGTCGTCGCGCCCGTGCCACCGTAGGACACGGAAATGGTCGTGCCGTTCCAGGTGCCCGTGGCGACGGTGCCCAGCGTGGTGATCGTGTTCTGGCCAGCGTAGGTGCTGGCGATATCGATGGAGTCGGCGTTGACGGTGATGCGGTTGGCGGTCCCGACGACATCGACGGTGTTGCCGGTCTTCGTCAAGCCTGCGCCCGCCGTGATCTGGCCGGTGCCGCTGAACTGCACGAAGGTCAGGCTGCTGGTGCCGAGGACATACGACCCGGTCGGCTTCTGCAAGACATAGCCGTTGTTGGCGTCCGAGCCTTCCTCGACGAACACGAACGCGCCAGCGGTCAGGTTGCTGGTTGAGTTGGCGTCGGTGGCCCGGGTCATGGCGGCTGCCGACCCGTTGAAGACATAGATGCCGTTCTGGGCGGGGGCGGTCTGGGTTTTCACCAGCACACGGTCGCCGGACACCATCGTGATGCCGTCGATGGTCGAACCGGGCGACGACAGGTTGAGGTTGGTCTGCGTGGCGACCCGGACGGAACCCTTGGGGTCCAGCCCCTGGGCGGTCGAGTCGACATAGTTCTTGGTGGCGGCGTCCTGGGCGTTGGTGGGGTCGGCCAGGCTGGTGATCTTCTGGCTGTTCAGACTGAGCGCCGAAGAGGGCGCAGACATCTGATCCAGGCGGGAGGTGCGGACCTGGGTGTCGAAGTCGGAGATCTTGGAGGCCGTCAGCGTGGGGATGTCGGAGGCGGCGAGCGTGGTGGCCGAGGTGATCAGGCCCTTGCTGTTGACGGTGACCTTCGTGTAGGTGCCAGCCGTCACGCCGGAGTTGGCCAGCGTCAGGGTGATGGAAGTCGTGCCCGAGCCGGTCGCATCGCCGAAGACATTGATCGTCTGGTTGTCGGTGATGTAGCCCTGGTTGCGAACCCAGGCGGTCGTGGCGACCTTCGTGCTGTTGTCGTTGGCGGTGACCGTCAGGGCGGTGGTGGTACCCTGGAAGTCCAGCGTCCCGGTGAAGTTGATGGCCCGCCCGAGGTTGACCGTCCCGGCCCCGGACAACGCCAGGAAGGCCCCTTCGCCCGCAATGGCGATGACGGAACCGGAAGTGCCGCCCGCCCCGCCTGTCCCGTAGCCGTAGTAGAGTGTCTTGTCGACTTCGTTGAAGGCCAACTCGGCGTTGTACAGGGATGACGGGGCACCGGTCGCCCCCGAAGTCCTACGCTTGATCCTGATCGTGTTCGCCATTACCAGTTGCCTCCGTCAAGAATGTGTTCGTTCGTCCACTTCTGGTCGCCAGAGCGGTACATGAGGACGTCATTGCCAGACGGGGCCACCACCTGAACGTCCGTTAAGCCAGAAAGGGTCCTGCCAACCGGGGGGATGAGCGGCAGGAGATCGGCAGGGGTAAACTTGCCGGAGGAGGCGTCAAAGTAAACGACTTGTCCGGACTGCGGGACGCCAGTAAAGTCGTCCTGGTCCTGGATTCGGGTGACGATCCGGTAGGCGTTCATCTGTATCCTCCACCGGAATTTACACCTTATAAAGCACAAGGGCAGCCTTGCGGCTGCCCTCGCGTGAGTTGCTTTGTCGGGCTTCCTATTACAGGGCGCCCAGCAGAACCCGGCGGTTGTCGAGGATCGAGAAACCGTACTCACCGAAGCCATAGAAGCCAGCGCGACGCTGACGATGGAAGGTGGGGTCCTCGAACACTTCGATTTCCTGGCGCCACGGCATCACGAAGGAGTCGTCCTTGGTGAGGTCGAGGCCGACGACCAGCTCGAGCTTCTCGTCGTTGCCGGTGCCGAAGTCCAGGGTGCCGCCGAGGGTGTCGATGAAGTAGGACTGGTAGTCCTGACCCACGCCCAGCTCGTCGATGTCGTGCAGGTTCACGCCGAAGATCTTGGTGAGACCGTACTCACCGTTGCCTTCGCCGGACAGCATGATCTCGCGACGGGTGAAGTCGTCGACCTGGCTCAGGTCCCAGGAGCGCATGTCTTCCAGGGCCTCGGGGCTGAGGTACAGGTCGGACAGCTGACCACGGTTCACCGAGGTGCTGTTACCGCCAGCGTTGCGGCGCATGATGGTCTTCATCAGGGCCACGAGACGCTTGGTGAACAGGCCGGGGGTCGCGGCGCTGTCGTACACCGTCAGGCTGCGGCTGTTGCCAGCCGACAGGATGGTGCGCCAGCCGTCGTCGTTCATCTTGCGGACGAAGGAAGCCTCGAGGACCTGCATGCAGCGGCCCACGATGTCCCAACGGGCGTCACGAGCGTACTTCAGGGCGAAGTCGATCGAGTCGGCCACTTCGTAGGTCGGAACCATCACGAAGTCACCGCTGACGTGCTTCTCGGGGATGCGACCCTGAGCAGGCACGGTGTAGGCCACGAAGTCCTTCTCGGTTCCTGGAGCCAGGAAGTCGAGGGGGAACTCAACAGCGGTACCGGGCGCGAAGTAAATCGGCTGGTAGATGCCGCTGACGATGTCACCCTTCAGGATGCCCTGACGGAGGGGCATGGTGAGGGCCTTGGCCAGTTCAGCCTGGGCTGCGCTGGCAGTCTCGAAACCGTGGTCGCCAGCACGCCGAAGCAGGGCAACCATCTCATCACTGGGCTTCTTCATCTTACTGATCTCCTTGAGAGGTTACCGGATTAGACAGCGGGAAGGTCGATGTAGACCTTCACGAAGCCTTCGGCGTCCACCTTGTTGGCGAACTGGCCGACTTTGGGGTTGGTGCTGGCCACGGTGGTCAGCTTGCCGCTTGCGCCGAGGTAGGCGGTCACACCAGCGTCGATCGAGGCGGCCTGGCCGGACACGATCATGTCGGTGACGACCCAGCCCTTCTTCAGCAGGGGAGCCTTCTCGCCGATGACTTGCTCATCGCGCTGGAAGTTCCTCTTCTGACGGGTCTGGTCGATGTTGACAAAGGCTGCGAGGCTGACGCCTGCGGGGACCTTGCCAGAGGGGTTAGCAGCCAGGGTGGCCACACCGGGGGTATACAGCGCGGTGCCGCTACCAGCGGTGCTGTAGACCAGAACTGCTCCCTTCTCGTGGACATCATTGCACACGAGGGAGATGTCGGTCTCCAGAATGTGACGATCAGGTTTAAGTGCCATCTCTCTCGTCTCCTTGTGGGTGAGAAAATTACTCGGCGTCAGTCTTACTCTCAGCTTCGTCTGCGCCAAAGAACGCAGCGATCTGAGCGGCCACCTTGTTCACACTTTGGTTGGCCACGGTCCCCGCGAGGGCCGGTTCCTCACTCGGGATCACGTTTTCAAGAACGGTGGCAACCACGGGGGCTGCTTCCGGGGGCACAGCGCCCTTTTCCATGGGGATGGTCGCCACAGGGGTCGGCTTGGGAGGAGTCGCCTCGCCAAGGCCCTTGGGGGCGGGGGTGATTTCGGCTGCGACCTTCTTCAACTCTTCCACCTGAGCCTTCAGGGTCTCGACGGTGGCGGTCAGGTCCTCGGAAGCCTTGGCCTTGCTGGCCGCTTCCTTGTAGGCGGCGAGCTTGGCCGCGAGATAGTCGTTGGTGGCAGCGACGGCGGCGTCGAACTGCTCGTCGGACAACGCCGACAGCACAGAGGCGATGGCCGCTGCGTGGGCCTGCTCGGCTTCCAGCTTCTCGACCACCGAGGCGGTCAGGCGGGCCAGGCGTTGCTCGGCTTCGATCTTCGCCAGCTTCTCGGCGGCGGCAGCCAGTTCGGCTTCCAGTTTCTCGTTCTTGGCTTTGGCCTCAGCGGCTTCCGCCTCGATCTTTTGGACTTCTTCAGCATTCATGGTGTGAGTCTCCTCTCTGGGAAGTTCATACCCCGAAGCCTTACTGGCCCCGAGGATTACGCTTTCCGGGTTGGCGGGCTTACTAACCAGTCCCTTCCCGGAGAACACGATCCGCCGCAGGACGCGGCCAAGCTTTGATCCCTCAAACTCCCCCTTGCCTCCGTAGGCCCGAAGGTGCTTGGTCAGGAAAGCCGTCTTCTCGTTACGTTCGATGATACGCATGCCCTTGGCGGTCTTGACCGCGTAGTCGAAACCGTAGAACAGGGCTTCCATCGAAACAAACCACTTGCCCTCATCGATTTCGGCGATCAGTTTGTCCATGCGGCCCTGGAGTTCTTTCGACTCCCAGAACTTGTACAGGACGGCGTTGGTGGCAATGTGGTAGTGGTCGGGCAGCTGCTCGACGGGCGTCTCGTCGGGGATCGGCTGCATGGAGTCGTCGACAGCGACAGCCTTCGTGATATGGCCGATGATGTCGTGCTGCTCGTGCATGTAGTTGAACGGCTTGTCTTCGGGGCTGGACTTGGCGAGCCACATGTCCTGCGGGGTGAAGATGTCGTCGTTGAGGTTCCAACCGGCGGTCACCATGATGGTGCGCAGGTAGTGGAGGTCGACCTGGTCGCGGTTCTCGGCTTTGGCGAGAAGATGCGCCTGGGTGGTGCCATTCAGCTCAAACGCCGCACAGGTGTGCGCATCGGCGAGCCAAGCGACGGAAGCATTGGCCCGGATCTGCTCCTCAAGGCCATCTTCAAGTTCAGCTTTATAAACGGCGATGTTCATGGTGAAATAAGCCTCCCTCGGTTTTTACACCGGGGAGGGCGGGGCATTGGACAAATCAAAGAACTGAATAGACGGCGTAAACAGAAGCTTCTATCCGTCGACGCTCCTCAGCCGAAGGCGTGGTTCCCTTGGCCGCAATGAACTTGGCGAGGGTCTCTTTGTGGAGCGCCTGGATCGGTGCTGGCACCACCATCGGCTTGGAAAGGACTTCCTTCAACTTCTCCTTGGTGATCTCATCGCCGACGGAGAACTGGCAGAGGGCGGCGAAGCGGAACTCTTCGAGGGCGGCGATCTCCTCGGAGGAAGCCTCCCGCAGGTTCTTCTTGCCGATCGACTTCAGGTAGGCGGGCTGGGTCAGTTCGGAGACCTGCTTGTGCGCCGAGTCTGCCCAGACAAAAGCTGCGGCGTACTCCGCCTGTGCGGGCTTCTCCGGCTTGACTTCCCGGCGCTGGCGGGGCTGGGTGTCGTTCGATCCCGGGGGGCGACCCTGTCCTGGCTGGCCCTTTGGCTCGTCGCCGCCAAATGGCTGACCCTTCGGTGCGGGTGGTGCTCCGGTCGCCTCGATGCCAAAGTCCTCGGGGGTCATCTGGCCGTTCTGGGCGAAGATCTTCTTGACCGCCTCCTTGGTGTCCGTCGTGAACGGGCCGACCTTGGGGGTGAGATTGCCGTTGTCGCGCATGCGGGCCTCACGGCGGGTGCGGACGCGCTCGATCTCGGGGATCAGGCCGAAGCGTTCCTGGAGTGCCTCGTCGGAGATCAGCCCGCGGTCTGCCAGATCGATCAACAGGCGCTGCTGCGCAGCCTCGTCGGTCAGGGTCTGCTGGTCGAAGACGACCTGGGCGGGGAGCCGGAAGCCCATCGCCTGCTGCACGAGGCGAATCTCGTTCGACCAGAATTTGATCAGGATGTCCCGACCGTATTGCAGCCGCTCGACCAGCGTTTGCAGGCTGATGAAGTTGTTGCCGAAGCCGCCGGGGGAAGGCAGACCAGTCAGCCCGGGCGGGATGCCCAGACCGGCGTAGATGTTGTTCAGGATCGGGCGGTATTTTTCCTCACCCAGGAACTTGGAGATGTCCGTCGAGGTCTCCTGGAGTTCCAGCTCGGGACCCCAGATCAGGTCGATCGAACCGCCGCCGACATTGTTCATCAGCATGTCGGCCAGACGGGCGATGGCCGCTTCGGTGGGCAGGATGCGGTGTTCCAGGCTGCCCAGCTTCCAGAGCCGGATGTAGCTGACGGCACCGTCCAGAGCGGCAAGATCAGCCAGCTTCATCTTGCGCAGCATGATCAGGTCTTCAAGGATGGCGTAGGTCATGGGGCGTGCCCAGACCTGCCAGTCATCACGCTTGTAGTAGATGGCGACGGTTTTTTCCGGGGGGAGGGGGATCATCTTCCCGCCCTGCCTGGCCAGGTTCAGCACCTCGCGGGGCAGCTTCGTCATCATCTGCTTTTCGATGGTGGCTTCGGGCTTCTTGATCTTCTTGCTGACAATTTCGGAAACGCGCACGCCGTACCGGAAATACTTCGTGCCCAAGAACGGAGCCAGTTCCTGCCCGAACACGTCGACGGAAAGTGGGTTGAAGATCGTGTATTCCCACGGGATTTCCATGGGGTCGGGTGCTTTGGCGATGTCGGGCCGGACATCCGCAGCCTTGCCACGCTGGAGGGCGGCGGCATCCTCGTCAGCGAGGCGGGCGGTCGAACGCTTGACCACGACATTCCCGGCGCGGTAGAGCATGTTCAACAGCCGTTCGGTGCGCTCCTTGCCGTTGACTTTCGAGAACCATTCCTTGAAGAACTTCTCAATGCGGGGGTTTGGGTGGACTAGGTCGATGCCCTGGCAGGCAAATTCGGCCATCATGTCGATGATGTTGCGCACAATGCCGATGCGGTCGTAGGCCTGCATGCAGGCGCCGATGATGTCGACATCCTTGGTGGGAATCTGTTCGCCGGGGCGGAAGAAGTCGTAATCGCGCCGATCAAAGCCTTCCCGCACCGACACATTGGGCTGGCTGATATTGCGGAACGTGTTGCCAGCAGTGGTCTTATGCTGGATCACCTCGCCGTCACGGTAGGCCTGATCGGCCTGGTCAGCGGTGACGAAAAGGGGCTTCTTGTCGCTCATTTGGATTGTATTCCCTATGCAGTTGGGTCTGCTAGTTCTACACCGTCCCTACCCACCGCTGCGCCGTACTCTCCCCGTGTCGCCTCGACAAACCAGGAGGGTCCGATGTAGAGATCGCCGTCGGCATCCTTGATCTCCGAAGCGAAACCGCCCACCGGGTGGTACTCCTGGGGGGCATCGGTGCGCTGGATGGTGCGAGCGATGGAGTTGGCCATCAGTAGGGCCGAGTAACGGTCCTTGCGCTGCTTGCCCACCTTGGAGCCTGGCAGTTTGGCACCGGGCACATCCCACCGGTCCCTGCCGCCCGAAGTGGCGGTGTGGACGATGCTCGCCAGTTCGTCCTTCAGTTCCTCGATGTCCACGACCGCATCTTCCAGCGTGTCGTATAGCGAGATCTCATCCCCGTCCTCCAGCACGATACGGCCCGCCGCCTTGTCTTCCTCGTAGGCGAGGCCCAGCGCAGCGGTGTCGAAGGCGGGGAGCAGCAAGACCTTGTCTTCCAGGTCCTTGCGGAGACCGTGGTTGGCATCGACGATCCATTTGCCGTCGGCGAAATTGATCATGCGGATGATGTGCAGGCCCGGTTTGTTGTCGCTGTCCTTGTGCTTTTTGGGGTCGGGATCGATTTCCCGCCAGAGGGGCATCTCCCCCTCCTTCAGCTTCTCCAGATCGTGCAGCGATTCCTCGACCGTCACGCCACCACCCTGCGAGTCAATCCCCAAAACTTCCACGTTCGGGAAGGCAAGCATCAGCTCGCGCAGTTTCCGGGCGCAGAAGGCGTAGAAGTTCTGTTCTTTCACCACCCCGCGCTTGAGGCGCTCCTTGTGACTCTTCCGGTTGGTCGTCCAACAATGGACAAGGCGTCGGTGATCGGGATAGAGTGCAAGGACGACGACGGAGAAATGGTCTCTTTCTGAGGCCGGGTCGACTGCGATCACATGGGGGACATCATCACCCATCAAGGAAGCGGAGAACTCGATGGTCTCCTCGTTGAGGACGATCGGGCTGTCCGGACGCCCCACCACACACGACTCGATCAGGCTGCGCTTGAAGAATCCCTCGGAGTCGGTGGCGAATGAGGCCCCGAACTCGATCATGTAGTTGCTCTTGGAGAGGGTGGCCCGGGCGGAAGAGATCTGCTTCTCGTCCATGAAGCCCCTGGGCAGCATGTCCACGGGGATGCGGATGATCGAGAAGTCCCTCCAGTCGAAGCCTTCGGGCACGGGGCCGTCGAAGATCTCCTCCAGCTTCTTCTTGTCGCCGCAGCTTTCGATGAACGCCTTGTAGGTCTTCCAGGTCTTGTAGAAGTGGTTGAACGAGTAGTAGGCGGTCCCGGAGATGATGTTCTGGTTGGAACGCATCACCCGGGCCTCGGCCCGATTGTCCTCGTCGGTCCACTGTCCCAGTTTCTTCAACAGTTGAACCCTGGCCTGATGCCGCACACCGGAGGCCGGATCGGCACTCACCGACGCAAAACCACGGACCACATTCTGGTAAATGTCCTCGGGGACTGACGCAAACTCGTCCACCACAATGTAATTCGCACGCTGACCGCGAATTTTCTCGCCGTTGCCCAACGGGATAGCGATACCAACCGAATCGCCGATGATCATCTCGCAGCGGTCGACATCCCGTCTCGGCCCCTGCTCACGACCCGCCCGCCCCTTGCCGGTACCGCACAGGTCCCTCAGGATTGCCCCGTCCGCCCAGACTTTCTCCATGTACTCGAAGATCACCTTCGACTGCCGGAACGATGCGCCGATGACGGCCACCTTCGATCCCTGCGTGAAGACCAGGCGCAGCATCGAGTACAAAGCCAGGATGAAGGACTTTCCAAGTCCACGCGAGCCAATAAGCATGGGAAACGGTCGCGTCCAAAGCTCCCGCAGAATCACATGCTGGAAGGGCATGATGTCGATGCCCATCAGCAACTTGCAGGTGAACGGGAAATAGTTCGGGTCCCGCATGATCCGGATCAGGTCTTCCGGCTGGATCTCCCGGTGCCCGATACTGCGCAGCGGGTGCGCAGCGTCGACAGGAAGAGAGATCAGGCCCTCCAACTGGTCCACCGGGGTAGTGGGGGTGACATGCGCGATGTCACTCTCGGACAGGAGCCAGGCGTGCTCAATCAGCCTCTTGATCCGGTCCTGTTCCTTGGGGTGACTTGGCATCGAGTACTCTCCGGAAGATATGGTGGGCGACATCCATCCCGTGGCGTCCGGCGAGGATGATCTTCACGGGGTAGTTGATTTGGAATTCCATGAGGCGGCGCAGGATGAAGGGGCCGCGGACGCGGACGAAGGGGATCTTCGACTTGGGCAGGCCGGAGCCGTAGGGGAACCGCATGATGTCGTCGAGCGTGAACTCCAGCACGATGAAGGCGAACTCATACTCCCGCATCCGCTCCAGTTCCCGCACGAACCGGTCCTGCGTGATGTTGGCGGCGAACTCGGCGACCGATCCCTTGCGCTCAATCGTGAGGATATTCTCATACCCCCTCAGCGTGTAGTCGCCCGTCTTCAGCGTGCCGATGTCCATCCCGGCGCACGACTTGCCAGCCCCGAAGGTCCAGCCGTCCTGCTCCCGCGTGTCCTTGATAACTGTAAAACGCTCGTCTTTTTTCATAGTTCCACCAGCCTTCTATGGGTAATACACCCGTTAGTCGTCGCTCAGAATCGTCTCGGCGTTGAGTACCGGAAGATCCTCTGCCCCATCCTCGAAGGTGTGTGCGGAACCCAGTCGCTTGTTCTCCCTGTCTGCTGCGTTGCGCAGCAGCTCCATGTGCCGTCCAGCGAACTCCCTTTCGTCTTCATTTTGGAGCCGTTTAATCGTTCCCAAGAACGTCTCCCGTGAGGACTCCACGCGTGACACACGCTGATCCCTGGTCGCTTTGAGATCCTTGAGCAGCGCCTGGTGCTTCTCTTCGAGCTTGATGAACTCGGTCGAGCGGGCGGCTTCGGCGGACTTGCAGGCCTGGATCTGCGTCTCGATGCCCATGACATAGTCGCGGTCGGACTCGTCCATCATGGCGGGGTCATCGTAGCGGCGCAGGAAGTTGTCGCGCAGCTTGGACAGTCTCGCGATATCCTGGTTGGCATTCTTCTTCGCCTTGCTGTTGCGGTGCATCATGATCTCCAGCTTGATGACCAGGAAGATCTGGGTCTCCTCGGTCACGAGGACGTCCTCGCGGAACTGGGTCATGTACTGGGCGTACTTCTCCTCGAAGTAGAGCAGTTCATCCTCGTCGAGTTCGTCCTTGAGCTGCTTCCAGGCCATGGTCTGGCGCAGCTTGTGGCGGGCCTCCAGCAGGCTTTGCTGGGTTTCCGTCTCGGGGCGGATGGCGGCGTCGACAGGTAGAAGGCTATGTTCGGTCAGGTAGTTCAGGACCTGCTTCTCGGAACGGTTCAGGCGTTCGGCGATCTGGATGGCGTTCATCTTGGTGGAGTTGGCGCGGATGAAGCCCTTCTCGGCGTTGGATAGCTGGCCTTTCTTGATCACGACAGGATCTCCCGGATGCACTTCAGAACCATTTCCCTCTTGGCTTTGGGGACGGATTCGCCGCACTTCATGCGGAGGTAGGCCGACCGGATCTCGGCGGGGAGGAACATGTCGATCTTGGCGATGATCTCGTCCTTGTTCAGCGACTCGGTGAGGTCCTCGCAGATGGCATCGACATCGTCGCGGTCACCGAGATCGACGGGGCGCATCAAACTCTGCTTCGCGGAGTTGCGCTTCTTCCAGGCGATGAACTTGGCGCAGTGGTTACCGTCCTCATGACGGCCACCGGCCGAGCACAGCTGGCACGGCGGGTCGTTCCGGTGGAATCGGTCCCGCTTGAAATTGATCAGCCGGTTTTTGATGTGTGTGTAGAGGAAGTTGGCGAGCGGGCGAGAGCTGTCGTAGCGGACCACGGCTTCCATGGCGAAGATGAAAGCCTCTTGGCGGATGTCGTCGGAGTCGAAATATCCGAAGGAGAAGGATTTGGCTAAGACGTCGCAGGCTTTGTTGACAGCTTCAAGGAACTCTTCTTCGTTAATACCTTCAGGCAGGGCCACGAGGCGACTCCTCGGTGGACTCATCATCTTCCTGCAAAAGCTTGGCGACGACGTGAGAAGGTGGGTCAGGCAACTTCAGTTCAGCCTTGACGGTCTCGGCTAGCTCTTCGCCTGGCCTGCTCTTGACTGTCGACGCTATATCCTGCGGAGCAGGTTCTTTAAAGTGATCGTTGTTCATTGCAAAACTCGTAAAATGTTATGAACAGTCGTCTACAAAGTAGTAACCAATAAGGACATACCCCCATGATCCAATGGACCGAGCGCATGTACCAGTTCCTTCGGAACAACTTTCAGAGGATGGAAGACAAAGATATCGCGGCGTTCTTGACGAAGGTATACGGAGTCAAGTTCAACGTGCGGATGATTGAGCACGCCAGGGCGAGGCTGGGTCTGATCAAGTACCGCTTGCGCGAGGAGCAGGTGAAGCCTGTGCCGAGTGAGATAGTTGAGGCGTGGGAGAAAGCAAAGGAAGAGGGCGACTAGGGTGGCGCGGGTGAGACATTAGGGGTTTGGGGGCTTGTCGCGTATAGACCCCCCGCGCCCGGGCACCCCTCGGATATATCGATATATCAAAAGATAAAAACCCTATCTCGAGATAGCAGGATTTTCGCCCCCACCGCTCCACCACCGGGAAGGAGCGAACCACCCCCAAACAGGGGGGGCACCTGAGATATTTTCAGATTGACATTTCCAACCGGAAAGCCGATAAATACATCACCGGCCCCGAGGTGGGCGCCGGAGATTGTAGCCCTTGGAGTTTCGACCGATGCGACAGACCGAGCTTTTTACCAGCTTCCGCACCACTTCCGCCCCCATGCCCCAAATAGCGGCGAGGGTAGCCCAAGGCGAGCTGTTCCCGGAGTTTGCCGGATCCTATGCCCGGAGCATTCCCCGCACCGAGGCCGCAACCGTGGCCGCCGCCATCGTGACCGCCGCCCAACTGCCCCCACCAGCTGACCCCACCCCCAAGGTGAGAGCGGAGCGGAGGGGGAAGACAGAGAAGATGGCCCGCAAGGTGGCCCGCATGGCCAAGCAGGCCGCACGCCGGGAGAATCTGCGCCGCAAGGCGATCAACCGGCGAGAAGAGGCGGAGGTGAGGCGAGCGGCTGACCCGTGGGCACACCTGCCCGCCCACCCCATCGACCGGAACAAGGACCCGGAGAGGGTAGCCGTCAACGCCTACCGAGAAGCCTATCGGCTTGCCAAGGAGGCCAGCACCGCCCCCACCCCGGAGCATGCCGCCCGACTGATCGAGCAGGCCCGAGCACACTTCGCCATCGTGGTGGAGGTCACCATACCCGAGACCCGGTTTTCCGCCCGTACTGGTTCACTTGTCCGGCGTGCCTTGGGCATCTCAAATCCTAGCGCAAACTTGCTCAAATATAGCACCGGCAAGACAGCGGCCGAGCATTTTAGCGCACCCCGGGAGGAAAGGGACCTAGGCCGAGGGGTTTACATCGCCGCCCACGCCCGTGGGAATCGTCAGGATGGCGACGCCTACGCCGCAGCGGAGGCCGCATCCGGCCGGGCATGGGTCAAGATGTTGGAGTACATCAACAACGGCGAGGAGCTGCCCCACTGTCGGCAGGTGGTGGAGAATCCGGAATGCCGGGATCGTAACATGGCCGCATTTATGGCCGGACTCGCCGCCCGCATCTACCGGGAGGAAGTGTACGGCCGACACCGCGCAAACTGCCGCCGATACAAGAGCGGCAAACCCGTGGCCTTGGGCGAACACGACCCCGTCGATTACAGGCAGGATATCGGCAAATACACGGCCGAAAGCGACACCCGCCTTAAGCTTGTCCGGGAACTGGCCCACGCCATGAGTCTGGAAGAGATGGAGCCTCAGGCCGACCTTGACCCCCTGCGCCGGGTTTACGGATTCGCTGCCCGGTTTGGCGGTAGCCGCGCAGGCCGACCCCGTAAAGGTGAAACGGTGACCGAGACCCCATTTCACGAGATCATGGGCAGCAGCAGGGCGAACGGCTCCCGCATCACCGATGCCATGTTGTGGCGGATCATGGGCCACATCCGGGCCAACCTTGCCGACGACATGGATCTAGACATTATCGGCGAACGGCTCGAGCTGGTCCGGATCATGTACCGGTTCTGCACCTTGCTGAACCTGACCTACCGCATCAAGAACAGGGCATGACCCCGGAGGGGAAGGGGGGGGACCGCCCCCCCGACAACCTAACCACCACCCAGCCCGGGAGGCCGAAAGGCACCCCGGGCTTTTTCGTTGCCCAGGCATCCGCCCGCCCCTGGCATGGCACCGACCGCCACCCACCACCAGGGCGACCCCGCCCCCTGGCATCTGGCCCGCCCCCATCGCCCGCCCCCAACCGTACCGGGCCAACTGGCCCGGTTGACATAATGTGATAGCAAGTGATCGTGAGACAATTTGCCCCGGACATGCACCTAGGAAAGCAAGAGGAACACGGCCAAGCCAAGCAAACAATTGATAGCAAAAGATATTGAGACAATATTGGCCTAACAGGCACTCTGGACGGAGGGGGAAAGCAAGGTGCCAACCCCCACCACAACCAACCCCCAAGGGGACAGACCGATGTTCAAGACCGAAGAGATCAACGCCACCGCCACCAAGAGCCTCGCCAAGGCTGCGGAGATGATCAAGGCCAACATACAGACCGGGCCATGGGTGTGGCCAGTACGGGCCATGATGGCGATCTATGACCGGCAAACCGTGCTGGAACAGAACGCCGAAACCACCAGTGAGGACAACGGGGTGGGGTTCAACGGTCTGGACGCTGGCATCCTGTCCAGTTTCGCCAAGCAGGTGGCAAGGTGGGATGGCACGCCGGAAAGCCAACGCCGGTTCCCGGTTCCCCTGTCTGAAAAGCAGCTGGCCATCGCCCGGAAGAAGATGGCCAAGTATGCGGGCCAACTGGCCCGGATCGCCCGGGCCAAGGCGGAGGCCAAGGCCGCGGAGACCCCTCCCAAGATGGTGGAGGCCCTGCCCGCCCCCAAGGCCACGGAGGGCGGCTACGGGAAAGAGCTGGCCGAGCCGACCGACAATGACCGGGCATTGAACTGTGTCACCACCATGGACAAGAAGGGCGGTTTCATGTGGTGCCCGGGGTGCAAGGAGTTCAAGGACCTGTCCGAGAGGTCCAGCATGTTCAACCAGCATGAGAAGGGCAGGGCTTACCTGTGCTACCCATGCCGGGACCAGATCGTCAAGGAGTCTGGTCTGAGCTGACCGGCCCGGTTCGCCCGGGGGATCTGTCCCCCGGGTTTTGTTGTTCACTCAAAGGAGGTTTGTCATGTTTGAGGTCAAGATCGTAGAGGGTTACATGGATCCGGGTTATTGCAACCCCAGGCATTCGGGGACCTTCCGAGGGGTGGGGCGGTCCAGATCCCCCAAGACGGCCATGCGTCTGGCCCGGGAGGCCCTCGCGCTGGACTACCGCAAGGATTTGGACCTAGCTTCGAGCTGTCCGATCTACGATTTCATGGAGATCCGGAAGAATGGCAAAGTGATCTGGCAGAAATACGACTAACCAAAGGGGGGAGGGGCGAAAGCCCCTCCCCCCTTTTTTTTATTTATTTTTTTATTTTGAGACAATATTGCTCCAATCTGCACTAAGGGGACCGCCCACTTCCAACCGTCGCCGCCACGCCCTCCGGGCCATCCCTCCGGGCCATCCCTGGAATCCCCACCCATTCCTGAGATTCTGTCTTGTGTTTTGTACCGGGCCATTTGGCCCGGTCGAGATCAAATGATAGCAAGCGATATTGAGACAATTTCGCCCTGACCTGCACCTAGGAACCAATCGCCAAACCACGCCACGCCACGCTAACAATTGATAGCAAACTATGGTGAGACAATATTGCTCTGACAGGCACTCTGATTGAGGGGGGGGAAATGGCCCATCTCTCAAATTGGAGATTCTACCGTGCAAACTGAAGAGTTCCGCATTGCTTGCGAGCGCAAGCTTGACGCATGGGTGCCAGCCTGTGGGGGAACCGAAACCCCATTCAAGGCGCGGAGTGGTGCCATCCTGCTGTACTGCTTCAATCCGGCAACCGGGCAACACGCCTACATCGATCAGGGTACCGATTGGGTACTGACCTATGAAGAGGCTGAGGCCCACCTTCAACGGTGAGACAATTTTGACCTGACAGGCACTCTGATTGAGGGGGCGGCAAGGGGCCAAACCTCTCAACCGAGTTAACGGGAGTTCTTCCATGCGTATCGGTTTCGACCACATTTTTCAGGTCTGGCGTGTGCTGTTCCACGACCAGCTGATTTCTATCGACGGGGTTTTTTCTTGGGACTCCAAGAAACAACTCCATAGGGACCTGGCCCGCAAGGGTCTGGCCCTGAAAGGTAACAAGGTGGTTGTCATCCGTGAGACAATTTCGGGCTGACAGGCACTCTGAGTGAGGGGGGAAAGGCTCCCCCCTCCGATCTTCTCTTGAAAGGAACACGACAATGGCCGAAGTGATTGCGAAGAAGTTTTTCCCCGAAAGCATCATCAACACGGTAAGCGCCAACGGGTTGAACCTGACCAAACCCAAGCGCGGGGTCTGGGTGGAAATCTGGAAAAATGAATCCCGGGGCATCTGCTCTGCGGAAATCTACGACGATAACCAGGATGAGTATGCGGAAATCGGTCTCTGGATCGAAGACGGCGAGCTGGTGGATTATGACGGGGTTTTTGCGATGCCTCGAGAAGTCTGCGCCCTGCTGAAAGAGCAAGGCGTGAAAATGGGTCCCTTCATCGAATGATGAATGAGACAATATCGGTCTGACAGGCACTCTGGGTGAGGGGGCGGTTTGCTCCCTCACCCTTGTTCAAAGGAGATTCGTGCGATGAAACAAGAGAATTTCTACAGGCGTGAATTCTGGTTCGACAACGGCTTCGGCTTGTCGGTTGTCTCACACTCTGACAGCTACGGTGGCTACAAGGGTTTGTTTGAGATTGCCCTGCTTCACCGTTCCGATAGGGATCGGTTGTTTTACGGGCCAAGCTGGGAAGATGTTCGGGGTTACCTTGATTTCGCCGATGTGGCCAAGGTGATCCAAGAGGTGAAGGACTATCCGGAAGACCGACCAGTCGGTGATCTGGGCGGACCTTATGCGTCGGTTTTGGTTAGCTAACAAGGGGGATTTGCAATGAACAAGCTTTTTGTTGATCTGTTCGTCGCCGCCTATATCAAGTGCGGCTTGTGGGCCTGCTGTGATGAGAACGGCGAGCCGCTGGATGGTCTGTACACCACGGACGATCTGAGCAAGGCAGCCAAACAAAACATCCGAGAGGAATGTCGGTGCTTCATCGACGAAAACGCCGAGCTGCTGGCCGGAACGGACGCGGAGGCTGCTGGGCAGGATTTTTACCTGACCAGGAATCGGCATGGTGCCGGATTCTGGGATGGTGATTGGGGTGAGGCTGGTCAACCGCTGACCGACTCCGCCCATGTGTGGGGGTCGTCTTACTTTTACCCGGATGACAACGGTGAGATTTCGGTGATGTGAGACAATTTGGGCCTGACAGGCACTCTGGCTGAGGGGGGCAAGGCGCCCCCCAAAGCCTACGCCAACGGAGGAAAGCAATGCTGCTACCTGTGATCACTCTGGCGGTTGGTTTGGTTTTGATTGAGGCGGCTGTTCTTTCTATGGGAACCTTGGAGGACTACCAATGAGCAAGGGCTACAACGGCTGGACGAATTACGAAACCTGGTGTGTCAACCTGTGGATGGACAACGAAGAAGGGTCCTACGACTACTGGCGGGAAGTTGCTGAAGATGTCTGGGATGCGGAGGACCCCGAAGAGTCCCAGCGCCTGCTGGCCGACCGGATCAGGCAACAAATCGAGGAAGGACAGCCTTTGACCAAGGGGCTGTATGCCGACCTGATCGAGGCGGCGCTGTCCGAAGTAGACTGGGATGAAATCGCCAGCCACTTCATCTATGACCTGAAGGCGGAAGCCAAGAAGGAGGAAGTCGAGACCGAGTAAAGTCAGCGCTTGGGGGTGGGCAAGGTGCCCGCCCCCTTCTTTGTGGAGGACGCGATGAAACACGCCAAGCAAGAAGACGGGATTTTCTACGGAACGACCGAACAGGGATACGATCTCTACCTGTGCGAGTCGATGGGTGGGCAGAGTCTGGTGGCCCGGTTCGGGGATCGTCCGGCCGACTACGAAAGCTGCCCGCTGCTGGTGTTCAGGAGCTGGCTCAAACCCGGCGCATCAATCAAGGTGGGGGCCAAGTCGTTCCCCATGATCGAGTGGATGGACCACCCGACCACACCGGACTATGTCCGGGGCTGGAAAAAGATCTTTGAGTTGAAAGGGGGTGCATGATGGGTTGGACGCATTGCCAGAGTTGGAAGAGCAAGGAGCAGGTGGTCGAGATGATCATGGAGGGGCGGAAAGGCCCCTCGGCCATGGCATGGGAGGGGGGAACCTGGGTCCACTGGTCCGTCGCCACGCTACGGGACGGCAATGAAATCATCTGCTGCTACCTGATCGAGCCATCGGCTCAGGGGTGGGGCTACAAGGGTATGGACGAGTGCATGGGACCCTACTATTACAGCTGCCCGCTGGAGTTTCTCGAGCGGACAGACAACAGCCTGTACAAGAACGAGAAATGGCGTCTCGAAGTTCTGAAAAGGAGGACCGCGGCATGAGAATCAAGAGTCTGGGGCGCCCCCACCTGATCTCGGTGGGGGCTTTTGATTACGCATGGGATTTTGAATGGGAGGACGACAACTGGGCAATAGTTCGGGGCTACCGCCACTATTTCAGCGTGAGCGAATCCTTTACGGATTTTGCAGTGGCGAGAGCATCCAAACAGAAATTGTCCAAAGGACTGAATGGGCCTGACCGACAACCGCTGGTGGACCTGTTCAACGGATTGTGGACCAGGCTGGACTGACACAAGGGGGGAGGGGCGAAAGCCCCTCCCCCTTTTTTTTATTTGTATTTGGTTTTGAGACAATTACGCCCCAACCTGCACTAATAGATACGCCCACATTTTCCCGTCGCCGCGGCCCGCCAACCTGGCCCCCCACCCCATCCCGGCCCACCTGGCCAACCCCATCCCCTCTTTTTTCTTCTTGTTTTTGTACCGGCCCCTTCGGGCCGGTTGGCAATAATGGATAGCAAGCAAGTGAGACAATATCGACCTGACCTGCACTAAGGGATTGCGCACTCCTACCCGCGCACATCAACAACTGCTATCAAATGATAGTGAGACAATTTGCCTCCGACAGGCACTCTCAATGCCGAGGGCAAAACGCCCAAAGCAAACGAGAAGCTTGTGCGATGAGACAATTTGCTCACGACAGGCACTCTGGTTGAGGGGGGCAAAACAACAAATTGCCCGCCTTCAATAAAGGGTGCCCAACACGGTGAGACAATATCGCCGCAACAGGCACTCTCAGTGAGCGGTGGTTTCGCTCAATAACTTGTAGCGAGGATGACATGGCTGTTTCCAAGAAACGCAAGAAGGCGGCTTCTTTCAAGCGGGATCAGGCGATGCGGTTGGCCTATATGGTCTCGCACGCCAAAACCGAATGGGAGGCCATCGAGGCCATCCAGAACACGCTGGACGGTTTACCCGCCGACAGCGGATGGGTGGACTGGGGCAACCGTCTGCTGGCCTACCTCAAGGGCGAGGTCAGCACCCCACCCTTGCAGGTGATCAAGGCGGATGGCAACAAAAAGTTGCCCTTCTACGCATGGTCTGTCCTGCCGCTGTTCAGCTGCCCGGGGAAGGGGGCGTGCGCTAAATTCTGCTATTCGCTGAAAGCGTGGCGGTATCCGCAAGCCTATTTTCGTCAGGTCATGAACACGATTCTCTACCGGTTCCGCAAGGATCTGGTGGCGGACCTGTTCTTGTCCCTGCCGGAAGGTGTCACCCTGCGGTTGTTCGTCGATGGGGATTTTGATTCCGCCGAGACGGTGGACTTCTGGTTCAAGCTGCTGCGCCTGCGGCCCGATATTGTGTCCTACGGCTACAGCAAGAGCTGGGATGAGTTGTACGATTACGCCGGTTTGTGGCCGGACAACTATGTCCTGAACCTGTCCAGCGGTGGGCGGGTTCGCAAGGTCACCCTCGAGATGATGCAGCAACTGCTGATCACCCGGGGCCGGTTTGTGGCGGTGCCCGTTGATGCCAAGTTCATCAAGATGGGCAACAAGCGGTTCAAATCCGCTGAATACCACGCCGCGGTGCGGGAATCCGCCCGCCGTCTGGGCCTTGGCAAGGCCATGAGCTGCCCCGGCAAGTGCGGCAGCTGCATCAAGCGTCCGAGCGGTAACGAGCACGCCTGCGGGTCTCGTCGCCTGATCGGTTTAACCATCGCCATCGGCATCCACTGAGACAATATCGTCTCGACAGGCACTCTGGTTGAGGGGGGTTTTCGCCCCCCTCTTTGAAAGGAACAAGCAAATGAAGAAGATCACTCTGACAAGTCATCCGCTGGTTCACACGCCGGGTATGCTACGGTATGCCGAGGCTGGCTACCAAACCAGCAAGGGACGGGGGCGGACCCCATTCATTAACATCTTCGCCGAAGGCTACGGTCTGGACCGCAAGCTGACGGTGGCGTTGCTGTCCGGGAAGATCCCCTACCGGGTGGAAGGGGACACGGTGGTTCTGGAAGTCAAGGAGGGTCAGGTATGAAACACACGGTGTGGGCAAGGCTTGGAATCAGTATCGAGTTGGACAAGCCGCTTGAGGCATTCGCCAACGAGGATGAGCTGGTCGAGGCGGCAATCAAGTCAATTCAGGCAAAGCGGTTCGAGGTGGAGGGGGATGCTTATATCCCCGGCCCCTGTCTGGATGACCACGATGAAGATTTGCAGTTCGACTACCGTGACGATCTGGAACTGGGCAGTTTTTACCAAAACGAGCAGGGGGAAATCCTATGAGCTACATGCGTGAAGCGTTCGAGCAAGTGGTCCAGGACCGCAAGGCGGTGGTCCGGGAAAGCTGGTATGTCATCCTCTGGGAGGACACCCAGTACTACGGTGGCCCCGAGGAGGGGGGCTGGTACGGCTGGGATCACGAGCCGGTGGAGTACGCCGTCTACCCCAACGAGGAGACGGCCCATGCGGTGGCCGAGAAGGTGCGGGAACGGGCCGATGAGCTGACCCGCCTTTCCCGTCGCCGCCACGGGGAGCGGTGTCTGGCCGAGCTGGAATGGTTGGATGCCCGCGGTCTGGATGCGGATTACCTGCCCGAGCCTGACCAAACCAGCTACAGCGTGACCGTGGGGAATATGATGCCGGAAGCTGTCTACGGTGGACGACACTACGATTGAGACAATATTGTCCGGACAGGCACTCTGATCGAGGGGGGTGGCAAGGTGCTGCCCCCCTGTTTTTGGAACAGAAAGGATGAACACAATGGACGAACTCATCAACGCTCTGAAGGCTCTGGTCAAGGAAACCATCGAGGAAGGGATCAGCGAGGCCGACATCTCCCAGAAGGTGGAAGAGGCGGCGGAGGAGCTGGACTTTGAATCGCTGGTCACGGACCATGTGGATCTGGGGGACTTGGTCAAGGAACATGTGGACTTCGAGGATCTGGCCAACGATGCCATCGCCTGTTCGGTGGAGGAGGTCGTCGAGCGACAGGTCCGGAAGCTGGACTGGGGCACGATCATCGGCAGGGAGGTCAACCTGACCGAGACCATCACGGAGAATGTAGACCTGACCGAGATCGCCAACCAGAAGATGAGCGAGATGCTGGCGAAACGCTGGGAGAACAGTCAGAAAATCCTCGACACCTACATCGAGGATCGGCTGGACATCGAGCTGCGCAGCAAGGTCGAGGTGGTGGTCGAGGAGAAGCTGACCGGTTCCTTCCATGACATCGACCGGGAACTGCGCGATCAGGTCAACCGGGCGGTGGGGCCGCTGATCGACGAGATCAACGCCCTCAAGGCCCAGCTGGCGAAGCCCTGGTGGAGGAAGATCTTCGGTTAGTCTTCGGTAAGCAGGGGGTGGGTATGGTGCCCGCCCCCTTTTCGTCAACGAAAGGAAGTGCCATGAGTTTTTACGCAACGATGGTCGGCGAGATTTTTTACCCTGACCAAGAGGATTTCAACGCTGTCCTGTCCGTTCTGGAGGAAGGGGGCTGGATCGAGAAGGATTTTTTCCTGGACGGAGGCGGGGACCGGATCAGCAAGACCCCCAACATCGACCGGGAGCAAAGGGTGATCTCGATCCCCCATGCCTGCCACCGCAACTTGTCCGAGGTGGAGTTCTTCCCGCCGGGGGCGAAGGGCCGGATCGTCGCGACATCGACCGATGGGTGCTTCGAGGGGTGGGAGATCGAGGACGGGGAGAGAGCCAGCTACGATCTTGACGAGTGGGCGGCTGAGAACATCGGGGAGAAGTGTCCGGACTGCGATACGGACTTCGACGGGTTCTGTGACTGGAGAAGCATGGTCGAGGATGAGTTCCACAACTGCCACAACTAGGAGGACAATCATGAAAGACAGACATCCCGAGGCGATCCAATTCGCCAGACTGAGCATCGGTAGCCGGTTCCGGTTCGAGAGCGAATGGTCTTTCCCGGGTCTGAAGACCGGGGTGGCCGTCAAGACGGGTGCCCGAGGGTATCGGTACGATGACGGCATGGTGTGTGTGGTGGGGAGCCAGAAGGTTCTGGTCGTCGAGGAAAAGGAGGCCGCGCAATGATGATTCCCGTGACGGGTTCGGAAGAGTTCAGCCATATCCAGATCAAGGTCACCTACTCCAAGGGGGGCCTGAACTACTGGAACTACAAGGAGGAACCGCGGGCGATCTGGCTCAGCGTCACGCCTGTCAAGCTGAACAAGCATGACGGGTACGAGACCATCAGCCAGATTGCCGGGACGGGGCTGCGCCATCTGGTCGAGGAGGTGAGCCGCAAATCGATGTCCAAGATCCAGAAGCTGGAGAAGCAGGTCGAGAAGGAGGTGCTCTACCGTTCCGGAATCACCTGGGATATAGTGAAGAAGGTCGCCGAGCAGAAGCGGTTGACCGTCTGAGCAACCGAAGCGGGGGTGAGCTACAACACCCCCGCCTAGGGCGGGACTAACCAACCCGCATGGCCGGGGGGCGAAAGCCCCCTGGCTTTTTTTATTTGTTTTTTGTCCAGGAAAACCCGCTGCACTTATTGAATGTCTTGGTTTTGTCCCAGCCCGATAGGGCTGGTCGGCTTATTTGGCTGAGCAAGCATGAGACAATTACCCGGGAACCTGCACTTATAGACCACGCGCCTACAGCAAGCAGGCCGCGGTGGGTGGTTGAGACAATATCGCCCTGACAGGCACTCTCAGTGCGGAAGGAAAAACGCAAACGAAAGGAGCGAACGATGAAGAAGTTCAAAGCGACAGTGATTCGCACCGTGATCGAGAGCATCGAGTTTGAGATCGAGGCCAACACGCAGGAGGAGGCGGAGGAGCAAGCCTACAACGAGGCTGTCGATGCCAGCGCGGAAAGGTGGGACGGGGAAACCACCGGGATGGAAGTCGATCTGGAGGAGATTTGAGACAATATTGCCCCGACAGGCACTCTCAGTGAAAGGAGAAAACGATGAAAGTACGCTACGACTTCGACCGGGACCACCAACCCGGCGAATACATCGGGTTCGAGATCCGGGTCTGTTTCAATGACGGGGATGACTGCATCTCCAACATCGAGGACGAAGACCACTTCGAGTTCCACAAGGAGGAGGGGACGCATCTGTTCTGGGGCGTGTACGGGGTCAACCCGGACGGGATGTCCGAGAGTCTGGGAGACTTCTCCAGCGAGGAGGCGGCTCTGGACACCGTCAGGAAACTGGGGGGCAGACTATGTTCGTCGTGGTGATGGAGATCGGTGGGGGCTTCTTCAACACTTGGTCGGAGAATGATGACAGTCCGGTGGTCTTCGAGACCTTCGAGGACGCGGTCATGGAGCTGGCCGAGTTCTACACGGACTACCGGAAAGAGATCGGTGAGGAACCGGACAGTTTCCGGATCGTCGAGGTGACGGATCGATACCAACACTGGCATGAGGGGGGCGAAGCCTATGCAGCTTGATCGCAGGGGTGGCGAGGGGGTCCTGTTCCTGACCGACGAGGACCTCGAGCTGGTCGGGATCGACCCGGCCAAGGTCGGGGACGGCGAGTGGCGGGACATTCTGGATTACCTGAAGGACTACTACAACGACAATTTCTCAATGGTTCTGGCGGAGGCAGCCGAGTATGTCTTGGCCCACGCCAACAAAAAGGAGGTGGGTGATGATCAAGGTGTGTGATGCCCAGACGATTGCGGCGATTGCCAGCGAGTTCATGACGGACGCACGGTACGGGGACTGGTACAAGCGGGAGTGCGATTCCCGGTCGGGCACCCCGGGCATCTGGTCCGACATCGGGTCGGTGGGGGTCAAGATCATCGAGGCCGAGAAGGCGTTGAAGCTTGACTGGCATCAGTACGAGTTCATGGAGGCGATCTTCGCCATCGTGGACCATATGTACGAGGAGGGTCTGGAGCAGGACTGGACCGCGGTTCTGGAGAGAATCCTGAAGGAACAGCAAGGAGACTGAGCATGGAATGGGATGTGTGGGTCAAGCAATACCAGGGTGAACTGCTGTCACGGACGGGGCTGTCCCTCGAGGACGGGCCGATGGAGTCCACCCTGCGGAGCTTTTTCGACAACGAGGAAACGCCTAGCGAGGCGGTCTCATGGGTGATCGACAAACACGATCTGGATGACCTGCGGGTCGAGGCTTACGAGCGGGACACCTACAACCGGTTCCGCGAGGAGGCACTCGCCCGGTTCGGGTATGCGCCACCAGCGAGGAGGTTCTAATGGCGGAGTACTGGTGCGGGGTCTGTCTGGAGCAGATCGACCCCGCCGAGGGGGACATTCACAGTCTGCCCAATGGTGAGGACTGTCATGCGGAGTGCTGCCCGGAGTGTGAGACAATTTGCCGGTGACAGGCACTCTGGGTGGGAAGAGGAAACCAAACAGAAAGCGAGGAACGATGAGCGAGAATAGCGTGATCGTGGAGACGGAAGTGGAAAACCGCGATGGCAAGAAGCGGTGGTGCGCGGTTGAGGTGCGCTACCGGGGACTGAAGGAGCGGATCGAGTTCGCCATGCCAGCGATCATCAGCCTGCCGCTGGGGCCGGAACGCAACGACCTGGAGTTGCTGCTGTGCGCCCTGCTGGCGGGCAAGGGGGAGTTCTTCACCCAAGTGACCCGGGCGGTGGTGCTGGACGAGAAGCGGCAGCTTAAGAAAAAGAAAGGCAAGTGAACGCAACATAACGCAGATTATCGGACACTGTTTGAGAAAGGAGCGACGATGTACCAAGAAGAGTGGGGGCAGAGGGCAACCCCGATGGATGCCTGCCGGGAATACGCGCTGAACGCGGGGAGGGAGCGGACGGAATCGGCCTGGATCTTGACAGACTTCGATGCGTGGATGCCGAACCCCTTCTACCAGGGTCCGCCGGTGCCACACCCGGAAGATTGGTATGACGACGATGTGGGGAGTGAGCAACCGCCACCGCGGCCAGTCGTCGAGAAACAGGCGCCGCCGGTCGATGAAGACATCCCGTTCTAGGACAAGGCTGGGGGGCGAAAGCCCCCCGGCCTTTTTTTATTTATTTACCTGGAGGACCCCCATGCACTTATCTGTCGCCGCAAATGTACCGGCCCGACAGGGCCGGTTGGGCTGGGGGCTGAGACAATATCGTCCCGAGCTGCACTGAGGGGGTACCCGGTGGAAATCCGCGAACCCGCGGTGAGATAATTTCCCTGCGACAGGCACTCTCAGTGCGGGGGGCTTTTCAATGAACCACGCGGGGTGCCTGAGACAATATCGCTCCGACAGGCACTCCAGACTGAAGGGAGGTGCGTGTGAAAAAACGCATTACGGTGACTTTGGAAATTGACTTCAGCCTTCTGCGTGTGGCGAAGGCGGACATTGTGGAGCGGATCGGAAGCGAGGAGGGGGGCACCTCACTCGCCTACTTGGCCAGCCTCTTGTGCGACATACAGGATCAGGCAGCCAAGCGGGTGGGGGATGTCGCCGTCTTCGGGACGATGTTCGACCCGTGAGACAATATTGCTGCGACAGGCACTCTCATCGAGGAGGGAAAACGATGCGCGGATGGAAAGAATGGTACGACGATGACGAGGAGGAGGTGTGGCGGGTGCTGGCTGGCCTGTCGCCGGAAGAGGAGGAGGTGGTCAGGGAATTCAACTGCGGTGCGCCCCTGCCGGACGACGACAAGCAAGAGCGGAAGGGGTGGGCCAAGGACGAGCTACCTTTCTAAATCTTAAGGAAGTGTCTTTTTTCACCTATGTGGATACAAAGGAGATTGATATGCCGATCTATCTGATCAAGCAACGGGTTGATGATAGCGATATTATGGTGACAAGTGAGTCAGTTGGCTACTTCGAGGGGGAACCCCAGGACGCGGACGCGGTGGTCAACGCCCTGAACGAGCGGGATCCGGAGGTGGGAAAGACCGAACTTTTCGGGTATAGACGGAACTGCTACTTCCGTGTAGAACTCGACAAAGTGACCTTGACAAAGGTAAATGATTGGTTCCCACAATAAGCGACTTGACGCATCTCTAGTCGCAGATTGAACTTATATCGATATATCAACAATATAAACGCTGATAAAAGGTAGTATCAGTTGTTTTTGAGGGTCTGCGCTTGTTTTGTGAAAATCCGAGGTTCAGAGAAAAGGAGGCTTTTATGCTCAAGGACCAAACAGTCAAGGAACTCCGCGATAGTGGCTACAGCGTTGTGATCTTCTCCCCTGAGGAACTCCAAGGTATTAACCTCTACTACTTTGAGGATGAATTGGTTGGTAGGGGGTGGGAGATTATTGACGGCATGAGGCAAGAGCAGGGCAAGAAGGAATAGGGGTGGGGAATAGCCCACCGGGCAAGCAAAGGAGACACAGAGATGGCAAAGTTCAAGTATTCGGTTACCCAGCAGATCATGGCATCCATCGAGGTGGAGGTCGAAGCCGACAACGAACAGGAGGCTCGCGAGCTGGGCAGGGATCTGGCGTTTTCCATCCCCTTGTCGGACGGGTGGGAGACCGACGATGAAATCGTGGACGAGGAAGTCGAGAAGGAGGACTAGACATGACGGTCGATGAGCTGGTCAGGGATCTGTGCGCGGCCATCCTGGAAGGCGACGACAGGGAAACGCTGGAGGGCAAGGCTGCGTTCTTGCAGGCGGTGATCGATGAGGACTGGGGTTCCATAGACTCTTATTCCCCTGTCTACGAGGAGGGCAGATACCTGGCGGGGATAACCAAAAGAATCCATGCCAGATGAGATATTTTCGCTGGTTCAGGCACTCTGATCAGAAAGGAGATTTGAGATGAATCGCGACATGATCGAGCAAAAGGTGGGCAAGACTTGGGACACCAACGAGCTTCAAAAGGTCTTCGAGGTTCTTGGTTTCAGTATGGGTTGCTGCGTGGTCCGCAACAGAGAAACGGGCAAGCGCGGCAGTCTTGAGTTCGACCGATTTGACCTGGAGGGGGCCGGGGCAACCCGCCTCTATCACAGTTTCGTAGAAGGTTAATTTACAGAAAGGATAGAAAATGGACGAGCTGATAGACGAAGTCTTTAGGGTGAAGCGAATCTACAAACTGAGCAACGAAGACATGATTCGGTACCTTGCCGAGTTCATTGTTGACGCAGGTTTGGAGATCGAATGCCAGGGTTATTTGGGCGGGATCGAACCACAAGAGGGGTGAGACAATATTCGCCTAAACGACACTCTAAGTGCGGCGAAAACCAGATTATAAACCGGGGTTAACGGGGGGTCTGGTTTAAGCCGCATATATAAGCTGTGCAGTCTTAATCAAGGAGATCATATGAAAAGATTGACTTATAAGGATATTCAAGACCTACCTCAAGACCATCCAGACTATATCAGGTTCATGGAGGAGGCTGAGGCGGAGTGCAATATCCCGGTCATCAGGCCGGACGACGACGAGGAAGGCGTGGGTTACTTCAACCGCTATATCGCAGGAGACAGATGATGAAACTGAAAGCTGATCTGAGCTACGACGATCGTTTCGATGGTTTGTCGGCAAAGTTGTTCATTGAAAACAACATCGTGACGGTTTTGTTCAACTTAATAAGCAAAGAATGGGCGGCGATCTCGTTCGAGATGGGTGAGAAGGAAGGGGACCTCAACTTCTACAGGGTCGCGGACAAGATTGGCACCCAACCAAAAATCAGTCTGGACGAAGCAATCGCAGTCGTCCGGGCAACCATAGCAAAGGAGGCGGTGTGAGCCAGGACAAACTAATTGAGACGGTCAAGGGATGGATAGGGCGATGGAAGATCGGTGGCGACAACCACTTCTTCACGCCCAAGGAATGGCAGAAGCGGGGCGAGGAGATCGGTTCTTACGCCGATCTCACCCTGACCTGCGAGGGGCAGCTAAACCACATCCTCAACGGATATGTCTCCGACTCCAGGCATCTGATCGATGACTTCAGTCGGGTCGTGAACGGGACGGGATACTACTGGGAATGGGGCTACGCTTGGTCAGTTCACTTTTACAAGATGGAGGAAAAGAAATCATGAATTACTCTCGAAGGTTTGAGTTTCGCGGCCTGCCTTTCATCTATGAGTTCAGCAACGACGACAGCATGGATTGCGCTGAGTCAGCGATCTCAGGTCTGTCTGAGCAAGCCACCAAGGCTATCCAAGACGATGAGTTTGAAACTGCCGTTTGCGAATATGCAGAAGAACAGGCGGCATCGGGATGGATCAACGCAAAGGAGGGGCAGAGATGAAACCAATGACCATGAGGCAGCTTGACCGGGTTCGCGAGGAGGGTGGGGAATACCTGACCGATCTGGAGGTCACCTACCAGGGTGAACCAATGACCGTGCTGGTCGCCGGGGAACTGGAGATAGTCCACCCCAGCAACTGGATCAGCCGGGGCGACAGTCCGCCGGACGACCCCGAGACCAACGGTTCGTGGGAGATCGTCGGGTTCATCGTTGGCGACGACCGCGAGGTCCAGCCGGGAACGGACGAGTTCGACCAGATCGAAAAACAAGTCTGGGCTACGGTGGCCCGACAGATCGGTGAGATGGGACTCTAAGGAGGGGATGCAAAGTGAGCAAGAGACATCAGGCTTTTGTAATCTGGAGCGACGACATAGAGGAGGGCGACAAGCCGACTCCTTACGAGTTCAACACGGAGGAGGAACTGAATGCCTTTCTGCTGGGCGTTAGCGAGGCCAGCGGCTGCATGAGTTCAGCTGTCTTCCTCGACGAGCAAGAGGCTGAGGACTACATCAGGGAACAACTGGAGGAGGGCGATGGGGTGTTTGGACTTTACTAGGGATTCATGCGCGGTTAATGGAGAGTGGGAATGATACCCTTTCTGGACATGAACGAACGCCCCATTGAGGTGGGGAACAGGGTGGAGGTCAAGTTTCTCAGCGGGCGATACGGTGAAACGCGGACCCTGCGTGGGAAAATCGTGGCCTTGGACACCCTGGGCGGAATGACCATCACGCTGGAAGGACCTGGTTCCTTCACCGTGTACAGCAAGTTTGACTGCAAGCAGTATGGGCAGGGTGATGATTACTACATCTGCAATGGCTTTGATTTCTGCTCCAGGCTGAACGCCAGGGTCGGGAAGACAGGCAACAATGACTTTGAGCATGGCTATCAAGGCTACTGTGTTTTATTGGAGGGAGAATGAGCAATGGGCGTGTGGCTGAAGTTAAGCGACGAGGAACTGGAGACCATCGGCAATACACCGGCGCTGGCCAAGCTGGCGACCAGGGCGAAGGAGGCAATCACCGAGCAGGCGGGGGCAAGCGACAAGATCCAGCTGGCCCAGGCGATCTACGCGGACGACTCCGAGAACAGCGTCGAGGTCGATCCCGATGCGGCGGTCTCGATCAACAATGACGGGACTTGGGTTCAGGCATGGGTGTGGGTGGAAAACTAAGGAGGGCTTGACATGAGCATTGATTTTGACGAGATCACAGTCGAGAACAAAAAATTCAGTCTGACTCTGGACTGGATCGGGGAAGGAATTTTCGGAGACTACGACAACGAGGACGCAAATGATGCGCCCCTGTTGAGGTACTGGGTTTCCCAGAAAATCGACGGAGTGTGGGATGATGTTCACAACGGTTCAGCCTGTTGTTTGCTCAAGGCAAGCGACAAGCGAAAGGACCTGAAGAAGGCAGCAAAGATCATGCTGGATCTGGTCACGAATGCTGGCGAAGACAAACTGAACAGCATCGTGCAGATGATCTCCCATGTGGAAATTATCGACGACAGAATCAAGCTGCCAAGACTCATCTAGGTGGGTGAAAAATGATCGAAGTTAGCGTATCGCCGGAAGCGGCGCGGCAACTGGTGAAGGTGGTTGAACTGTTCGGTTCGGCCATTCTCCCAAACCACGATCTGATCAAACTGGTTGGTCAGATGAAAGAATCATTAGCCAAGGAGGCAAACAATGCGCGAGAGAAGAACGCTGAGAGGATTTGTGTTCAGGAACCTACACCACAAAGGCGTAGTCTGGTCCGTGCAGTCAAGCGAGGGCAAGACTATATCGCATAACGACCACATCCTGGTCAAGAACGCGAAGTTCGTGGTTCAGCCAGGGGGACGGGAGCGGGTCCGGGCAACCAAGTGCAAGACGGTCCATGCCGGGATACGGGGCGAGGTGGTGACCGACCCGTTCGAGGCCAGCGCCCTGCTGGCGACCATCGACAGAACCAAAACCGCTTACTACAACCCCTACACGACCGATCACTTCGTCGGCGTCGACGGGGAAAAGCTGGACACCGCGGGGGTGGTCCTGCTGACCAGCGAGAATGGCAAACCCAGGGTTTTCTTCAACTGACAAGGAGTCAAGAATGACTAAGCACACACCGGGTCCATGGCAGATCACGACCGACTTCATCAATGTCTTCAACGAGGACGCCATCCAGATAGCCAGCCTGGACAGTCAAGGCAGTCCTGACATTGGGGTGGAGGAATCGCTAGCCAATGCCTACCTGATTTCGGCCGCGCCGGAAATGCTGGCGGTTCTGAAGAAGGTTCTGCCGGAGATAGACGATCCCAATCTGATGTGGGAAGTGTCAGACGCGATCTACAAAGCAGAAGGGAGGGAGTGATGCGAACCAATCCAGACCTGGACGATTTCATGACGGACACCCAACCGACCCGCAAGAGAAGGCGAAAGTCGCCCGTCATAAAGACTGATGCTGTTCGTCGTCGCGCATTCAAGGTTTTGGCCATCCTGGCCGATCTTGATGCTAAGACGCGGGACCGGGTTTTGAGGAAAGCAATTAGCCTATCGAAGGCGTAAGGAGGGATTGTGAGCAATACGAATCATGGATTGCCCGACCTAGGCAAGGTCAGCTTGACGGTGATGCGAAGACTGAGGAAGGGGCAGACAGTCGGGTTCGACCGACCCGATGTCCGAACCGACCGGTACATCAGCAGCAATGTCAGAAAGCTGAAGGACCAGCGCGGCAAGGAGTTCATCACCAAGACCGCGATCCTGGTCGATCCGAAGACGGCAGATTCCAAAAGAGTTATCTATGTGACGAGGGTGTCATGACACAAGAACAAGTAAGACTGGCCCTGTACGCTCTTGGTCACTTGAGGACCAACCTGGATCACGACAACCTGGACGACTTGGGTCTTGGGAACTTTGAAGAAGTCGAACAGAAAATCGAGGACGCAATGAACTGTCTTGCCGTCCTTGCGGAATGTGGACAACTTAAGTAGGAGATTAGCGAAATGATTATCACCAGCATGAGAAGTTTGCGCGACCATGTTTCTGCCCTGCTGGGCGAACACGGGACAGATACTGCGGCTGAATTGATCGCGGAAGTGATTGAAAGCGACATCAACTGTCCCGAATATGGAGAAGATTGGAGGGAATTCATTGACAAGCTGGACTTTGTCAAGATCCACAAGCGTTTGTTTGAGTGTACTGCGGCAAAGTTTTATCCAAAGGGTGGGCCGGTTGAACGCTGGACTATCGTGGATGATTTATGCCCAATCATGGATGAGCTGGCTGAAAGAGGTTACGGCACGCGAGGATACTGGAAGCGGACGGGTGACCGTTTTACTCTGGACCTGTATCTCGACCCGAATGAACCAGACGCCGAAGGTCGCCTGGAACTGTTTGGGCTAAACCAGGATGTCCTTGTGGCCCTAATCGAAAACGCAAACATGGAGGCGTGAGCATGGAACTGGTTCCAAACGATGATTCCTACAACTACCGGTACCTGGAAGTAGCCCATCAAACAGGATACTGCCAGCTGTATGAATTGAACGATCGGGTTTCAGTAGAGTTGGTTCAAAACGCAGCCAAACAATTAAAATTGCGCTGGGCGGAAGCCTGGGCGACTTTGATGCGGGGCGAAGAAATAACCTTGGGCAACAGCATTTTTCGTCTCCAAAAGTAATTGACATTTCCAAGTAGGTATATAAAATGGTTTTGTGCCTAGACGCTTTTGATGGCAAGGAATTCAGAAAGGAGAATCGGTGATGAAAGACTCAATCGTGACGATGACGGTGAACGATAAGGATTTTCGGTACACCGTAAGTGAGTTCAGTACTGACTGGGAAGGTCGCGGTTTCCACTACCGTAAGCTCGACAACAACGAAGAGCAGTACGATGTGTTCATCTGCGATCACGACCCCAGCAACGACATCTGCGACTGCGCGGATGCCACATTCCGAGAACGCCGCTGCAAACATATGGACGCCATCAGGGCGATATTGGTTGCCGCGCAACTCAATGGAGGTAAAGACAAATGAGAATGTCGAAGTCGCAAAAAGAAATCTTCAATGTCCTGAAGAATTCTTTGGCTAAGAACGGCGCGTGGACACGGGGCCAGCTCTTGGTCGAAGGAGAACTGGTACCCTGTCGACTGTCGACGCTGGCAGGGCTGGAGAGGCGGGGCCTGGTGAAGATGAATAGCATCTGGTTTCAGGAAGGCGTGGGGCCTTCTCGCCAGTGCTGCTCGGTGACCGTGAAGGAGGATGTGCGATGAGAAATTTTGGAAGGAACCAAGCGACCAACAACTGGATTGAGGAAGCAAGTACCAAAGCCGACGATGTCGCTGGTCGTGTTGATGAGGCGCTGGATGATACGCTCGAGCCGAAGAACGCCATCCGCGTCATCAATCACGCCTGGGCTATGACCATCTCAAACGAGCTGGGAAATTGCGGTGAGGATGTTTACCTCCAGGATATTCAGAATTGGCTCGAGGTTAAACACAAAGAATCGTCCGACCCCAAGTACAAAATGGCGTTGGAATTTGCGCGGGTTTGGCTTTATTCTTGATGGTTTTACGATAAGTTTTTGAACCTTTTTATGGTTGTGTGTTTATTCATTCAAGGAGGAAATAGATGAGCGGCATGGAATTGAAGCTGATGACTAAGTTGGCAGCAATCGACAAGGTTATGTATGAGGTCCTCAGCGACGAGCAACGCCAGGAAATTGCCACGCGAGTCGGTTGGTTAATGTTGGAATGTGAAGATTTTGACCCCACGGAAGGAACCATCTGGGAGAAAGCTTAATGATAAGGATTTTCTTGATATTTGGCGCGAGCTTTATAGTTGGGTGCTGCTGTCAGCGACAACTCACTGTGAAAAGCAAGTTCGACCCATACAACCAGGCGCGGCCTGTTGATTCGGTCGAGGTTCAATGGACTCTGACTTACTAGGAGGGGCAAAGATGACCCAGCTAATGACGATTGCGGCCCTGGTGGGAATTCACTGGCTGATTCTTTTTGGACACTGGAATAAGGAGAACCAAGAATGAAAAAAGGATTGTTGCTCAAGAGACGAGAAGGCGAGTCTTGTCTGTGCTTTGTCGGACAAGACGACAGAGAGATTCTGCGAGTGATCGTAGAATCTATCCAGGGTAACTCTGTGCGACTGCGGTTTGTTGCCGACGATTCGGTTGACATCCTGCGTTCCGAATTAGTGGAGAGCAAATGAACAGAAAACCAAACAGGTTGCTTCGTATTCTTTTTAAATGCGAGCAGGAAATACACAATCAATACGGGAACGACCCTGATGATTTGGCCAAGGGAGCGCCGCCACCCTGGTCGCAGAAACAGTGGGAATGGTTTCAACAACGCGTCGAATTGTTCAAAACCGAGGCGGACTGGGCCACCGAAGAAGAAATGCGCACACTCCACAACTGGCTCGGGAAGAGCGCGCTAGAATTAAACGCCAAGGATGTTATTGTGCGGTCTTGCGTTGAAGGTCTTGTTCACACAGTCAATAAGTTTTTACACAGCAAAGGTCACCACTAATGAAGTTCATGATTGCGCTTTTCATCGTCGCCGCTTTCTTCAAGTCTTTTATGGATTCCTCCATGATGTACGCCGACAGCAAGGGCGGGAAATAGCATGGGTCGTCATCCCATAGAAGAGATCACCGAGAAACAACGGGAAGTTCTCAGGCTGATCATCCTTGAAACTGAAAAGAATGGTTGCCAGCCCAGCCGCGATGAACTTGCGGCGAAGCTTGGAACCACCAAGCATGCGGTCAACCAGAAGGTTTGGCAGTTGTGCAAAAAAGGTTATCTGGTGCCGTCGACCAAGAAAGGGGAACGCTGCCTGGTCATCCCAGGCGTGCGGTTCCGGGCTGAGTTGGTCGACAGATCTGCGGCATCGGGCAATTTGCGGGTCATCGAAGAGATTCTCGAGGCCGCGAAAGCAAACTGAGGCATCAGCCCACGCTGACCCGCTGCTTCCATAGTTCAAGCTGCGGGCCAGCGCCCCTGAACATTTGCGTTCCATATATCCTGACAACCGTCAACATCTTCTTTGAGAGATTCTGGAACAACTCCTGACCGGCTGGGGAGTCCAGGGCGCCAGCCCAAACTTCCTGACCGGCCAGGTGCGCCAGGCCCGCGGGCGTTTGATGCGCCGCCACGGGATACAGCATCACGCCACTCTTGTCCGGCCTCAAATGGTCGGGAATCCAGCCGTATAAGAACGCGCAATTCCAGGAGCCGCAGACATCGGGGCGGGAGGGATCGGTCCAGATACCGCACCCACCGCCCTTCTTTCTGTGTTTGCAGTCTGTGTATTCTGGCTTGCCCAGCTCTCTCACTTCTAGCACTCGACAGCAAACATCGCATTCCCCGCAGCTTTTTGTCAGCACATTCAACGGTATCTTTTTCATGACGTTCCTTGATGGTTCGGTCCTGTCATCCTACTGGTTATAAGTAGTTTGACATAGCCCCCGGTTGGGCAAGCCGTCGCATCAGCGGGACTGAGGTCAATGGTGCTGGTCGTAGACCCCGACCGTCGTGTAGTGGTCCTTCAGATAATATCTAAATATATCTGTCGTAAGCTTGGTGCCCGGTATGGTAATGAGGAGTTCACGGCCGGGAGAGGGGAAGGTCCCTCGCTGCCAGAGAACAGCGTTGTCCGACAGGACGACTCTGGCGGTCAAAGTGGTTTTAACCATCCCAGGCTATTCTTAACCTTTTCGCCGGGCCTCCTCATACCCTGAACCCTAAGAAAACCTTAAACCCCTGGCATTCAACTCTGAACCCACACCACCCTGAAGCAGCGTCGACAGGAAGAAGGGTAAGCAGACCCCCAAGCCGGTGCGCGAAGCGTTGACGGTAGACGCCAAAGGTTGTGCTGCCCTCAACTCCAATGTCAGGTTTAAAGGTAAACCTGTCAGAAAAAGTAGCAAAAGTAACGATTGTTACAGATTAATGAAGAATTCTTATTGACAGCAAAAAAACAAAAGAATAAGTATGGGTAAGTTGAGGTGATTGACGCCCGCAATAATCTCAATTTTGTTATGGAGAATCATGGTCAAGAATGACCCTTGGTCCTGTCCCCAGATCGAGGCTTTTAAATGGATATTGATCACGATGATCCCGTGGCCGCTCTTTACCTGAATGGTTATTTGGATGCCATTTTCAGGAAGAGGCCCCTGCTCAGGCGGGAATGGGATGTGGAAGACCTGTGCCAAGAACTCTCGATGAGTTACATTCGCAAGGTCCCCGAAGAAAAGAGAAAGGCCTTGTCGGAAAAACACAAGGAATATCTCGTCAAGCGCATGGCCGTCCAACTGTCCAAGGACAAGCTGCGCCAGATGCAGCGGGCCAAGCGCGACTGCCGCCGCTCAGTTCAGTCTGAATCCGATTTTGTGATGGCGGAAGGCAGTGTGCTGCAAGGCCTGTGTGACCAGGAGTCCTGGGAGTCTGTGCGTCGACGCATCGACGATGAGACCTGGTTGGTCTTCTGCATGAGGAACAACGGCTTCAAGTGGGACAGGATTGCCCGCCAGATGGGCCGGGACAATCACAACGCCGTGCGGATGCGTTATTGTCGGAACATCAAGAGACTGGCTATCCTTTTTCAGGGTGGCAACGGAGTCTCTGATGATCGAACGGCGCGGGGACTTGTTCGCCCAGCATGACTGGATAGGCATCCCGACCAATGGAACCGTCACGCACTCCAAGGCAGGCCCGAAGCTTGTCATGGGTTCAGGTCTCGCCAAAGAGGCGCGTGACAAATGGCCGGGGCTGGATCAGTTCTGGGGCCAGCATGTGCGGGATCATGGCAATGTCCCGTGCGAGGCACCCTGGTTGCGGCTGATCTCGGTCCCAACACAACATCATTTTTCTGAAAGATCTGATCTAGGATTGATTCAACGCTCGGCGCTGTTCCTGGCGCACTGGGCGTGGGAGCAGAAAATCGAACTGGTTTACCTGCCCAGGCTTGGGTGTGGCCTGCGGTGGTCCGAGGTGAAGCCTTTGCTCGAAGGCATACTCGATGACCGTTTTATTATCTTGAATTAGAAGGGGTGCTGCGGCGCCCCTTTTTTATTTATCTCCACTGCACTAATCCGCCCACATTTCCATGCTTGGCAGGGTAGTATCTGTCGAGTGATCCTTCTAATCAAACCGGGGTATAGTCCTATGATAAATCCAGGAGCGCCTGCTATGGACATCTCGGTTGAATATATGGTTAAGCGTCATCTGCCAGATGTTCTTGAAGTAGAACGTGCAGCATGGACTTATAACGACAAAGACTTCGGTGAGATACTCCATCCTTTCCATTGGGATGAAGGAAAGTTTATTGCCGAAGTGCGTCGAAAATCTACCGTGTTTTACGTTGCCGCCGAAGGGCCGGTAGTGGGTGGGTTTGCGGTGGTCTCCCGCAACAAGGACCGTTCCAGCACCACGGTGGAACGCCTGGCTGTCCACCCTCTTTTCCGTCGACGCGGTCTTGGCTCTGCCATGCTCGAAGAGATCCTCACCCGAAGCGTGAGCAATAAATTCACGGCGCATGTTCGCGAGCACGACGAAGACTCGATCTACTTTTTCCGGGCCAAGGGGTGGCAGGGCAAGCTGGCCCCCAACCTGTATGGTCGTGACCAGGACGGAATCATTTTCTCTCGTCCAGACTAATTACTTAACAATCATCCTAGTCAAGAATATGCTGACATTGTCAGCCTCTATTCTTTTCTAGGAACGACCATGCCAAACCAGCTGCTTGAAGACGCACGGGACATTCTCGATTCCCTGTTGCAGGTCAGCCAGAACTCACCCTTCCATCAACGCGTCACGGACGCCTATGTCAATGTCTCCCGGGGCATTGAGGAACTAAAGAAGGCCATCTCCGACCGGGAAACCGCCTTCCAGCAGCAGCTCATCCACGAGGCCATGAAGCCCACCTGGGCCTCTACCGCTGACGTGGAAAAGGCTATCTCCAGCGAAAACCCTGCTTCCCATCTGATCTCGATCCGCCCCACCGACAAGTTCGAGGGGTTCGAGCTGACCAACGCCCTGTTCCAGACCAAGGTCATCCCGATCGCCGTGGTCACAACACCGGCAAACGCCGCCGAGAAGCAGATCACCCTCAACGCCATCACCATCATCGATGGCGGACTCAAGATCGCCTTCGGCCCCGATGACCGCTTCTATTCGGTTGAGACGGCCACCCTGCTTGCCGAGGAGGTTTCATGATCCGCACCTTGGTTGAAGGTGATTTGATGACGATCGCGGATTACCGGCTGTACCGCTGGTTTGACGCGATCGAGAAGGCGAAGACGACCGGTTACCGTGTCGTTTCGGTGCGGTGTGTGCGTGGTTGGTTTTTCAATTCTTATGTCGCGGCATTGACTCTCAGTTCGGGTTTCAATGTCGATTTTACGATTGGTCCTGTGCGGACACGTTCTTAGGAGATTGCCATGTCCTTGATTTTGACAGACAGCCAGGAAGTCACCCTTTCAGTCACGCCGGTCAGCAGGGCGGGGAATGTCGTTGGGGTTGAGACCCCGACATGGGCCTCGTCTGACCCGTCGGTCCTTGAAGTCCAGGTCGACGAGAAAGACCCACTCAAAGTCCTGGTCAAGACGACCGGCAAGGTTGGTTCGGCCCAGGTCCAGTTCTCCTGCGACGCCAAGCTTGGCGAGGGTGTCAGCCCTCTCCTGTCCACCCTGGATGTCGAAGTGGTTGCCGGTGAGGCCGTCAACCTGAAGATCGACGCCGCCACCCCCACCGAGAAGGCGTAAGAAGCCCTATGGTAAAGCGCGCAAAATACGTCGAAGCCCTTCAAAAGATGAATGATGATTCCTTTTGGGACGGCATCTACGACGATGTCGAGCGGCTTTACCTCATGGAGCCACTCATCAATGCCATGGAGGCGTTCGCTGTCGCTGACCAGGCCCTTGCTCTCGCCAAGGAGGTGATCATCTCTTTGGTGGAGGGCAAGCCTGGGGCGAAGGCGATGGCGGAATTATTCCTGAAGGAGATTGCCGATGAACCCGATGGCCCTTGAGGAGGCTGGGTTCAAGGAGTTGCCTGTCCCGGCCATGTGGAACTGCACAAGGCTGTGGGGCTACTGCCGGAAAGATAAGCGCGGACGCCAATTCACCGTCAATGTCCGCTACTACGACCTCAGAAAATACCACTACAACGGAGAATCCTGGGACGCCATCTCTCAGTTCTGGTTCCGGATCAACGACAGGGAATGCACCACCAATGTGGAACTGATGGACATCGAGGGCATGTCACCTGAGGACATCATCGATTGGTTCCATAGCGTCTGGCAGGATATGGGCGCGCATCACGACAAAATGTGGGGAGAGTAGGATGCCGAAGCATTGGCATGATTCCATCAGGATTCAGCAACCCGCCGACATGAAAGCGGGCAAGGACGAGATTCAGACATTGGACATCAAGGTCGAACCCGCAGACGACCGCCATTACATCGTCATCAAGACCAAGCGGTGGGCCTTCGAGGTGGATGAGCTGGAAGACTTCATCGTCTACCTCAAGCAGTTGTGTCAGTCGGCCGACCAGGCCGTGGATGAGGCGCTGTCCTCGACCGAGTTCCCTGGCTGTGAAAGTTTCCGTTTGGGGGTGAAGTGATGTTGACCGAGGGCGAACTGAATGCGATTGCCAAGCGGGTGGAGAATGCTACCCCGGGTCCCTGGTTCCCGGCTGCCACCGATGATGATGTGGCCATGAGTGCTTGCTATGTGACCACGACCCCGTGCAGGTTTGAGCACGATAACAAATTTGGTATGGCGCCTGAAACGGCCGACTTCGACAATGTCATTTGCGTGACGCTGTTGCAACACCCTCGTCTGGCCTGCCACAAGTCCGACAAGTGGGACGAGAACACGGAATTCATCGCCCATGCCCGTGAGGACGTGCCCGCCCTCGTCGAGACAACCAGGGCCTTGATGGTAGACAACGGCGAGCTTCAGTCGTTGTGCGGCATGATGAACATGAAGATCGAGAAGCTGGAGCTTTTGCTGAAGGTGATCGCCCGCCACCCGTCCGTGCTGAATCTCCCCATCCGCGACATGGACAACAAGACAACCGGCTCCCTCATCCTGTCAGACAAGATTGACGACATCTCCAATCTGCTGTTTTTGTTGGAGCAACAGTAATGGACATTGAATCCATCCTGGCGTCTGGCTTCAGGGAATTCGGCGTCCCGCCTGGACTTTCGTGCGACCGCTTTTTCCAGAGGCCGGAGCGGGATGAGAATGGCGACTGCTATTTTTTGAACATTGGATACTACGACAACAGGAAATATGTGGGCGGGCACGAAGGGTACCAGGCAGATGTCCAGTTTTACATGGGCGATTATTACGCAAATCTTTCTGTCTCGATCCCGCGCAACAAGAATATCGAAGAGGTTGTCTGCTGGTTCAAGTCGATGTGGCAGAAGATGGGGGCGGGGTACGCCAGGAGAAATTCGGAATGAACGCCATCACCAAGACGGAAGTTGTGATCAAGAATTCCGGAGACGGAGTCTGGAAGTGGCTTGTTGAAGTCGAGTATTTTTTTGACGGCGATACCTGGAGAATCCTTGAGGAAGGGATCGAGTCCTCGTATCTGACAGCCAAAGAAGCCGCCGATGAATCGCTCTACCAGACAGAGAAAGAGATTCTGGCAGAACAACGCAGCAAGGAGTAGACCATGGAAAATTCCGACTATTGGAAAAATCAATATAATTTTGAAAAATCAGAAAAGAAATTTTTAATTTTTTTATTGGGTGGTATGTGTTTGTTTGTGGCGATTATGAATCTACTTATTTCTATATCTTCAGCAAGAAAAGACAGTGAAATTTTGAAATTGAAAAAACAAATAGTGTCCAACGCCTGGGACCAGGAATGGGCAAAAAAATTGATCGCCGAGGACTATAGCAATGACAAATGAACAGCTTTTAGAAATGACAAAGTCTGGCCATTGTTACCCCTTCCCGACCGATCGTGAGGCTATCAGCAGGCTGGCCGCTGAATTGCTGCGGGTTCGTATGATCGTGCAAACCCAGTCCCCCGCCTACATCGTCCGCGGTGATCGTTACATTGCTGACTGGGCAAAAGCTATTCTGAATGGCGAAGATCTTTGAGGCCTAAGTTACGGCCCAAGCTAATGTTAGATCTGCATAAGCTATGCAAAAAGCTATTCGCAAAACGGCGACAGGAGGAAGCTGACAATGGCAGATGAAGAAGATGATGAGCGTTTACAGCAACTTAGGCGGGATATTAAGTGGGCAAGCGATCTTTTGTGGTTTGTCTGTTGTTGGGCGACTACCACGGGGGTCGGCTTGTTTTTGTTGTCGTTGATCGCTCAAAACTCTGGTGATTTGCTGGCGTCGGAAACTTTATGGTATAGTGGTTGGCACCTAATATCTGTTGGGTTGTGTGGGTTGTTAGTTTGGAAGTTGCAGGATTTCATTTAAAATCGGGTAGCAGCTACCTGAATTTGGGGGAGGGGTGTTTCATGAATTGGTCAGAAATTTTTGAATACAATGACGGGAAACTTTTTTGGAAAGTTTCTTTTAGTAGTAGGATCTTAGTTGGATCTGAGGCTGGATTTTGTTCGGACCAATATCTTGCTGTTGTAATCCACAGAAAACGATTTTTTATTCACCGGATTATATGGGAAATGCACATCGGGCCGATCCAGAATAAAATGTTTATCAAACACATTGATGGCGATCGAAAAAACAATAGGATCTCCAATTTAAGATTGGTGACTCGCTCACAACTTCTATCTGATTTACATAAGCCAAGATACAGGATCGGTAGAACGTCAGAATTTCTTGGTGTCTCTTGGTGTGCCTCCAATCAAAGATGGACAGCTCAAATATGCTCAAATGGTAAACGCTATAGTTTAGGTAGTTTTACTTCAGAATTTGAAGCCAATAACGCTTACATACAAGCAAAATTAAAGCTTCACGATAAAATTGCCGATTTGTCTTTGCCACACCAACTGCTGGCTGAGGAGAAATAATGGAAGAGATTTTAAGTAGCCGAGATTTGGTTGATATTGTGAAGCTGCTGGCTATTTGTCTTGACAAAAGCTATCCAGCAGATCGAGAAATTGCTCGCAAAGCGATCATTGAGATTCTCGAAAATAAACCTGTGGTCGTTCGTGACCTAGACGGCAAAATATTAAATAACCCCACCGGCCCGCTGCCTGGGGGTGAGTGATGAGCGACAATTGGTCCACATGGCATTGCGAGAAGTGTCAGATTGTTTTGCCGTGGAAAGACGGCATGGAAAACCTGAAGTGTGTTGGCTGTGAGATGAAGGCCGAGAACGCCAGGCTGCGTGACCAGCTTCGCTGGCGAGATGCAAAAACTGAAAAGCCACAAGAAGGCGAATTGTGCCTGATTGTCATGCGAAATATGATTTGGCCTAATGTGATTCAGTATTCCGAGTTTGGTTCCTACCGTAGCCCTTGGGATACAGACTTTATTTTGCACTGGAGACCCGTTGGCCCGCTGCCTGGGGGTGAACGATGACTGTGAGCTTGGTTGAAATGCTGGGTCTCGACTTGTTGTCAAAAGTGGGTAGCAAGATCGCTGAGCTAGAAACGGAGAATGTCGAGTTGCGTGAACAGCTCCGCTGGCGTAAGTGGCCGGAGGAGAAGCCGGAGGAAACTGGACGCAATCCATACACGGTGATTTTGGGCTGTGATTGCGTGCAAGCTACATTCTCATCTGGCAGATGGTTGATGGACGAGCGCATGAGCTTTGAAGATGTTGCTGACATGGTAACCCACTGGCGACCAATTGGCGAACTGCCGGGAGAGTGAGCGATGAGCAATTGGTTCTGCCCAGACTGCGTTGGCTTGTTATTGCAATTGTTCAAATACTCCAGGAGTTGATTGTGGATAAGCCGCTACTATTTTTAATCGCTGGCTATTTTGGCGGGCAGATGTTAGCGTATTTGTTTTTGTTTGGAATGAGTTTTATACGAGTCAAAAAAAGAAGGATGAGTGATGAACGGCAACGATTTAGGTAGAGAAATAGCTCGACAAGCGTTCATCGTCGCAATGCTGATATTTGGCTCCGGAATTGCAGCTGGACTGTTGGCTCGATGGCTGTGGCCGATAGTCAAGGCGTGGATTCATTGGGCGACAGGGTGAAGCTGCCGGTACAACACATCTCGTTGAATTCCCCCATCGAATGAACTACTCAAGCTCGGGTGTATTTATTTGGGACATTTTAATCCCAAATGAGGCTTCCGATGTTCTGGTACTGGGTTGGTTACATTCTGACTGCCTGGCTCACCGCCGACTTTCTTACCGGCCTTTTTCACTGGTTTGAAGACCGGTACGCCAAAACCTCCTGGCCTATTTTCGGCCCCCTAGTTGCCGCCCCCAACGAGTTGCACCACAGCGAACCCCGCGCTTTTCTCCGTGGGAGCTACTGGGATCGCAACAACACCACGATGATCCCTTGTCTTTTGATCGCAGCTTGGCTGGGATACCAGGAGCTTTGGTGGGGGATGTTAGTCGGTATTTTCGCCTCGCAGGCTAATCAACTCCACGCTTGGACCCACCAGGGCAGCGTTCCCCGCCCGGTCAAAATCCTTCAGGAAACTGGCATCTTGCAGAATGCCCGCCACCACGCCCGACATCACATAAGTCCTTACGCCACACACTTTTGCGTCATGTCTAGTTGGCTGAACCCCCTGTTTGACTCCATCGGTTTCTGGCGCGGGCTGGAAAAAATCGTTTTTCTGCTGATCCGGGTTCGACCCAAGCAAGGTTAATGTAGTTGCCGGAATGATCTAAGCTGCCGGGGCCGCACCATCCCCTTCGGCGTGAGCCGACCGTGTGACAGGCCAGCAGCCATGGGCCAGGTAGTGTTTGAGTGCGGTTGAGGCGCTACCAGAAGATATCGGGCCGCATACTCGATAATGAGGGTTCGAGTCCCTCTTTCGGCGATTGGGGTGGGTCAGGAACAGACCCATGGTGGCTTTAGCCAAGATGGCAATCGTTTACCTGATCATTTTTGAGCGGGTATGGGTTCCCCCAACCGTAGTCCAAGAAAATCCTTTCGTCAGGAATCTGATCGCCCAGGTCGCCCAGGACTTGGAACTCTACGAATACCCTGAATGCAAAACGCTATGGAAGGCACGGGACGCCTACGAGCAAGCGAGGTTCTGTCGTGGGCGCCTAGCCGACATCCAGAAGTTCTTCTTCATCGACTTTGGGGTGGAGGGGTCAACTTGCTACATGCTCTGGGCAAACAAATACAACCGCCCGTTTGACGAGCTTTGCCGTCGCCGCATCCTGGAAAGCTATGGGGAGTCCAAGAGTTTCTGGATGTTTGTCCAGCGCGAGAACGATGAGATCTACAGGGTTTACGACTTGCTTGACGACATGCACCGGGCTATCCCACTCTATTGTAAGCGCCTGAAATTAGACCGCTTACGGCAGCTTCTGGGGGACGAGGCCTATGAGGCTGGATGGTTCCCCAACCCCACACCGACATGGCGTTTTTTGCCAGAGAATTCCAAATGAACAGTGAATACAACCTAAATCGCCTAGTTGTTGATCTCGCTTGCATTTTGTCATTTACGTTTATTGTTTGGCAATTATTGAGGAAAAACGACTAGACGGTTCAATCGTGTGTTTCTATCGTGATGAGTCGGCGTGGGCAGGTTGCCTCGCTGATTTCATGGATGAGGATTAGCAACGATGAATCGATTTGCTTTCGGTCTGCTGGCTTTGGCTTTGGTTGCCTCGGCTGCTTCTGCTGGCCCTTTTGGTCGTCGGAAGGCGGTTGCTGTGTCTTGCCCTAGCGGCAACTGCGCTGTAACCCAAACCCAGACTCATACAACCACCACGACCACAACGAATACCAGCACCTCGTCAGCACAAGGCGTTGCCAATCTAATCGTCGTGAGCGGACGTTTTCGGCATTGGGGCGGTTACAATGGGTACGAGGGCATCGGTATGGGGCCTACTCCAGAGGCTGCCCTAAGAAATTGCTGTTTCTTTGGACGCTTTCAAATTGCTGATGTAGGCTACGCACAAAAACCAAACGGTTCTTGGGTTGCTGTAGCTAGGTATCGGTAATCTTTGCCTGTTTTGAGATCCGGCTATATGACCGAAGAAATTCTTTGGCATGATTTTTTTGAGTACTCTGACGGATTCCTGTATTGGAAAGTCAGACCAAGCAATCGTGTTAGAATTGGTCAAAAAGCCGGATCTAAAACCTCCCATGGATATTTGATGGTTAATTTCCAGGGGAAGGGCGAAAGGCAGCCAAAATATGTGCATAGGATTGTCTGGGAAATGCACTTCGGTTTTATTCCGGAGGGAATGGTGATAGACCACATTAATCGCAATAGGTCTGATAACAGGATCGAAAATTTGCGCGTGGTTACACCGTGTGAAAACACACAAACAGACGATGGAAAATGCGTTTATTTTGATGCTAGGAGATCTAACCAGAAAAAGCCTTGGTATGCCAGGTTTAAGCGGAACGGAAAAGGCTTCTTTAAGACTTTTGGGTCCGAACAAGAAGCTGAAAGTTGGGTTGCTTCTGTAAGAGCAGTTACAGCGTGACACCCATGAAATTGTCGGCTGTGTTTGGGGTTGGTTTACCGACCGCAATAAGGACTGGAAACGGTCGACGCAGTCGATAATGCGCACGAAGGATTGAACTCCCTTTTGTGCGCTGGACGGGAGTAGAGAAGTAGTATCTCGCCACCCTCATAAGGTGGAGATCGCTGGTGCGAATCCAGCCTCCCGCAATGGTTTGTTGAACGGAAGGAGTCCTTTGATGAACAAGACCAGACAACGAATCGTCCGCAGGAAGCAGATCATTGCCGCCTTCAACAAGATAGGGGCAAAGCAGAGGCCTGTTGCTCGATAAAACAAATCGAGTTCTTCCAGGGCGGTGACCACAAAGGTCGCCGCCTTTTTTATTGGAGTTTTGCGAATGTATATTATGCGCCCCAATGAGGGCTACAAGCAGTCGCTCCGGGATTTGGCGAAAACACTTTTACAGAAAGGTGAAATTCGTCACTTTGTTGAAATTGGTTGTTTTTCAGGTGAATCCGCAGTCATCTGGCACGAGTCCCTCCCAGACTCCGCCATCTGGTGCATCGACCCCTGGTTGCCCGGATACGACCCCAACGACGCAGCCAGCAATTCAAACATGACCGCCGTCGAGAAAGCTTTCGACCAGCGCACCTTTGGCTGCGAGAGGTTGATCAAGCTGAAGGGCGTGTCTGAGACCTTCAAGGATCAGCCCTGTCTGCAATCAATCGATGTCGCCTACATCGACGCCATGCACACATACGAGGGCGTGAAAGCTGACATCCAGTTCTGGTTGCCGCGCTGCAAATTGGCCATTGCCGGACACGATTACAACGGCGGTTGGCCGGGGGTCATCAAGGCTGTCGACGAAATGCTTGGCAGACCCGATCAGATTTTTCCGGACAGTTCCTGGTTGAAGTGGATTTGAGATGTACCAGCCCAAAAGAAAAGCAGTCTTCTGCAAATGCACCAATCACCATCATCATGCGATCTTGACCCTACAGCATTGGCAAGATTCCAAGCTGGGCCTCACCGATCTGGAATGCTGTCTTGATCTCCACATCGCCCCGCACCCATCCTTCCTTAAGAGGTTGCGGAAAGCCATTCGGTATGTGTTCACCGGCAGAGGTGATTGCTACGAGGAGGTCATGATCACAGAAGAAGATGCCGAAGAGATGCGGGATTTGTTGGGGGAATTTGTGGCGTTGAATCGGGCATTACGCTGAGGAGAAACGATGGAAGAAATTTACCTGAAGTTGAAGAAGGCTGTGGATTTCGCCTCGCCCCTAGAGAAGTTTGAGGAAGCCGTTGGCGGCATCTCTGTCGAACTGGACAAACTCGACATTGATTTCATACTCAGTTGCCGCAGTCTCCTCCCCAAGTTTCTCCAGATGAACTCTGACCTGTTGGATCAGGTCAGCGAACTGGAATCCGAGCTAGAAGCCGCCGAATGGGTGGTTCAGGATATGACCGACGAAAATCTTGAGCTGATGGCCAAGGTTGAAGAATTGGAAGAACGCATCGCCATCATGTCGGAAAATCAATCTAGTCATCCAGAAGGATGGGATGGATGAATCGCAAAAGAATGGAATACATCAAGGCCTGTGAGCGAGGCACTCGTGAAGCGGGCGTGAGGCTTCTGCGTGGCCGCGTGGTCAAGGGTGAAGACGGGCGCATTGTCACCAAACTGGTCATCGGTCACCACCCCAGCCAGGAAGACGCCGATGGCTTTCTGGAAACCGTCAGGGTCATGCTGAATTCCCAGAGAGGAAGGACGACCGACTATTTCCAATGGGGTTTTGCTTTTGCCGGAGATGATGATTTCGGCAATTCCTACTTCAAGGTGGTGCCGCTTGATTATTACGAGCGACATCGGTCTTTTGATGGTAACCCTTTCCCGTACTTTCAGTTGCCTGGTTCGCTTGGATTTATTCACGAGAGTGGATCGACTTTTCGATATGGCGGCGACGAGGTAGAGGCTAGGGCCATTCTCATCCGGGTGGGACTCAAGGAGTTGGATTGTGAGTGACTACGAAGAAATGCTTTTGTGTGATGGTTTAGAAGATGCCTTAGTCGGGGTCTCGTATCGGTGCAATCAACCGCCAATTGCCGTTTATGACATTGAAAAAATCATTGCGATCTACATGGATCGGGACGGCATGTCTGAGGAAGAAGCCCGCGAATTTTTTGAATTCAATGTGATCGGGGCGTGGGTAGGGGATAGGACCCCAGCTTTCATCGCTCCCATGAGGATTGATGAGTTAAATTCGGCAATTGAGGAAAGCTCAGAGTAATCTTTTAACTTTCCTAACAAAAACCCTTGCGGTCGCCCTACACAAAACCCTACACTGGGTTTGTCGGGCGATTTTTTTTGTTATTGCTGGAGTGGGATTGTGAGCGACGAAATTTCCAAAGCTTTGCAGTACGGAAGACCCAAGAAAGACGATCCTCGCAAGAAACCGGCCAAGCCGGATGAGCGCAAAAGGGGTTCCAAGCGCAATCCCAAGGATTCAGCTTCCAAGCCAAACAATTCGATTGAAGTCTCTGAAGAAACAGAGAAGAAGATCCGCAAGCTGATGGAAGAACACAACGCCAAAGATCCCAAGTTCAAAGCGAACATGGCCATGTTGAAATCCGTGTTCCGTCGCGGGGCCGGGGCGTTCAGCGCCAGCCATGCGCCCGGTATGGATCGCACTCGCTGGGGCCTGAATCGGATCAAGGCTTTTCTCTATCTCCTGCGCAACGGCAGGCCCTCCAATCCGAACTACAAGCAGGATAATGATCTCCTTCCGGATGATCATCCCAGAGCGAGCAAGAAGAAAGAGAAGTCTAAAGGCAGCAACCTGAACGACATTCTTGATCGCATTGAAGACGCCGTGAAAGACATTCGTCAGGCGCTGGGCGGATGAGTTCATTCCGGGTTTTACTCGGGGAAAACGGAACCTTTTTCGTTGGCGACGACGAAGGGAAGCCTGTTGTTCCATCCGGACAAAACCTAGAAGAACTCCAGGATTGCTTGATCGACATGCTTGGAGCCTTGGAGCCTCAAGATGCTCTGGGCGGTTCGGCAAGATCGCCCAAGTGGACTAGTGTCCGCAAAGAACACCTGGCTGCCCATCCATCTTGCGCAGCTTGCGGTTCACACAAAAGTGTTCAGGTTCATCATAAAAAACCATTTTATCGTGAGCCGTGTCTGGAGTTGGACGCTGAAAATTTGATTACATTGTGTCCTCTATGCCACTTTTACTTCGGGCATTTGCTCAGGTGGACAAGCTGGAATGTCGATGTAAGCAAGGACGCGGCGTGGTTCTTGGGAAAGATTGAGGGGAGACCATGAGACACTGGGGAATGTTGCTGTTTTTGGTCGGGTGGATTACCGGCCTTTGGTTTTTCTCGATACGCCCGCTTTTCAATTTAGAAATGCAGGCGAAGGCTACTGAGGCCAGCCTGCGTTTCGAGAAGCAGCGCGCACAACTGCTCGATGATGAGATCTCCGAGCTTCGGTCCAGGCCGACTTATGAGGAGGGCTACAGGGACGCCGTCATTCGTGCCGGTGCGCCAGAAAACGCCAGCGCATACAAGGACGGATACGATGCTGCCCTTATCGCTGTTGGCGATGCCAGCTATGCCGAAGGCTATCACGCAGCCATCAAGCAGTTTGGCTTCCCAGCCCGCCCCAACCAAGCCATTGCCAAAGCCAGGAAGGAGAACAACCAATGAGCATTGTTTGCGTCCGAAGCGTGCGCGAAGTCACCAACGAGCAATATGCCGAAGCTTACAAGCAGTATCGTGCGTGCCTGTACAAATCCTCCAGAAACTGGATTAAGAGGTATGGTGAGGACGAGGCTCTGCATATCGCTGGCATAGCCCTGTGGCGCGCTCTCCAAAGCTACGATGAAAGCCGTCGGATGACCTTTATCGGGTATTTGATCAACTGCATTCGTTGGTCTTTCCTGGATCATTACGGCGATGATCAGAAGAACGCTTTGGTCAGCAATACTGACTGTGCTTTCGACCCCTCCTACTCGATCGCTGATCCAACTTACACGGTGCCGGAGCCAGACGAAAGGCCGGAGGCTATCAAGCCATACCTGGGCGACAAGGCCAAGAGAATCGTGGATCTGGTGCGGGACGGCCGGAATACCACCGAGATTTCTACCGAACTGAAGATCTCTCGCCAGAGAGTCCATCAGATCTTTGGCGATATCCGGGCCACCTACAACCAGTTGTGCAAGAACGGAAAAATCTAATCCGTTTGGGCATTCTTGAAACTCGCAACGCGCATCCTTGTCATTCATGGGTGCGCGTAAATCTTTTTGTCAACACGATTAATAACCCAGACAAACATAATTTCTAAAAAACTATTGTCAAACCTGTACAGCTTGCTATTATGTGAATGTCGGGAGCAAAAGTTGCGACCGCAAAAAGTGTGACGGAAGGAAGAGTCAACATGAGCAGCGAAAGTGTCCTGGTGGGGTCTGGCAAGAGCGGCGACTTTGTTCACCAGAGCCAGCAGATGGGTGACAAGAACGGATTCAAAAACGTGTCCAAGAAGTGGTTGGACAAGTGCATTTCTTTCGACCAGGGGCTGGAAAAGCTCTACTCCGGCCGCAGCCAGACCGAGGATTTCGAGGGGACAATCTCTCAGTTCCGCCCCAGCCTGACCGACACTGGCCGGTTTGTGATCCGTGACCAGTCCAGCGGTCGCGACTTCAAGCCCACCCCCCACGCGCTCAACCAACTGTCCCGCTGGGCCGGTGTTGGCAACTTCCTGCCCACCAAGCTGTTCAACAGCGAAGATGCCCAGGATCACGAGACGCTTGTCCGCGTTTTCGAGAACGGTCTTCGCCATATCGACAGCGACAAGAACCTTTTCTGGCGTTGCCGTCAGGATGGCACCCTGCGCGCCGTGCTGAGCAACCGCTACATGGAGGTCAACAACGAGTGGTTCCTGAAAACCCTCCAGGAGATCATCCCCGGCGGTATGCTGTCCCACTGGCGGGGCGATGCCGACACCATCTATGGCAACATCCTGATCCCCGATTCCATCCGGGAAGAGTCGGACAGCGACTACGGTGGAATGCTCAGCATCGGCAATTCCGAGGTCGGCCTGCGCCACCTGTTTTCGTTGCCGTCGGTTTTCCGGGCGATCTGCCAGAACGGCTGCATCTGGGACCAGAAGAAGGGCGAGTCCCTCAAGCTGCGTCACAACGGTGAGCCGGACTACGAAGTCCTGTATGTCGCCATCCGGCAGAACCTGGAAAATCAGATTCCCCTCCTGCCCCGTGGTATCGGCCAACTGTTGGACGCCCGCGCCAAGAAGTGGGATGGGGGGTCGATCTATCCGCTCTTCGCCGCCCTGGCCAACGAGAACAAGATCGCCAGGGAGCCTATCAGCAAGGTCCTGGGCGCCTACCAGGAAGAGCTGCTGGCTGCCGACTCAAGCCGCAACAATCTGTTCGGCGTGATCAATGCCTTCACCCGCGCTGGCCAGGGCCTATCTAACGAGCAATGGTACAGCTTCGATATCCTTGGCGGGAAGCTGAGTGGTATGTCTTCTAACGAATGGGACGGCCTCAAGAATCGCGCCAAAGCGATGAAGGCAGAGACCGTCGATAAGGTTCTTGGTCTGGCTTCCTGAGCCTAAAATCTAATCAAACCTCGAATCCGTCCGGACCTATTCCGGGCGGATTTTTTTATTAAGTATTAAAAATTATTTTACTTCTGTGTTTATTCAATCATAATGGATTGTCGGCCTGCGGGGGAAGCTGGTCGATCGTATGTTCGATTGTGTGTTAGTTATCGTATTTGATTTAGGGGGAGTATAATTGGGGGATAACTATGAAGACCAACTATCAGGTTTCACCAGAAGAGTTCATCATGGCTTGGGAGACCAGCGAGTCTGTTCCCGAGGTGGTGGAGAAGCTCAGGCGCGTCGCCAAGGCCAAGGGCACCAAGAGCATGTCGAAGACCATTGTCCTGTCCAGGGCGTCTTCCTACCGCACCCTTGGCGTTGATTTGAAAAAGATGAAGCGCAAGCATGGGAAGCCGATCGACGTCAAGGCTTTAAACAGCTTGATTTCAAGGATCAACAAGGGCGGGGGGCTTTTCGACAAGGATGTTGTGGCCATCGACCCGCGAAAAATAGGTGCCGACAAGGTAACGGCCTGACCGTCTGGCGGAGTGTCTAGTTTTCTGGGTGGTGTATTGAATTGTGACCTTGCCCCACCTAGAGGACTAGACACATGCCTGACCTGTATGGAAATCCCGTTGTTTCTGGCCAGATGATCCCGCATGGCAACGAAGCCCTGACGCAGAACACCCAGAACATCACCGAGCAGTTCCTGGCCGACGCCAAATATGTGCAGAAAAAGGAAATCTTCGATATTCCTTACGATGTTCTGCCCACCCCGACAGAAGCCGCCACCGTCTCCCAGACTAGCATCAAGCAGACCAACCCCCAGGGCATCGTGTCCCGGGGCTTCTTCTGTCTTGGTGACTCCATCAGCTAATTCCGAGGTGTTCCATGGATTTTTCCACCCTGATCAGCAAGCTCTTTGAAGCCCGCCAAGTCGCCCACAATGCCCATTTGGCCACCCGTTCCTACGCGGCCCACAAGGCGCTGAACGAGTTTTATGACGGCATCCTGGAAATTGCTGATGAGCTGGCCGAGGTCATCCAGGGGGAGTTTGGTTTATTGAACCTAAACATCCAGCCTGTTCCAGCCAATGTTGACTTCGCAGCTTACCTGAAAGAGCTGTGCGCCATGCTCAAGGCATCCGGCCAGATGATCCCGGGGGTTCAGACCTATCACATGAACATCATCGATAACGCTTTGGCTCTGAGCTACAAGACCCTTTACCTGTTGACGCTGTCCTAATATCCCGGGACGCCTCTGGCCGCAAGGCTATGCGGAACCTTTCCGACCGAATTAACGGTATCGCCTGAGGGACGCCTCAGGAATCGGGTGCAAAATGAGTTTAGTTGAAGGAAGAGATTATTATTTGGAAAACGGAAGTTGTGTCCTGACAAGGACTTACCTTCTTTCACGAGGAAAATGTTGTCATGGCGGGTGCCGCCACTGCCCTTATGTGGTCAATATGGGTAGGAGGACTTCGGATGAGCCAGATTGTGTGCTTCGTGAAGGCGGCGAAAAGACCATCGACCCGGTTTGATACCGCCACCGAGAGTTTGGTTTATTCTTTGATGCCAGAGGCGCCTGTCTCAGCCCAACAAATGGCCGAGATTGTACTGTCCTGGGTCAAGGTTCATCCGGACGACGGCCCCATCCATGGCGGGGCTAAAGAGATCAATCTGGCCATGGAAAATCTGCTCCTTCGGGGGTGGATTCAGACATCTATTTTGAGGGCTGCCGTAGCTGTCTAACGGTGTATTGCTGGATAGGTATTCTTCCTATCTGGCGACGCTGGAGGTACGGCCATGGATACACAGACCGCTCTGCAAATCCTTGAACGATTTGGCCTGCCAATCTTTCTCCTCTGTGTTTGTGGCTTTGCTTTATACAAGGCCGGGATATGGACGGCGAATAAGATCTTTGTTCCGGTCGCCGAGCGCCATATCAAATTCTTGGACGATGTCAGCTGTGCGGTGGACAAGATCGCCATCAACCAGGAAAACCTGGTTCGGAACATGAACGATCTGACCACCCATGTCAAAAGCCACAGCCGCCGCATGTCCACCCTGGAAAAGGTCACCGAAGAAAGCACTATCAACTAAGGGGGTGACCCGTGTGTGCCGTTTACGAGGTGCATGGGACTCCACCGGAGAAAAAGCGATCCGTCCGTCTTGCCACATTCCCTGATCGTGGTATCAATTGGCAGAAGGCCTGGAAGAAAGCCCAGGAATTCATGGATGACGGATATCGCAATGTCCGAGTTATCGAAGTCCCAAGCAACCAATAATTGATCGTTTGTAATATCGGACCTATCATCCTGTTAGGAATTGATTCCTGACAGGATTTTTTTGTGATTTACCCAAAAATCAGTTGTTTGTGCCCCACCTATGGCCGACCGCACGCCCTGGAAGAGGCCATCCACTCGTTCCTCATACAGGATTATCCTGGCGAGAAAGAGTTAGTAATCCTTAATGATCTTCCGGACCAACAACTCCACTTCAAGCATTCGCAAGTCAAGATAGTCAATCTTCCCAACCGAATCACCAACCTGGGTGAGAAGTTCAACCTGACGGCGCTGGAGGCTACCGGCGATGTTTTTGCCGTTTGGGATGATGACGATATTTTCCTGCCCCATCGCCTGACCTACTCGTTCGAGAGGATGTGGCGGGGTTTGTTTCACACCGGGCTTGGTTTCTACGAAGTCGGCCCCCAGCAAATCGAGTACGCCCAGAACCTCTTCCATTCCTGCCTAATGCTCACCAAGAAAGCCTTCTGGGACATTGGCGGGTATCGGCGGGTGGACTGGTGCGGGGCAGACACCCTGCTCTTCCAGGACCTGATCGCCCGATACGGCGAGTTCTCCAAGACAATCCCCGACCAAGACCGCTTCTACATCTACCGCTGGTCTACGGTCCAGTCTTATCACGTTAGTGGATGGTCTTCCGAAAAGGTCTCTTCGCTGGTCGAGGACTTTGTCAAAGACCGCATCCAGTCTGGACAGCTTCAGTCCGGCGTGGTTGAGCTTCGCCCCTACTGGTCGTATGACTATCCGGAGTTTCTCCCTTGATCAATGTCTGCACGCCGGTCAATGAGTTGGGCTACGGAACCGTTGGTCGCAATCTTGTAAAAGCCTTCATCGAAATTGGTGCAAAACCAGCCCTCTTCCCCATCGGCAATGCCGTGGTGTCGAACAGCGACCTTGAGGCCTTTGGCAAGGCCGTGGAGCGGGCGAAGTTCTACAACTCCAGGTCCCCGTCTTTCCGACTGTGGCACGCCTGGGATTTGGCTCAGCACCCAACCAAGGTCAAGCGTTCGGCTGCGACCTTCTTTGAGCTGGACAGCCTGAAGACCGAAGAGATCTATCAGCTCACCCAGATGGATCATGTGTTTGCCTTCGGTGAATGGGCTGCCGATGTGATGCGCCGATCCGGCGTGACTTCCGACATCCAGACAATCCACTGCGGCGTGGACCGCAAGATCTTCAGCGAACAGCCCCTCCCCCAGGATGGCCCGACCCGGTTCATCAATGCGGGCAAGTGGGAGCTTCGCAAAGGGCATGATGTCCTGCTCCAGGCTTTCCTGCGCGCCTTCAAGCCGGACGACGATGTCGAACTAGTCATGCTGTGCGACAACCCGTTCCTGACACCGGAAGAGACCAACGAATGGGTCAGGTACTACAAGGACACGCCGATGGGGAGCAAGATTCGCATCCCCATGAGATTGGAAACGCAGGACGGGGTAGCTGACCTTTTTGCGTCGACGCATTGCGGGGTTTTCCCGAGTCGTGGGGAAGGCTGGAATCTGGAGGCCCTCGAACTGCTGTCGATGGGACGCCATGTCATTGCCACCGCCTGCACGGCACACCTTGACTACCTGAACAGCCAGAACTCCACCCTCATCCCGGTCGGTGTTTTGGAACCTGCCTACGACGGCAAATGGTTCACCGGGCAGGGGAAGTGGTACCAACTCAGGGAGCCTTCGATCATGGCCACCGCGGAAGCCATGCGGGCTGTCCACGAACAGCGTCGACAAGGAAAGCTGACCCTGAACGAAAACGGGATCGAGACAGCCAAGCGGCTTTCGTGGGAAAGCGCCGCCAGGAAAATCTGTTCTGTTCTGGGAGTCGCCAATGCTCTGTGACCTCAAGCTGGCCATCGCCCTAGCGTGCGTGCCGTTCGGGACGGGGAATGAGATCAAGTTCCTGGTCTCCAAGAAGCAGCCATGCGAGATGCCGACCTGCTCTGCTGTCCCCGGCGAAGACATTCTCCAGACCGTTTCCGACCTCCTGCGCAAGCTGACCGGTGTCGGGGCCAGGATGGGGGACAAGGGCTGGGTGGAAATGCGGTTGGGTTCTATCGTCACAACCTCTGTTGATCCTTGGTCTATGTTGTTGATCTATGGCGGCATGGTTCCTGAAGAACTGCCTATTCGCGAGGAGGGTTACGAATGGAAAACGTGGACAAGCCTGGGAAGGCAAGGCGCAGTCGATCCGCTGCACCTAAAAAACATGCTGCTGGCAGCCCAAAAGATTTGAAGGAGTTGCACATCAAAGTGCATTTCATGCTGGATGGTGACGACATCCGCTGCACCATGGATGTCCCCGAGCCGGAGACGACATCAGAAGCTGTCGACAACGCGGAAAAGCTGGGCACGCTACTCGCCCTGATCCAGACCGGAAAGATTATTACGGTCGTGAACTTCGCCCTGGCCCGCTGCGGACTGGTCAATGACCGGGTTGCCGAGTTTGAGTACGCCATGAAGGCCATGCACGTCGGCATGTCGCTTGGCCTACCCGACGACAGCAAGAGTGTCCCGGTCGTCAGCCCCACCGAAGCGTTTCTCTTCAAGAAGGAAGTCTGACATGTCAGCAAGGATTATCGCCGATTCCATCAACCCGGCGGGCAACCGGATCACCACGCTGGTGGTTCGTTTCCCGAGGTTCATCCTGGCCGAATGGAATACCCATCGGCAATTCTCCAGGAATGCGGCTTCGAGCAGGGCGATCCCGACCACCAAGATCATCGATCAAGTCCAGAACGACCCGGCGATGCCGGTCCATTGGGGCAAGAACCAGCCTGGCATGAAGGCCCGTTCCGAGCTTTCCCCCTCCGATCAGCCGGTTGCCGAAGCCATCTGGTTGCAGGCTCGAGATCAGGCAGTCTTCAAGGTTCAGGAGATGCTTTCCCTTGGCGTCCACAAGCAGATTGTCAACAGGATGCTGGAACCGTGGATGAAGGTCAGCGTGCTGGTCACCGCCACCGAGTGGGATAACTTCTTCAAGCTGCGCTGCCACCCGGACGCCCAGCCTGAGATGCAACATCTTGCCATGGAGATCAAGGAGGCTTTCCAAAACAGCACTCCGGTGGTGCTGAATCCGGGGGAGTGGCATACGCCCTTCGGGGATCGCTGCGAGGGCCTGACCAACGAAGAGCGGCTCAAGGTTGCCACCGCCCGCGCCGCCCGTCTTTCCTACGAGACCTTCGATGGGCAGATCGATGTCCAGAAGGATTTCGCCCTCCACGACGATCTAGCCAAGTCGGGACACTGGTCACCCTTTGAGCACTCAGCCGTCGCCCTGATGGGGGATGTGTGCGTCGGTAATTTCCGTGGCTGGAAACAGTATCGAAAGTTCTTCGCTGGAGAAGACGGCAAATGAAGAAGAAAATCCAATGGCTGAAATGGGTTGACCCATTGCGCTGGCAGGACACGAAAGACCCGGAGCTTTCCGGCGAGCAGTCCACAACGGATTCTTTTTCCGAAGATGACGACCAGGAGTCGGCCCGTCATGTCCGCATGATATCCGGGCCATATGGCCTTGTTCCCGTTGGCGAGCACGGCTTGTCCAGCAAGCTGTACAAACTCTGGGTTGCCCACACCAATTTTGACATCACCGAGTCCGTGGTCGAGACGGTCGAGGAAATACCCGGCGTTGAGATCCTCAGGGTCTGGACGCGGTACCGCATGTGGATTGGCATCGCCAACCTGTTTGATACGACCGAGGTGCAAAAGGCGATTGACTATGCCCTGTGCGGGGAACCGGAACCTCCCCCTCCCCGCTCGATCAGCAAGAAACAGGATGCTGCCGTCAACATCCTCATCAAAAGACTCCAGAAGGAACACGAGAATGAAGCTTGGGCTGTTTGTCGACTACCAGATGGGACTCTTTGGGCTGGTACTGGAGCCGACTCCGAGACAGTCATCAAGACCATTACAGATGAAGGACTCGCCGACAACATCATCGCGTCCAGCTGGGAGAAAAGTGGTCGTGCGTGAAGTCACCGATCAACAGATTAGGGACGCCCTGAATGTTGAGGACAACCGCAACATCATGCGGAAGGTGACCTCCAAGTATGCGGCCCTGATCAATGCCGACGACCTGTACACTTGCAGCCTGTACGCCCTCTGGCGGACCCTGCAATGCCACGATCCCAGCTACAACCAGAAGTTCACGACCAGCCTGTTCCGCTTCTGCGAGTGGGAATGCCAGCGTGAGCTTCGGAAAAAGCGCACCAAGGTGCTGTCCATGACCGTCCCACTTGAGCAGGCATCCCAGTCCGAGATTGGCGAGGAGACCCTTCCATCTGTCGACGACGAGTGGATACGGGAGGCCATCAATCAACTGGACGAGGAGGATCGTGAGATTGTCCAGTTCTATTTCATTGAAAACCACAGCCTCCGAGAAGTCTCAGCCAAGTTTGGCCTGTCGAAACAGGCTGCCCGCAAACGCAAGGCTGAGGCGATGCAAAAATTGAAAGAACGACTCGAGTCCTGTTCTGGTTAGTATCAGTAGCCCAACGGTATGTCTTAAGCAGGAGAGCGATATGGCCACCAATGTAGAGCAAGTCAAGCGTTATGTCGAAATCGTCGTGAGCGCAGCCGCCTGGATTCAGAAGATGATCCCCGGCCAGGCTGACGACAAGGCCATCGAGGCTTTGGCCAAGCTGGCCAGCCAGCCTTGGTTTGCCGAATTCGCCACCTACATCCTGAACCTTTTCGAGGACGGCAAAGAGCCTTCCTTGGCCGAGCTGAACCTCGCCCTGACCCAATTCGTCCCCACCAAGATTGGCCCCGTTAACTGAGGTGCTTTGTGCGTAAGGCTTTTTTTGCCCTGTCCTTTGTCCTGTCCTTTGCGCTGGGTGCTTCGGCGCAGGATAAGTATCCGCTGCCCAAACAGTCGATTGTCGGGGCGGAAAAGCCTATCCCCCTCGGTGAACTGGTTGACCTGGGCCTGTCACCCATCGAGAACAAGCCAGCCAATCTTGTTGCCTCCGCCGTCGACTGGAAAGTGTTTGAGGGCAATGTCCCCAAGCGCGTCCGTCCGACTGGGGATGGGATCTTCTTTGGCGCAGGCGTTCAGCCTAAAAAATTACTTGTCATTGCCTCCGTCAGTTACCTATATGTGACTAAGGAAGGCGACAAGATCACAGATGCTCAGACTAGGATTCAGGTCCTAACCACTGAGTTGCAGATTGGCCAGTCCGAACCGATCCCGGGTCCAACTCCCACACCCACCCCAGGCCCGGGACCCGCTCCGACCCCCACCCCCACCCCAACGCTGCCGGACGGGCGGTTCGGGCTGGCCAAGACCTCCTTCCTGCTGGCGACCTCCAAGGTGGCTGCTCCCAGAGAAAAAGCCGCCCTCGCCATCTCCGAGGCTTTTGAGTCCATCGCCTCTTCGGTCGCAGCCGGAGCCTACAAGACCGGCGACGCCATCCTGAAAGCAACCAAAGACGCCAACAACTCCGCTCTGGCTTCAGCGAACCTCAGCCCGGAACCCTGGGAAGAGTTCGGCACCGAGCTTCAGAAGGTCCTGTACGAGATGTACAAGACCAAGAAGATCACGACTGCTGAAGACTACGCGGACGCATGGCGGGAAATCGCAACCGGTCTGAAGGCGGTGAAATAACATGAATACTGAGATTATCGACGCTTACCGTAGCGGTAAAGAATCTGGCTGGCCAGGCGCTGAACAAGCTGCCGTCGGCTACCAGATGGTGAAGGATGACTACAACTTCGTCGATTTCCAGATCGTCGGAGCGGTTGGCGCCCCGCCCAAGTTCTCCGAGAATTACCGGGTGGCCCGCAAGGTTCTTGGCCGGGATATCGGCGGGAAACTGAGCGTGCAACTCATCGGAGACTGCGTGTCCTGGGGGATGAAGCACGCCATTGAGTATCTCTCCTGCGTGGACATCCTCATGCGGAAAGACGCTGAGGAGTTCCATCCTGTATTTGCCCCGTACATCTACGGCATTAGCCGCGTGCAAATCGGTGGCGGCAGGATCGGCGGGGATGGCAGCATCGGCTCGTGGGCAGCTGCCGGTGTGATGAAGTACGGCACCATCTTCGCCAACAAGGATGAGTGTCCCCCCTACGGCAAAGACATTGCGCGCAGGTGGGGCAGCAAGGGGCCGGACGCCAAGTTCATCGAGGTGGGCAAGAAATATCTTGTCCAGTCCGCCGCCAAGGTGAAAAGCTGGGACGAGTTGATTGCGGGTCTGGCCAACGGCTATTCCTGCACGGTCGCCAGCGACCAGGGCTTCGACATGACGCCCGGGGCGGACGGCTACCACGACCCCAGCGGCTCCTGGGCGCACCAGATGTGCATCTATGACTACTGCCTGCTGGATCAGGAGCATGTCTACATTGCCAATTCGTGGGGCGATTCCCACGGCGTGGTCAAGAATCCGGGCACGGGCGAGGAAATGCCGCGTGGCACGCTGAAGGTCAAGCGCAAGATCATCGAGCGCATGATCGGGCAGGGGGACACCTTCCTGGTGTCTCAGTTCAACGGCTTCCCCGCCCAGGACATCCCCGCAGCCCTGTTCGATCTGGTAGGCAAATGAAATCCATCGCCCTGAGCATGTTTCTGGTGGGAACAGCACAGCCCGCCGAGACTTTCAATGTGATTCCTTCTGCCGACTGGATTGCCTCCTACGGTTCGGCCCTGGCCCAGGACCCCGCCAATCTTGAGCATTGGTGGTGGGACGACAGACTGAAGTGCTGGTGGCGACGCGGACCCAAGAGACCCATCGATGAGCGATTTTCAGCGAGACGAACCGGCCATTGAACCCGTAAAGAGCGGCCAGTACCCCGTCCTTCAGGGGTATCTGGAACAAAATCTGGTCGGTTTTGATCCGTTTACGATCCTGATGATCATTTCAATCGGGATTCAGGCCCTGCGCCTGCTGTGGGAGTGCAAAAAAGCCCGTTCCGCCCTCCAGGCGTTGGCCCGCAGTAACGGCCCAGCCACCCGGATGTATGTCCACCATAAGGTGTATAAGCAGTTGATCCGGGCCGGATTTGAAGAAGAAAAGGCGCACGCAGCGTCGCAGGCCCTCCGACTAGCATTTGCCGAGGGGCGGTTCGACGATGGCGGATGATTTTCGACGATTTGGTGGGTCTGCATCGACCTTAAAAGTGACGGTCGATGCGACCTCCACATCAATATTCGTCGAACCATCTATCAGTTTTCCATCAAATCCGCCCTTTGACATCGTTATCGATTCCGAAATCATTACCGTCCGCACAATAGCATATAGCTCTTTATATCAAGCAACTTGGCTGATTGTTTCTCGCGGCCAAGAATCTACTGTGGCGACCAAACACCTCAAGGGTCGTCCGGTAACTCCGGTTCTCACCAAAAAAGCCTTTCTGAATGTGGTCGACGACAAGGGATCTGCCTCTGCCCGTCCCGTTCCGGCCACCTCTATCACCGTAAAACCTGTTGAAGGCAACGGGATTTTCCTGATAGACCCCATGACCAACGACTGGCGGCGATTCCAGGCGGAAGAAGATGTTTTGCCGCCCGTCTTAAGTGATGGGGAATACGCAGACATATATGCCTACTGGAACGAGACCGCCCAAGAAACTCGCTATTTTATGACGGTTTGGTCGAGTTCCATGCCCAGGCTGGTCACGACCCTCAGGGATGGGGTGTCCGTGAGGGCGGACACCTTCAGCATCACCCCAAGGCGCTACATCGGCACGGTTCAGCGGCAGGGAAGTCTGTACACGCCGACAGCAAACCGGGTCAATCTGGCGACAGCCAACAATCCAACGGCCCGCCACGAAGGGTTCAAGGTTGTGCGGCTTAATCCAACCGTAACCGGCGTGACCCTGCATGGTCTACAGTCGGCCCGCGACGGCAAGACGGTAGTCCTGAGCAATATCTCTTCCACGCAGGCAGTCCTGCTGAAGCACTTCTCCTCGTCGGCGTTGACCAACGAGAAGCTCATACTCCCAAGCGGTGGAGATTTGACCATACCGCCCGGGGGTGGGGTGGTGTGTGTTTACGATGTTGTGACTAGAGCCTGGCGAATCGTCAATAACTGCTTTATCCGTCCTCCCCGAGGCAACGACCCTGATCTGGTCATGAATGCCCTAGAAGATGGCCTGGGTAATCTGCTGGCTTATTCCGACGGTTCAGCCGATCTGATTCTTTATCAAGGAAATTAAAAATGGCTGGGAAACTGCATCGTTTTTCTAACCAGGCTGTCACCTATCTTGCGACCCCGATCAGCTCGACAGATACCGAGATCACGGTCGCTAACATCCTGCGTTTCCCGCCCGCCCCCTTTGAGGTCACCTGCGGACAAGAGGTGATGCGGGTCACCGCCGTAGATGAAGAGACCAATACCCTGACGGTGTTGCGCGGTCAGGAAGGCACCACCGCCGTATTGCATTACGCCAGCGACCCCATCGCCCACACAGTCACCCGGGATGGGCTGCTTGATACTGCGGAGAACAATGGGGTTGCCAACGCTGCTTTGTCTTTTTCGGCAACTGACACGGAGGCTGCTGGCTCAGGCACGGTTTATCTGGCCCCGCTCCAGGGCAACAATATTGCCCTATACGATTCAGTTGAAAGTCGCTGGCGCAAGTTCACCCTCGACCCAGCCCCTTCGGTGTCGGCGTCCGAGCCTGCCGGTAAGTGTGTGGATGTTTTTGCCTACTGGAACGGCACCGCTGTCGCCTTACAAAAAGTTGTGTGGGATCGAGAAACGGGTCGCCCATCCGGGTACGACCTTGTCCGGGTAGATGGCGTTCTTGTCAGCGAAGATTCAACCACTTGGCGCCATGTCGGTAGCTACCAGATGCTGGCCAACTCGGCGGTGGCCCTGTCTTCGCACACCCCAGCCCTCTCCGGGGCAAGCACGAACGAATTGATGCGGTACAACAAAACCATCATTCGTGTAGACCCACCCATCAATGGTTTTGAAATCAACGGGGTGGAAAAGATCGCCGACGGAGAAACGGTCTATGTGCTGAATGTCAGCGGGACCGACAGCTTTTACCTAAAGCACAATTCGGGGCTGACCCCGGCCGGTTGCAAGCTGCTCGTTCTTGACCAGGAAGATTATCCAGTCTATCCCCTGAGCGGCGTCACCCTTGTGTACGATGCCGTGGCTGCTGGCTACAGGGTGTTGGGGGCTTGCTGCACCACGACCACGACGACCACGACTACCACAACGACGACTACGACCACTACCAGTACGACCACTACGACATCCACAACGCCCTCTCTGGGCACAACGACTACCACAACCACCGCCAATCCGAACACGACCACGACCACCACATCGACTACTACGCCTTCTCCTGTCGTCGTCCAAAACTGTTTGCCGGAAGTGACTTATGTCCGCGCAGTAGATGCCGGTAATGGTTCTTATCGTTTTGAGTTCAGCGGTGATAACACGAATTGGTTTGAAATCACCTCACAAACTCCAAAGTGGGTGGCCAACAAAACTTATTTGTTCCATTTGACCAATACCTCAGCCCACCCTTGGCGTGTGTTTGACAGCCAGGGCTTTAGTCGTTTGGTTAAGGCGACTACGAATGGTGCCAGCGGCAATGTGGCCGATGGCTTTTACGGTGGGGATGTGACTTTGACGGTCACTCTGAACGACAATGTCCCGTTCAGTTTTGACTGTGCCACTCATACCTACGAGGGTGCGAACAACGCTTTTGTTTACAACGGCACTTGCACGGAGTGCGCCCAGCCGAATATGTATGTGCGTTTGAACATGGACCCGGCCACCTTGCCTGCGCCGCCAGCATGGCCTTCAAATGTGCCCGAGGTTCAGGTTCGTTTTAAAAATGACGGCGACTTTTATTTTGGCCCACCGGGTGGTTTTGGAAACGGTATAGCTCGCGGCAAGTTGGATTTTCCAAGCATTAGCGGTGTTATTTCGGGTTTAGTTTTAAAATTATATGGCGTTACGGCTTCTCAAGGCATTACCGATGCAGTAATTTTATTGCGTTCGCCAACAGGTAAGGATGTATTGATTGCTGGAAGACTGCCCGTTCCCGAAAATAGCGTTGGCGTTGATTATACGATCAACAACGACTTAAACAGCCCACTTTTGTCTTTTGGAACTTCTGGTTCGTTCAGACCAAACCCAAATGGTAATCAGGATGGGAATTTTTGGAACGATTCTTCTAGTCCATATGGCACTACTTTTTCTGATCTTTTTAATGATTCGCCTACTGGCGAATGGACACTTGGATTAGTCGCCAATACGGTGGGTGGTCCATATGAAGTAAAAATTAAAAGTTGGTCTTTGGAAGTGCTTACTTCGACCAATGAATCGCATACCGTTTGGTCGATCAGCCGCCAGGACGCTGGAAAGACGGCGATTGCTGCTTTTCCGTATCAGCCAGATACCGTTGTTCAAAATGGCTTAGTGGATGGATTTACCACCTATCCCACAAGTCTAGGTGCGAACAGCGTCAGCTATTTCCGTTTCCGCTCCCAATATACCGCCAACTATTATTTGAATGCGGGCGGCTTTAATACGGGCGGCATACGGCTGGATATTTATAGGAATTGGGATGCTTCTGGCAGTCCAGACACAACTTACACAAATCTGTTTGATTCACAACAAAAAAGATTGTCCTGCACCTCTGGTGAGTTCATTACTTTTAAGTTCACTAATACTGTCGATTCTTCCAAGCAGATACGCTTGAAATTGCAAACTCCTGGCGTACATTACGAGATCAGCGCCGACGAACAAAACTGGTTCATGCCTAATAGGTGGAAGTGGGGTGGGAGTAGTGCCACCGCTGCGGCTACCTACAATCTGAATCTAAAACGACTCACCAATAGCAAATTCGCTATCCGGCTGCTTGAGGGTACGGTCACGACCAGTTTTACGGCCATGCCTGGCGGTGGTGGCGTTGGTCAAGTTACTAGCGAATCTAACACATTTTACTATTACGATTCCACCAAATCTGAAACGCAAGAGTTGGTGTTCACAATGGGTGGTTCTAGTCCCACCACTCGACACATGGAAACCCTCACGGGTGTTCTGCATACTGAAAACGATGCCAACGACCCAGAGCGCCAAGCCATTAAATATGACAGCGCATGTCGGGGCGGCACTCCTCCTGAGGATACGACCCCGCCACCGACTACTACTGGTCAGCCCTGGGTGGCTGGCTACTACTGCGTAAGCGACAGCTATCAAGGCACAACTTCTTGTAGCTATATCAGCAGTCGTCCGGCTTCAAATCCGTTGGTTACTTATTCTGGACCTTATGCGTCTTCGTTGGCTTGTAATGCGACTTGTGTCACGACGACTACGACAACAACTACAACAGCTAACCCAAATACAACAACCACTACTACAACAGCTAACCCAAATACAACAACCACTACCACAACTGCTGATCCAAATACTACTACCACTACTACAACAGCTGATCCAAATACTACGACGACAACGACGACTAGCGACCCGAATACTACTACGACGACCACAACTAGCACTACTACGACAACAACAACCGAACAGCCAACTGTTAAGATGTGCTGGACTTATCGAAATGATGTTGACTCAAATGACTACAGGACGCTTTGTCAGCCTCTTGACCAGCAGGCCCCAAATACAATTACGATTGGGATCGCCACTTATACAAATATTGGTGCTAACGCTGCATATAATGTGAACGATTGTGCTGATTGTTTTGCGAATCCTGATGGAACGACCACAACTAGTACTACAACTACAACTACTACCAGTACTACGACGGCTGCGCCGACCACAACAACAACAACAACAACAACAAGTGCCCCACGCCTTTGGTGTGCAACATATTATTATAATGGTAGTCATGATTATATAGCAAGATGTTATGATTATGATAGTGCGTGGTATGGGTCACAATTTTTATATCCAACTATTTCGTATAATACACATACATATCAAGTTGTTAATGGTCGAGAAATTACAGATTGCGCAAATTGTTCGCCAGACACCTCAACATCTACGACTTCGACAACAACAACGACTACGCCCGCCCCAACCACCCAGAGTCCAACCACGGCCACTCCAACACAAAGTCCAACCACCTCAAGTCCAACAACGACCGGTGCTGGTACAACTGGTGATCCAACCATAACGACTCAGCCAGGCACAACCAGCGCACCTTCGTACAGATACAACTGTGTCCCAACAGCTCAGTCTGGCTCTGGCATTTATTACGATTGTCAATCAACTGGTAGCACGACAAATGGTACTTATGCCACGCTTCAAGACTGTTTGAATGCTGGCTGTCAGGGTTGGAGATAGGATCAATTCTTAGTTAGAAAATAGGGTTTTTTCACCCTATTATTTGACAGGTCCCAAGCAGGGGTCTTGGTGTACTTTCCTTTCGCCGCAATTATTTAGGTAGTTAAATCGGGTCGGGTCGGCACCGCCCTGTGGAGGGTTTTTTGTCATGTCTGCTAGCGTTTTTCGCAACAAGTTTTCAGAAGATATCTTTAACTATAAGTATAGGCACGAAGGGTGCGAAACCTGGGAAAAATTGGCTGCGGTGCTGGTTGAGGATGTCTGTCGGCAGTGGATGACTGACGACGAAAAAGAAGCCTTGACGCAAGCCGTTGCCCAGATGAAGTTTATACCCGGTGGTCGTTATATTTACTACGCCGGACGCCCCATCAAAGCCTTTAACAATTGCTATCTTCTGCGAGCAGAATCTGACACGCGTGAAGACTGGGCTATGCTTAGCTGGAAAGCTGAAAGCTGTTTAGCTACAGGTGGTGGTATTGGTGTAGATTATTCTATCTATCGCCCGAAGGGCACGCCCCTGAAGCGGACGGGCGGGGAAGCTTCCGGCCCCGTCTCCAAAATGCGCATGATCAACGAGATTGGTCGCGAGGTCATGCAGGGCGGTTCACGCCGATCGGCCATTTACGCCTCGCTGAACTGGCAGCACCAGGACATCAAGACCTTCTTGTACGCCAAAGACTGGCACTCCATGAAGGTGCCGGGTACGGACAAGACGGTGTGGGATTGCAAAGTCGCTGACTTCAATTACCCAGCCCCGCTGGACATGACCAACATCTCCGCTAATTACGACGATGCTTGGCTGAACCTGCCTGATCGCCACAACAACGAGATTTTTAAGATCAACTGCCGTCAGGCCATGGAGACAGGCGAGCCAGGATGGTCTTTCAATTTCGGCGACAAGCAGAACGAGACCTTGCGGAATGCCTGCACGGAAGTAACCTCCGAGGACGACTCGGATGTGTGCAACCTTGGTTCTTTGAACATGTCCCGCATTGAGACCGCCGAAGAGTTCCGTCAGATCGTGGAACTGGCCACCAAGTTCTTGATCTGCGGCACCATGGTGGCCCACCTGCCCTACGAGAAGGTCTATGATGTGCGGGCCAAAAATCGCCGTCTGGGCCTGGGCCTGATGGGGATGCACGAGTGGCTTGTCCAAAGGGGTGACCGTTATGAAGTGACCCCAGAGTTGCACAAGTGGCTGGCCATCTACCGGGACGAGTCCGACGCCGTGGCCAAGTCATTCTCGGCTCACCTCAGCATCAGCGAGCCTGTCGCCAAGCGGGCAATCGCCCCCACCGGCTCCATCGGTATTCTGGCCGGAACCACGACCGGCATCGAGCCTGTCTTTGCGGTGGCCTACAAGCGTCGTTACCTGAAGAACGGCACCCAATGGCACTACCAGTATGTGGTGGACAGCGCCGCCAAGGATCTGATCGAGCGATACGGTGTCGATCCCCACAAGATCGAGTCCGCCATCGATCTGGCCAAGGACTACGAGCGCCGCCTGAAGTTCCAGGCCGACACCCAGGATTATGTTGACCAGTCTATCTCGTCGACGATCAACATGCCCAGCTGGGGTTCGGAACTGAACAACGAGGACAAGATCGACGACTTTGCGTTGACCCTGTCCAAGTACGCCCCCCGCCTGCGCGGCTTCACCGTTTACCCGGATGGTGCCCGCGGTGGCCAGCCCCTGGTCTCCGTCGACTACGACGAAGCAGCCAAGCAGCAGGGCGTGGAATACCTGGAGCATGATGTGTGTGTGATTGGCGGCAAAGGCGGTACTTGCGGCAGTTAACGCAATATTAAATCCAATCGCCAGAGGCCCGATCGAGTCATTCGGTCGGGCTTTCTGGTTACTATCCGGTAGGACTCAATACCCACACAGGAATTGTCATGAGCAGCAAGAAACGCCAGTCGCCCCTCGAAGCTTTCATTTCCGAAGTCGAAGCCTATGTGAAATCCTTCGATCCACCCGTTCAATCGATGCCCGAAGAAAAGGTGGAGCAGGCTCTGGACGCCATCCGGAATGAGATTTTCAATGTCCTGACCAAGGCCTCGGAGGGGTATGACGCTCCTGAATCCGCCCGCAACAACGCCCGGAAGGTCCTCAAGTGGAAAGAGAAGTACGGCAAAGAATGTCGTGGTATGACCGCTGTTGGCTGGGCGCGGGCGAGGGATCTGGCGAATGGGGCCAAGCTGTCAGCGTCGACGGTGAAAAGGATGGCCAGCTTCAATCGCCATCGGAGCAATTACGAGAAGGCCCGCAACAAGCCCGAAGCAAAGAGTAAGCCGTGGACCATCCCGGCCATCGTGGCGTGGCTCGGGTGGGGCGGGACCTCCGGCGTGGAATGGGCGATCCGCACCTCCCAGTCGATCCAGAACAAGTCCAAGAAGAGGAAGTAACCATGCACAAGATCGCCTTCATCGTCCCGACCTCCCAGTCTGCCGACATCAGCGGATTCCTCAATGCGTTGACCAAGCAGGTTGCCGACAAGAATCCTGATCTGAACTACGAGATCGTCGTGGTTCGTCAGGCGGAAGAGAGGGCGCTCAATGCTGGCTGGTTGTGCAATGTCGGCGTGCAGGTGACTGACGCCGCCTACTTCGCCTTCCACTCCCCTGACCTGATCCCCGGCAAAGATGCTGACTATCACCTTGAGGACGCATTTGTCCAGATGGGGGAGGTGCAGATCATGCCGATGGAGATTTACAGCCAGGTGAACGGGTATTCCAACGGATACCCCGGCACCAATGTCCACACCGGGGACATGTTTGACCGCTGCATCCGAAATGGCATTTTCATGGCACGCCGCGAGGCCACCTTCCCTCCGTTGGCGCAAGATGTCATGGAGCACTTCAAGGCCAGCAAGCGGGTGAGCACGGCCTATGACCGTTCCAAGGACGGCATGAGCAACCTGTTCTACAAGGTCATCTCCACCAAGCAGCTGGATGCCTTCAAGGGCAAGGAAGTCCTGGTGACCTCGCTGGATGTCCAGGTCGAACCCGTGGCGACCACGACAACCACGGAGGCGCCCACCACGACCCAGGCTCCTCCGGTTATTGAAACATTGGACACGGAAGAATTCCATACTTTCTGGCGCACGCGAGGGGAAGAAGATGGGGCGGAACCAGGGATTTGAGGTTGGGGATGTTGTCTGCCTGAACAGCGGCTCGCCTCCGATGACCGTCATCTCGTTCTCAAGCGATGATGGTCTGGTGCTGGCTTACGCCGACCTGAACGGCAACATGATGCGGGAAAGCCTCCCCCGCCAAGCTGTCAATCTGACCGAGTCGCGCTGGTGTCTTGATGTCACCAATGCCGATGTCGATTACGACGACGAGGAAGAGGACTACTGATGCCAACCTACGATTATCGCTGCAATAGCTGCGGTTACGAGTTTGAGCTTTATCAGTCGTTTAACGACAAGGTCAAGCGGACCTGCCCAGACTGCAAAAAGAAAACACTTGAGCGTTTGATCGGGTGCGGGCTGGCTGGTTTCTGCCAGCAGGAAGCGACCACGATTGGCCAGCTTGGTGAACGCAACGCCAAGGCTGCTGGGAAGGCCAAGGTCGAAGAACTTGGGGCCAAACAGGAAGCAGACAACAAGAAGGCCCAGCAACTGCTGGGTAAAGAGCCTGGCAAAAAGCCGTGGTGGCGCACCACCGACAAGCCTCTCGACCTCAAGAAAATCAAGAATGTCAAGAAGTATATCGAGGAAGGGAAAGGCTGATGTCTGTCACCCCCAACGATCCCACGAATCCGCACATCGCCGTGATCTATCTTTTTTCCGAAGTCCATGAGAGGTTGCCGGATGGTTCGGCCTCTGGCAATCCCGTGGAGAAGAAAAGGATGACCCTTCACCTGAAGGGTGTTGACAGGTGGACTTGTGAGCGTCGATTGAACGAGGCCATTGAGGAACTGATGAAATGCTGCGCAACGTCGTGAACACGCAAACCCCAGCCAAGTTCGGCTTTCAGGATGGTGGCCATGTGATCCTGGAATGCTCCAGCTGCAACAAACCCCTGGTCGATGTGTGGTCGGTGCAGCCAGACCAGCCGTTTGAGTGGAAGGTCAAGGCCAAGTGCTGCTACTGCGGCGACTCCTCTTTCCAGAAGGAAGTGAAGGGGCTGTTCAGGTACTCCGGGGCGCAGAAGCCCAGCGAGACCGACACGGAAGACACGATCCTGGTGACGCAGGTCACCCACCTTGAGGCCGACGGCCAGAATGTGCTCTTTTACACGGCACCAGGAGAGAAGTAATGGCACGCATTATTGACGAGGCCAAGAAGTTTCTGGAGCAGAAAGCCAACCCGATCGAGATCGTTTCCTACGACAAGAAGGCAAATCCGATCGATCCGGAAAATCACGGGTGTGTTGCGCGTATTACTATTCACGAGAAGACGGGCCTTGAAAAATGCGAAGTGCGTGTCTGCACTCGCGGTATCGACTCCGGCCTGTTCTTCAATCCCCTCACGCACCATCACGACGACCTTGTGCGGTTTGATAGCCACACCGGCAAGATGCGCTTTTGTTGGCGGGAAGTGAACAAGACCTCTTTCGACCAGTATGTCCAGTTTTTGCAAAGTGGGAACCAGGCCATGTTGCGCATGGCCCAGAGGAGCTGATCATGGCTAAGAAGAAAGTGGAAGCCAAGACCCTGTCCAAGGCCGAACATTATTACCTGGAGTCTCTGGCGGGCCTGAAGAGCCTGGCCGAAGTCGCAGAAGACCTCGGCTGTCAGCCTGAGCAGATTGCCGACGCCTACAAGAAAGCGAAGGCCAAGTCCCCCGGCAAGTTTGGTCGCCCCTCCCAAGGCGTTACCGTGATGACCGAGGCTGCCGCCATCGAGGGAGACGAACACGGCAAGGCCAACCGCGCTGGCAACCAGTTCATGACCCGCTACGCCAAGGATCTCTACCGGGGTGAGGCATGATTTGGGGGACATTGGAGCAGGTATTGGCCAATGTCACGCTGGACCGCGCTTTTCTCCTGATCGAACTAAGTGATGGCAGCTTTGCTGTCGTCGAAGGGACGAACGAAGACTGGGAAAAGCTAGATAGTATACCACAAAAGATAACAAGAGTTTGCGTGCGCTTCAGGTCTTCCCGGCTGGAAGTCAGCCCCCCAAACGCCAAGGGATATTTCTTCCGGCCCGGGGTGGGCGCTTCGCTGTCGTCGCAAATTCAACAGTACAACCTGTTTGTTGTTGGGCATCTTGAAGAAGATGGGGAAACTGTACAAACCTTTAGCGTGGTTGTGCCTGAACTTTTGGTTGTGAATTCTGACCGGCGTGATCGTCACGATCCAGAAACTGTCGGTTCGTCCTTGATAACATCCTAGCCATCGACCTATCCTCTCACCTGAGGGGCGGGAAATGGCAAAGAAAGCTTCCGAGCATAGTCGTTACGAAAGCCGTTACGGTGGTGGATGGGTTGCGCCGCAACAAATCCTCGCCGAGGTGATGTGTGAACGGCAAGCAGCCAAAGAGAAGACTTCTTTACCAGCCAAATTCTGGGAGTTGCCACGCTGGAAGAAGACATTTCTGCTCCAGCTTCGGTTGGTTCTCAAGCTTTTGGAAAAACATCATCCCTCTGTGATTTCCAGGGCCATCCGTTCACCGGAGGGTAAAAAGGTATTTTCTTTCGGTGCTCCTTTTTTCAAGGATGTGCTAGTTCGCGAGCAGGAAAAATACGATGCGGAAATAGCCAGTTTAGCTGCTGCCCCGCCACCACCGCCCCCGCCCGAACCAACCGCCGACACAGAAAAGCCAAGACCAGATTTTGCCCCCCGTCGTTCTTTGCGTAGTAAATTGGAGGATTTTGAGCGTGAGTAAGAGCAAGCAGGAAACCCACGACACGCAGTTGCAGAAGGAATTGGTCAAGCAGTACGGCGAAGGGGTGGCTGTCTCTGCTCGCGACATGCTTGAGGAAGAAAGCTCCAGGAAGATGGTCGTGCCGGTCGGCCCCGCATTGAATGTGGGTCTGCATGGCGGCATCCCCGAGGGATCTTGGATCACTTGTTCGGGCCAGCCGAAGACCGGAAAAGAGCAGCCTGTTTCTGCGACAGTCTACACGCCGAGCGGCCCCCGCAAGATTGGCGACATAGAGATTGGCGATGTCATCTGCCATCCGGATGGTGACACGGCAAATGTCGTTGGTGTTTTCCCCCAGGGGATTAAGCCGGTTTACAGGGTCACCTTTGACAACGGCGATACGGCCGAGTGCGGCTTAGAACACCTTTGGGAGGTTTCCGCAAGACTTCGCAAGAACACCGAGGTCATACCGCTCAAGGAATTCAAGGATGATCTGTACTACAAGGAGAAGAGCAATCGCTGGGGGCAGAGGCCCAAGTGGCATGTCCGTTTGACTAGTGCTGTCTCGTTCCGTCCTCGTCCCGTGCCTGTGCATCCTTATGTCGTCGGACTCATGCTGGGCAATGGGTCGATGGGCGAAAAGCAGTTGTGTTTTTCTGCCGCTGATCGCGAACTGGCCGTGGCCGTGGCGGACCATACTGGCTGCGAGATCTCTGCGGTCAAAGCCAACAATTATGATTACCGGCTGACCGGGGCCAAGCAACTTAAGACAGCCCTCAAGCGTTTAGGTCTGATTGGCAGGAATTCCCACACCAAGCATGTGCCCGACTGCTACCTGTACAATTCCGTCGAGGTGCGCCAGGCTGTTTTGCAGGGCCTGATGGACACCGACGGCACCGTCGACAAAACAGGCGCAGCAGAGTTTACCACCGTATCCCAGCGTTTGGCTGATCAGGTCAAGTGGCTGGTGCAATCGTTAGGCGGGCTGTGTTCGGTCAGGGCTTCACGGCGCATTTTCAACGGCAAGCTTTTCAGGTTTTATCGTTGCCATATTCGTATGGTCGACATGTCTTCGATTTTCCGCCTGCCCCGCAAGAAGAATCGTTGCCAGAAGCGCACGACCAACATGACCCGCAGGATTGTCGCCGTCGACTATGTGCGGGATGAGCATTCGGTTTGCATAAAGGTTGACCGTGAGGACGGGCTTTATCTGACCGATCACTTCATCGTCACCCACAACACATCGACGGCCTTGTCCTTCGCCGCCCAATGCCAGAAGCCGGAATACGGTGGTCGCCATGTTTATTACCTGAACATCGAGGGTCGTCTCAAGGAGATGAACCTGAAGGGGACCGCGGGCCTGAACCTAGACAAGTTCACCATCTTCCGGTCCACCCCCGAACGCATCCTCACCGCCAAGGACTACCTGACCCTGGCGATGAAGTGCATCAACACCGACCCCGGCTGTCTGGTCATCATCGATTCCGTCTCGGCTTTGTGTGACGAGAAGGAAATGGATGAAGGTGTCGGCTACGAGAATCGTGGTGCTGGCAACAAAATCTTCGCTGGTTTCTGTCGACAAGCCTCCAATGTCGTTCCAGTCCGCAACTGCTTTGTCTGGGCGATCCTGCACCTGACGCAGTCGCAGGGCATGTACGGCGGTTTTGTGGAAAAGGGCAGTCGCACTCTGCAATACCAGGCTGATGTTCAGATGCGTGTCAAATTTGACCGCGCCTGGAAGGTCGGGTCGGGAGGCAACGAAAAACAGATCGGCCAACAGGTCCATTGGCTGATCGAGTCCTGCGCCCTTGGCCCGCCCCAGATGGAAGTGGACAGCTACATCCGCTATGGCATCGGCATCGACCATGTTTACGAGGCCATCAACCTGGGCGCCCAGCTTGGTCTGATCGGCAAGGCCGGGGCGTGGATGAGCCTCGATTACATGGAGCGACACCTAGACCTGATGGGCGTCGACAAGTGGAACGATGAGGCGGTCAAAAGGGTCAAGACTCAGGGGGCCGAAAAGCTGTACAAGCTGCTCCAGGACAATCCTTCGTGGATTGCCGCCCTAGAGTCCGAAATCAACGCCATGCTGCGCCCGTCATGAAAGTGAAAGGCCTTGATGGGAGGACCTACACTTGGTCCTTCACGGGGAGGTCGCACTCCGGGGCCGAAACAGCCCCGGCCCGTTCTGGCCTGCATGGTCGGGTCAGATCCCTGCTGCGGAAGATCTACCCTGTCGACCGGATCATGGAGGAGGTGGGTCTGCCCGGGTCAAACGGCCTTCGGGTGGACTTCTACCTTCCCCTCCGCAACTTGGTGGTTGAGGCGCACGGCGAACAGCACTATCGTTTTGTGGCCCACTTCCACGGCACCCTGATGGGGTTCTTGGAATCCAAAGCCAGAGACCAGAAGAAAATTGAGTGGTGCCTTCTGAATGGCATCCAGGTGATTGAGTTGCCTTACAACGAGGAGGATGAGCAATGGGAGAAGAGGTTGAGGGAGTGAAGTCTGCTTCCCAGTCTGCCGATGAGATGCTGGACAATTACGAGAAGCTGGTTCTTCCCGGCAATGACACGGGGGCGATGCGGTACATCAACGCCACCCAGCATGAACTGAACGCCATGTCTGCCGAGGAATGCAACGAGGCCGCTGTCATGTTGACGTGCCTGGCCTTCCATGTGGCCAAGGCTTGCAACAAATTGCGCGCAAAAATTCGCTATTGCAACGAAGCCATCCTCAAGTGTATCGCCAACAAAACGGCGAACTACAGGTACAACTCCCCGGACGAGAGAAGGGCGTTGGCTATTCAGGAAGACGACTTTGCCGCCAACATGAAGAAGCAAGAGGTCTCTCTTTCTTGTCGGCTGGAAAGGATTGATTATTTGTCACTTCGGCTTGAAAAAGTAGCCGATATGTTTGCATCTTTGGCCGCAACCAAACGGAGACAGCAATGAGCGACAAGGAGCTTTTGAAAAAGATGGCGATGGCCATGGCTTCCGAAGACTGGGCGACGGTTGCCCAAGTGGCTTCGCAGATGGCTGGCGGGACCACGACCGAACCCGCGCCTGAACCAAAGAAGGCGACCAAGGCCAAGAAGACGGCAAAGGTGGCGGAACAACCCGCCCCCGCGTCAACGAACCAGTTCAAGGACGACTTGTCTCTGGAGAAGGGACATATCGCAACAGACAGGAAGTTGAACAAGAAGATTCGTCCGGCAGCCCGCAGGCCCCCGTCCCAAAACCTGAGGATGGTCGATGTTGTCTGCCCAAAGTGCAACAAGACCCATCAGGTGACTGCGGTGCAGGCTTCGATGCGGCGAGACATTGATTCTGGGGTGGTTTGTGCTGGTTGTCTGAGGAGAGGGAGATGAATCAAGATCCGGCAGCGGAGAGGGCTGTTCTGGCGGCTCTTCTCAAGGGTGGTCACGAGGCGTGGGTGGACGTCTCGGATGTGCTTTCTGCGGCCTGTTTCACTTGTGGAACAAACGCCGTCTACTATCGTTGCTTGGAGAAGGTTCTGGCTGAACCCAACTCCAAAGCGGACATACCCTCTATCGTGTCGGCGGCTGGCACGCTGGGGTTTGCGGATACATTCAAATCCCAGGAGGAGCAGAAATATCTGCGGGCCTTGGCGGTCACGCCGGTTGAACCATCCAATCTACGCCGGTTGGCCGCACGCCTAGTCAAATTGCACAAGGCCAACGAATTCTCCGAGGTCATGAAAGATTCGGCAGAGAAACTGGCGAATATTTCGGGCGACGAAACCCTTGGGGAAATCCTGGGGATTGGCGAAGAGGCCGTCTTCAATTTCGTCGGTAATCTGGGCAACCAGTCCGAAAGCCTGGCTCATATCTCCAAGGACTTGGACGAATACATTGATTACCTTGCCGCCAACCCGTCGGAGGTGATGGGAATCTCTTCCGGTTTGCCTCAGTACGATGCGGCGATCGGGGGCGGGTTCCAGCGCGGCACGGTCAATGTGATCGGTGCTAGGCCGAAGACTGGCAAGACTCAGTTGGCTGACAACATCGCCCTGCATGTCGCCTCCAAGCTGAACATCCCCGTCCTGAACCTGGACACGGAAATGTCAGCGAAAGAGCATTGGCATCGCATGTTGGCGAACATGGCGAATGTGGTGGTGGACGACATCAAGAGTGGCAAGTTTGCCGCCGACGAGATGAAGTCCAAGGCTGTGTACGAAGCCAAGGAAAAGCTCAAGAATATCCCCTACCACTACGCATCGATTGCTGGCCAGCCCTTTGAGGAGACGGTCGGCTCCATGCGGCGATGGTTGTATCGTCATGTCGGCTTCGATGAGTCTGGACAGACAAAGCCAGCCCTCATCGTGTTCGACTACATCAAGCTGATGGACGACCGCAGTATCACCAAGAACATATCGGAATTCCAGGCTCTGGGATTCCTGATGACCAACCTGCACAATTTTGCGGTGCGCTATCAGGTTCCCGTCCTGGCGTTTGTCCAGTTGAACCGGGACGGCATCAATGCCGAGGACACGAGCACGGCTAGCGGTTCAGACCGCATCATCTGGCTGTGTTCAAACTTTTCCATTTACAAGTGGAAAAGTCAGGAGGAGATGGCCGAAGAAGGAATGGGGCCGGACGGCGTGCGTTACAACCTGAAGCTTATCCCGGTTGTTTCGCGCCACGGCAAGGGGCTTGAGGGTGGGGACTACATCAACATTCAGGGGCAGTATGAATATGGCAGACTCAAGGAAGGACCGACGCGGAACAGCCTACTCCGCAGCAAACCAACACGGTCAGGCTTCGACAATCCCCCCCAAGACTCCCCAGAGTTTTGAGCGCCTACGGAAGATAGCAGCAGCGGCCACCCAAAAGCTTGAGACAGTCTTTGACGCCCTTGGGCTGGAGTACAAGCCCGCCGAGAACTCGTTCTTCACGGCGTGCCCCGTGCATGGCGGCGATAACCCGACCGGCTGTCGGGTCTACTACAACGCCTCCATGGGGTACTGGCAATGCTTCACCAGGGGCTGCGAGAAGGTTTTCCGGGACGACACTTTTGGCTTTGTGCGGGGTGCCCTGTCTCGCCAGCGTTACGGGTGGGTGGCTGAAGGCGACAAGGTGGCGACGGTCAACGAGACGGAGAAGTTCCTCTCTGCCTTGTTGTCGCTCACTCCAGGTGCGGAAATTCCCCAGGTTGACAAAAGTCAGCGGGAGTTCGTCACCGCCACCCGCATCATGCAGGTCGAAAGCGGTCCTGTCGGCAAATGGGGCCGCGATCTCGTGCGGAGCCGCATGGAGATCCCCAGCAAGTTTTTCAAGGGGCGCGGTTTTGGCGATGAAGTGCTCAACCATTTCGATATCGGCGACACGAAACAGGGGCCGTTCGCTGGCAGGGCCGTTGTCCCCATCTATGACCACACCGGTCGGATGGCGGTCGGTTTCTCTGCCAGGGCGATTGGGGATATGCAGCCGAAGTGGCGGCACTCCGAGGGATTTTCCCGATCCCGTGTCCTTTACAACCAGTTTGTTGCTTTTAGAGAGGCTCGTCGCTCAGGCACGATCATCCTGACTGAGGGACCGTGCGATGTTTGGCGCCTCTGGGAGGCTGGTTACCACAATGCGGTGGCACTGTTTGGCGTTGCCCTGAGTGACGCGCAGCAGGTGCTGCTGGAATCATCCGGAGCCAGTCGTGTGATCGTGTTTCTGGATGACGATGAGGCTGGACAGATTGCCTCGCAAAAGATTGTTGCCCAGCTTTCCAGGTCATTCCGCGTGATTGCGGCTCGAGCTGGACAGGGTAAAGATCCAGCCGATTTGTCTGTGGACGAAATCAAGCAGGTACTAGGGAGGCTCAAGTGATGTTAGTCGGAATCGCAGGCAAAAAAGGGGCTGGCAAAGACACCCTCGCCCACGACCTCGTGGAGCATCGTCATTGGATCAATAACTATCTGGCTGCTGGCAAGGTCTTTCACTTTGCCGACACCCTCAAGAAGGTGACCGTGGAGTTGCTTGGTATTCCGGCCGAGATGGTTTACGGCACCCAGGAGGACAAAGAGCAGAAGTGTCATCTGCGCTGGGAAAACATGCCGACTTACGAACTGATGGGGGATTTGCGTCCAACTGGCCGGATGTCTGTCCGGGAAGTGTTGCAATACTTCGGCACAGAAATCCTGCGCAAGATGTATGGCCGCGTCCACATCAACGCCACCTTCAACGCCATCGCCCAGTACGAGGAATCCCAGGAGGGCCAGGTTCTGTCCGTCGTCGCAGATTTACGCTTCCCGAACGAGTGCGATGCCATTAAAGAAGAGGGGGGTATCGTCATAGGTTTAACCCGTGGCGAAAAAGGCGATAATCATGCTAGCGAAAACGCTTTAGATGACTATTCTTTCAATGTACTGATCGACAATATCGGTATGACTCGTGAAGAGCAGCTTGAAGCCGCTCTCAAATCCTTGCGAAGGAGCTACCGTTGATTGTAACTTTTTTGCGGTCTAGCTCCGTAGGGTCTTATGGTTGGTGTCCACACAAGTTCTTTATCACCAGTAACTTGGGTCATAAGGAACCTTCCGGCAAAAAAGCCGAGTCTGGAAACATCGTCCATAAGGCTCTGGAACTTCTAGCCCGCAAAAAACTGGCCCATCAAAATAAAGAAAAAACCTTTTCTGATCCCGAAGTCGAAAAAGAATTCGACACAGCCACTTTCACCCCAGAATTAGCCATCGCTGCTGGCTGGGATCACTACACCAACCCCGAACGCACCATCCATCCCTGGACTAACGGCGACCGGAAGAAATGCGAGCAATGGACCTGGGATGTCTTGCTGTTTAACGACGGCATGTTTTCTCCCGTCAATCGCAATGTCGTCATGCCGGAACAATATTTTGAAATAACTTTGCCCCACGAATGGGCGAAGTACGAATATTCGTTGCCAGATGGCCGCAACTATAAGGGCCAGTTGATTTTGCGCGGCACGATGGACCTCGTCACCAGGATCAGGCCTGGGCTGATTGAGTACATCGACTGGAAAACCGGCAAGCGTCGATGTTGGGTGAAAGATAAAGTTAAAGAATATGATGATATGTATGAAGATTTTCAGCTTCGTCTATATCATTATGCCTTGTGCGAGCTTTATCCAAACGATGATATCTTAATGACAATCTTTTTTGTGCAAGATGGTGGGCCTTACTCTTTGTGTTTGCAGCGGTCAGACTTGCCCGACACACTTCAGATGATTCGTCGTGAGTTTGAAAAGATCAAAATGGACAATCATCCCCGCCGCATTCTCGACCGCGATCCCAAGAACTGGAAGTGTAGTCGCCTGTGCTCTTTTTTCGACGACCAGCATCCTGTCTCCGGTTTGTCGACTTGCCAGCATTTCAAGAATGAGATCATTGAATTGGGGATCGACAGGGTCGTCTCCAAGTATGCGGTGGGGGAACCTTGGGCCGGTTACGGTTCCGGTGGTGGCAGAACAGAAAGGGTTGACGAGGCTGCCAATCAAGCCGTAGTATCTTCAGGAGTAGCGTCGTGAGTAGCTGCCATTTAAAGATCGGGACTAAGATCGTATTGAACGAGGCCGAGCAAAGGCTGGCCAAGTTTTTAGCGAAGTCCAGATACATGAAAAATAGGCAGTCCAACACGAAAGACGGCAAGGTGGGGCCGCAAGATTGTGAGACAACAGATCTGGAAGGAATCGCAGCAGAAATCGCATTTTGCAAGATGGTCAATGTCTATCCAGATTTACAGCTGGATGAACGACCAGAGCATGATGCCACTCTTCCATGCGGCACTACTGTCGATGTCAAAGCGACCAAATACAAGAACGGCAAGCTTTTAGCCGTTCCAGGAAAAGTGGATAAGTCCGATGGACTTGACACCTACTCGCTTGTTGTGGGCGAGTTTCCCGGCCCTTATGAGTTTAAGGGCTTTTGCAAGCGTGAGGAGTTGCTGCGGCAGGAGCGACTCACGAATCTGGGCTACGGCCCCACCTATGCCGCGGAACAAAAGGAGCTTTCTGAACAGCCATGAGCAGCTTAGCCAACTATCAACTGGAAGCCCGGACCACAGCGATTTATCCTGCGCAAGTCAAGGTCATTTACCCGGCACTTGGATTGGCTGGCGAAGCTGGCGAGGTGTGCAACAAAGCCAAAAAAATTCTGCGTGACGACGCCGGAAATTTGACCGACGACAAGCGAACTCAGTTGGTGGACGAACTGGGCGATGTCCTCTGGTACGCAGCCAATTTGGCTACCGACCTGGGGGTGACCCTTGAGGAAGTCGCCAAGCGGAATCTGGCGAAATTGAAAAGCCGCCAGGAGCGTGGCACTCTGACAGGGAGCGGCGATAATCGCTGATTTGTCTGGGCGTGGTCCCGGCCAATATGGTCGGGGCCATCGCTTCTTCAAAAGATTTTGGGTTTTACTTGATATTCTACTTCCATAGTTACTACTGTTGACTGTGGAGGTGAACACTATGAAGCTTGAAGCCGATCAGATTGAGCGATTTTGGTCTAAGGTAGAAAAAACAGATAGTTGTTGGCTGTGGACGGCTGGGCAAAAGAACCCAGAAGGCTACGGTGGTTTTTATGTGCGGCAAATCGACAACACAGTTTCCTGCCACAAAATAGCTTTTTGCATTGAGCATAATTTTGGGTTAAATGATATTCCTGAAGGGATTGTTATTCGTCATCTTTGCAACAATCATCCCTGCGTAAACCCATCTCATCTTGCCCTTGGGACTTATAAAGACAACAGCCAAGATATGGTTGCCGCTGGCAATTCTGTGGGCGGGGAAAAAAATTGGAAAAGCAAAGTTGATCGAGCAAAAGTCTTAGAAATGCGTAGGCTTTGGTCAACTGGAGAATACACAAAATCTCAATTGGCAGAACTTTTTCAGATTACTGATTCTACTGTCTGGCAGATCATCACCAATCGCACATGGAAAGACTCATCATATGTGCCAATTACTTTTTCTGAAACAAAAAATAAAGCTTGTAAATTTACTCACGATCAAGTGCAAGAAATAAAAGAAAAATATAAGAGTGGAATTCCTGTTCGCTCTTTAGTTGTCGAGTACAACATCAGCATGTCTCAAGTTTACAATATACTACACGGACGACAACGAAAGGGTGGGAATCAATGAGTTGGGTTCCTCTCCATGTTCATTCGATGTACAGCCTTTTAGACTCAAACTCAAAACCAGATGCAATTGCTAGCAGATGTGAAAAGCTTGGCTACAAGTCTTGTGCGATCACAGACCATGGCACGCTTTCTGGTGTCGCCGCCTTCTCCAAAGCTCTCCGCAAGCGTGGCATCAAGCCTATCCTTGGTTCTGAGTTTTATCTGTGCTCCGGCCCCGCCCATGACAAACGCCAGGAAAACGGATCACTATCCCATCTTTGCGTTCTAGCTAAAGGCGAGGAGGGGTGGAAAAGACTCATCCAGGCATCCAGCGCATCCAACGATCCCAACCACTTCTACAGGAAACCGCGACTGGATCTCGACCTGTTGGGAAAACACGCCGACGGCAAACTGATCGTGTTCTCCGGCCATCCCGGCAGCGACCTCTGCAATGCCCTGTTTGAGAATCCCAAGGCTGCATACGGTTGCCAGACATATGACCAGGCAAGGGCCATGGTGCCTGCCGATTGGGAAAAGCGGCTGCTCAAGATCACGAATCGCTACAAGGATCTTTTCGGGGCAGAGAATTTCTGGATTGAGATTCAGGCCGTTGACCAGGAGAACCTACCGGCTGCTGCTGTCGCCGTCAAAGGCCTCAGGCATTTTGCCAAAAAATACGGCATCAAGACCCTGGGGACTCCCGATGCGCATTATCCGGCAAGTGAGGATGCGGCGGATCAACGAGTTCTGTTATGTTCTGCCATGCAAACGACTCTGCCGACCATCCATTCAGCCCTAGCCAAACAGGAGGATGTCTCCCTTGGGGGATTTTTCCGTTCCAATCGCTATTGCATTCCCGACTTCGACGAAGTGAAGGGATTACACACTCCGGCTGAGATCGAGGCGTCTCTTGAAATCAGCGATCTTTGCGGCGACTACGACATTTTGTCGAAGCCATATCTGCCGGAGTTCGCCTGTCCCAACGGCATGAATGCGGATGAATATGTTCGACATCTTTGCCGCGAGGGCTGGAAGCGTAAGCTGAAACATGCGACCGCTGGGACCGATGAGTACACGGCATATGGCGACCGGGTCAAGAAAGAGCTGGGCGTTATCACCGAGGCAGGCCTGTCGGCCTACTTCCTGATCGTGTCGGAATACTGCGAATGGGCCAGGAGCCAGGGCTGGTTGGTCGGCAAGGGGCGCGGTTCGGGTGCTGGATGTTTGGTCAGTTACCTGCTGGGAATCACCAATGTCGACCCCGTCAAATACAGTCTGCTGTTTGAGCGTTTTTACAATGCGGGCCGTAATCAGCCAGGTCGCGTGAGCTTGCCGGATATCGACTGTGATTTTCCCATCTCTCACCGTGACGAGGTCGTACAACATATGCGTGACCGCTACGGTGATGACCGCGTGGCGCAGATGGTAACCTTTTCCAGATTGCAGGGTCGCGCAGCCATCAAGGACGTTTTGCGGGCACACGAAAAAGGCACTTTTGATGAAATCAATAAGATCACAGACCATATTCCTGATGAGGCTGCCATTTCTGACGAGCTTCAGGAAATGCGGGAGGAGACCGGCGAAGCTTCCATTTTGATGTGGGCCTTGGAAAACAACCCGAAGGAGTTAGCGCCTTGGTGTCGCATTGCGGACGATGGTCAACTTGAGGGGCCTCTGGCTGTTGAGTTTGCCCAGGCTATCCGTCTTGAAGGAACCAAGCGAAATCAATCAAAACATGCTGCCGGTGTGGTGATTGCGCCTAGATCGTTGGCCGATTGCTGCCCTATGGTATTTGACAAGTCTACTAACCGTCGCATTTGCGGTGTGGAGATGTCGGACCTTGAAGCTATGGGCTTCGTAAAGTTCGACATCTTGGGGGTTGCGGCTCTCGACAAAATGCAAGGGGCTATTTCTTTGTTGAAGGGGGGACCTGTCCGTGTTTGAAGAAGACTGCGAAGAAATGGACCTTTCCAAGCGCATGGTCGCACACAACCTGGCTTTGCTCGACGCGCTTGCTGAGGCTTCCGAAGCCAAAAAGCGTATGGCCGAAGAGATGGGAAGTGTCATCAAAGCCATCCTGATCAAGTTCGGTGGCGAGATCACCCTTGACGGGATGTTCATCGCCGCCGCCGAGTCTCCCACCTGTGTCTTGAACCATGAGGTTTCCGACAACGGCGAAACGCTTCGTTTTTGGGTCGAGGAGTCAGAGGAATGACCAACAACATCATCATCTGTTTTGACTTTGAGACCGGCGGGCTGGATATCAAGACCACCGAGCCGATCGAGATTGCTGCGGTAGCCATCAATCCCCGCACGCTTTCGGTTGTGCCGGACGGTACCTTCTACAGTCTGTGCAAGCCGACTGACTTTTCGCTGTTGCAGGATCAGGCCCTGGCCGTCAACGGCAAGACGCGTGACCAGCTCAAGCAGGCACCCGAACAGGAAGCCGTTTGGAGAAGCTTTGCCAGCTTCATCAAGCGGTTCAATCCCAAGGGGAATGGGTTCACCACGGCACCCATCGCTGCTGGCAAAAACATTCGCATGTTTGATTTGCCAATCTTCAATCGGTTGTGCGTCAAGTATGGATTTGCCGACAAGAACGGGGATCAAAACCTGTTCCATCGTCGGAAGGTCTATGACTTGGAGGACATCCTCGAGTACTGGTTCCACGACAGCGATGAACTGCCGGATCGCAAGATGGACACATTGCGTGGGTACTTCGGTCTGTCGAGAGACGGTGCCCACTCAGCCATGGTTGACACCAAGCAGACGGCTGAGTTGATCGTGCGGTTCCTGAAAGTGCATCGTTACTACGCCTCCAAGATTCCTTTCCGTGGTGCATGTGCCAAGAACATGGTGATTGTTTGATGGCTGAATACTTCATGCCCTGTGGTTGCTCCTGGCCGATAGCCGGAGACCCGCCCCGCAAAGGTGCCTTGCCGCTCCTCGATGTTGATGTTTCTAATCTGCCGGATTGTCATCTGGCTTGGGATATCATGTCGGTCGGCAATACCAAGGGCGTGTTCCAGCTTGAGAGCAGGCTGGGGGCGACCTGGGCAAAGAAGTTGAAGCCGAAGAACAACGAGCACCTTTCAGCCCTGGGCGCCCTGCTGCGCCCTGGCTGTCTGGCCGCTAAAGATGAACACGGCGTTTCCCTGACGGAACACTACTGCCGTCGCGTCAACAAGGAAGAGCCTGCTGACTCCTTCGACCCTGCGCTTGACGATATCCTCGGCCCCACCGAGCAGATCCTCGTCTACCAGGAACAGTCCATGCAGATCGGTGCCAAGCTGGCCGGGTTCGATCTCAAGGAAGTGGATCGTCTGCGTAAGGCCATCGGCAAGAAAGACCAGAAGGAGATGGCTGAGGTCAAGAAGCTGTTCCTTCAAGGGGCGGAGAAGATCAAGGTCGTCTCCATGGAGACAGCGGAGACCATCTGGGGGTGGATTGAGAAGAGCGGACGGTATCAATTCAACAAGTCTCATAGCATGAGCTACGGGCTGACGGGCTACGACACGGCTTACCTGAAGTCTCATTTCCCCGTGCAGTTTTATACCTCGTGGCTGGCTTTCGCCGAAGACAAGGTTGATCCCGACCAGGAGGTCATGGAGCTGGTTGAGGACGCACGCAGGGCGGGCATCCTGGTTCTGCCACCCGATGTCCGTGACCAGAAAATGGTCTTCTGGACAGACGGTCTCGATATCCACTTTGGCCTGAGCAACATCAAGGGGCTTGGCCAATCCAACCTCCACAAATTGTTCGAGGTGATCCAGAAGGCAGAGAGTGAATTGGGCAAGAAGTCCAAGGATTTCAGTTGGATGGAATGGCTTGTCCATGTCGCCTCCGAAATTCCCTCCGTCAACCACAAGTTGATCATGGCTGGTGCGCTGGACTGGGCAGGCATCAAGCGTCAGCGCATGTTGGCCGAAGTTGATGTCGTCGCCTCGCTCACCAAGAAAGAACAACAATGGATTCTGAATAATTGCGTCGGGGCCGAAGGCTTGATCGACATCCTGCGCAGGCTGGCCAAACCCAAGAAGGAAGGTGGCGGGGTGGCCAATGTCAAGCGCGGTTCGCTGGTGAACGGCCAGGCTACGCTGCTTGAGAATCCGCCGACCCCGCTGAGTGATCATCCGGCTTGGATGGCGTGGGCCGAGGAGCAGGTGTTCGGTTTCGCCCTGACCTGTTCTCGTGTCGACGGCTGTGATCTGGGCGATGCCAATACGACCTGTGGCGAATTCCTGGCGGGCAAGACGGGATTCCTCCTGCTTGGCGTCGAGGTGCGTGGCGTCAGGTCTTTCAAGACAAAGAAAGGAACCATGATGGCTTTCCTTTCTATATCGGATTCGTCCGGAATGCTGGACGATGTGGTGTGTTTCTCTGAGCCTTGGGAGGAGTTCAAACACCTCCTGACTGAGGGCAACACTATTTTGGTGCAGGGCGAACGAGATCCTAAAAAAGGCTCGTTGGTTGTGCGCAAGGTTTTTCAGATGTCATGAGGTGAATTGTGAACAGTTGTGTTTTCATTGGGAATTTTGTGCGTGACCCCGAAGTTCAACAAGTCGGGGCCGAGCACCGAGTGGCAAAGTTCGCTATTGCCGTCAATGGCGGTCGCAAGAACCGCAACGGCGAAGAAGAGGTTGCTTTCATTGAGTGCGAAGCCTGGGACAAGTCTGCTGACACGATCAGCAAGTACATGAAAAAAGGCTCTAAGATCGCCATCCAAGCGACCGCCCGCACCGAAACCTGGACCGACAAGTCGAGCGGCAGCAAGAGGTCGACCTTGAAGTTCCGTGTCAACAACTTCACCTTCCTCGGGGTTAAGACTGGCGAGGCCCGTCCTGGCAAGCCGGTGGCCGCTGGTGTCGCTGCCGACGACGAGGACACGGGCTTCAGCGGTAACGATGGTGAAGAAATCCCCTTCTGAGAAAAGTAATGGCACGCATCCTTCTGGTTGGTGAGGCGACTTGGTTGCAGACTGGCTACGCCACTTATGCGGCTCAGATAGCCCGTAAGCTCCAGGCAGCCGGTCACGAGATCGGGGAGTTGGCCTGCTACGGCAGTCCGAAAGACTCGCGGCGTGGCGAAAGCCCGTGGCCCGCTTTCTTTGTGACCACCAATGCGGACAACTATCCGCCATTGGCCATCAACCAGTCGAATCCGGCCCTGGGTTCCACGGTGTTTGAGGAAACCGTCCTGCGTTTTCAGCCGGATGTCGTCATCTCGCTGCGGGACCCCTGGCAGGATTCGTTCATCGCCTACTCGCCCCTGCGTCACTATTACCGCTGGGTGTTCATGCACCCGGTCGATGGTGAACCGCAGGATGACGAGTGGATTTCTGTTCTCAACCAGACGGATGCGGTGCTGGCTTACTCGGAGTACGGACTGAATGTTTTACGGAAGTATCCCGGCCTGAATGTGGCCGGGGTTGCTTCCCCAGGTGCCGAACCAGATGTGTTCTACCCGCACGATCAGAAAGAGTCCCGCGAGGCCCTAAATATCCCCAAGGACGCCCTCGTCATTGGGACGGTCATGCGCAACCAGGGGCGCAAACTTTACCCTGATCTTTTTGAAAGTTTCAGGAAGCTTTTAGACACCGCCCCATCCCACATAGCCAGCCGACTCTACCTGTATTGTCACACTTCGTGGCCTGATGTTGGCTGGGATTTGCCCAAATACTTGATCAAACATGGGATCGGCCACAGAACTCTGTTTACTTTCGCCTGCAAGAGCTGTGATCGGGCTTGTGCGTCCCTTTGGCAGCTTCCCGCCGGGTACTGCCCCTTCTGCACGAGTGGTGACTTAATCACCCCCACCGTATCGTCTGGGCTGCCTCGATCGTTTATGCGCCCGGTGTATTCATCGATGGATATATTCGTGCAATACTCGGTGTGCGAGGGATTCGGAATGCCACAGGTTGAAGCAGCCTGTTGTGGTGTCCCGGTGACCTCGGTCGACTTCACCGCCATGTCATCTGTGGCCTCCGCAATCGGGGCCGAAACCATCCCAGTACAGCGAACTTTCCCGGAACTGGAGACAGGCCGTGGATTGGCGTTGCCAGACAATGACGCTCTGGTCTCCTACCTGACCAGCTTCTTCTTGTTGCCGCCAGCCGCCCGCAGGGCTATAGGCAGTAAACATAAGAATATGGCTACTGCTACATTCAGCTATGACAAAGCTGCATACGCATGGTTAAAAACTATAGATAGCTTACACAAGCCAGCAAAAAGCTATCAGGATAGTAAAAGAGTATTGCCAAGTCTAGTTAGGCCAGATGATTATCTATCAAATAAAGAATGGGTCGACAAGGCTTTCTCTTCGGCTCTTGGCATCTCTGCCGCACAGGCTGGCTATATCGCCCAGCGAATGACCCGCGATCTTTCTCGTGGGTACTGCGACACGACTTTTGTTCCCTCCCAATACACAAGCTTTGGCCCCGGCGGGAAGCTTGGGGCTTTTACTCGTGACCATGCGTGGGCGCAGCTTTGCGGTGAGCGCGAGAGGATAGAGTTCTGGGAGGCCCAAAGAACATCATGAACGACATTCTCTACATCGGTAATTTCCACGACGGTACCGGCTACTCCAGGGCTTGCTGTGAAACCGCCATCGGTCTGGAAGAGGCTGGTGCCCGGGTTGTCTGTCGACCCATCACATTCAACGGCGGTCGTCAGCCATGCCCAGAAAAAATCTACGAGCTAGAGGATAGGGCGACTCCGGCCAGGTTCGATGCGGTCATCCAGCACACCCTGCCACCGATCATGAAAATGGATCGTCGGCTCGGATTGAACATCGCCAATTTTTATTACGAGGCCAGCAGGTTCAACAGTGCCGGTTGGGATTTGCGCCTCAACATGATGGATGTGGTGGTCACCACGCCCGGTATCTCGACGGTCGCCTGCTCCAACAGCCGGGTCAAGAAGCCGGTCGTCAGCCTGCCCCTGCCGAGCGATCCCCATCGCTACCTGAAAAAATATCCCGTGCCCGATTGCATCAAAGGGTACGTCAACGAGAAGAAGTTCATCTTCTACACGATCAGCGAGAATGTCCGTCGCAAGAATCTGGGCGGGCTGATCAAGTCTTACTACAGCGAATTCCTGCCGACTGAAAATGTTGTCCTCGTCATCAAGACCAATGGTGACCCGCAGCGTGTTCAGACAATGATGCGGGAAATCGGCCAGGGCATGAAGCTGAGCTATCTGCCTGAGATTGTTGTGATCACGGAAAGATTGAGCGAGGACCAGTTGATGGGCCTGCACGCTCATGGAACATGTTTTGTCCAAGCCTCCTGCGGTGAAGCGTGGTCTTATCCGGCTTTTGACGCAATGGCGATGGGGAAGACGCCGGTTGTCCCGGACACCGGAACCTATCGCTCTTACATGTCGGACGACACCGGCTATCTTGTGTCCACCTACGACGAGCCTTGCTCCGGCGGGCAGGACGAGTCGGTCGAGCTTTATCGCGGCGACGAATACTGGGAGGTTCCTTTTACCAATGAACTGTCCCAGATGATGAGAAGGGCTTACAGGGAGGACGACCTGCGCCAAGCGAAAGCCGCGCTGGGTCTGGATGTGGCGTACCAATTCACCCCCCTGAAGGTCGGTGAGACCTTCCTGGAGGCTCTTAGCCATGCGACGCAAAAACAAGCTGTGGACGGATTTGTTGGAAGATGATAAGGAGCCAGAACTCATTCCGTGGCAACAACTTAGGGATGCTGATGTCGAAAAAAGGTTTGATGTTAAGAAGCCTGTTAAGAAGATCAAGGCAAGGACGCCCAACCAGCAGAACTATATCAACAACATTGAGGCCTGCACGCTGACGATCTGCACCGGACCAGCTGGTTGTGGAAAGACTTATATCCCCTGCGGTTTGGCCGCAAACTGGTTGCACGAGAACAAGATTGAAAAAGTTATCCTGACCCGTCCGATTGTGGAGTGTGGACAAAGGCTGGGCGCCCTGCCTGGCACGCTGGGGGAAAAGACCGATCCCTACATGGCCCCCATGTTCGATGCTTTTGGTGACTTCCTCGACCCGGGTTTCCTGAAGCATTGCCGCAATAAAGAGACCATCGAGGTTGTGCCGTTGGAAACCATGCGCGGGCGCACTTTCCACAACGCCGTGATCATCCTCGACGAAGCCCAGAATGTGACCCGTCGACAGATGAAGATGTTCCTCACTCGCTTTGGCGAAAACTCCAAGGTTATCGTCTGTGGCGACGTAACCCAGACAGACTTGCCGCACTCCGAGGGCAACCCCCTCATCTGGGTGTGGGACAGGCTGGGTCATTCCGACATCGCCAAGGTCACCCTGGGGCCTGAGGATGTCCAGCGTCACGGCCTGATCCGCCACATCCTTGAGCGTTTGGGAGACTAAACCCCAGTCGGCGTGGGTAGGATCGTTAGCGGCGACCATTGCGGTTTCCAAAGACGGATCTTATCCATGCCGAATATTTCCAGCATTCTGAACTCAGCCGCAGGAAAGACTGACAGGATTAATGTCCTGACTTTCACCACCCACGAGCGGTATCAGAGCGCCTGGACAAACGTCGAAGCCAATTTTTTCCTGTGGAACGACGAGAACGCCAAGCCTTGGGTGCATAAGTATGCTCCCATGCCTAAAAACCACATCCTGCTGCCCTTTCACCCGTCGACGCCAGCCATCCCGGTTGGTGTCGACATCCATCTCGTTATCACGCACCATCTTACCCAGTATGACCGGGCTTTACAGGCTGCGACTCACCTGAATGTCCCCCTGCTGCGCCTTGAGCATTGCCTGCCGGACGAAGACTGGTCTCCCGAGCGACGCAAGTTCTTCATGTCCAAGGGTGGGGATGTCAATGTCTTCATCACGCAGCACCAGTTGAGTTCCTGGGGCGGGAACGAAAACGATTCCGTCATCTACAACGCAATCGACACCGATCTTTTTGCTCCGGACAAAAGTGTTCAGCGGGAACCCGTCTGCCTGAGCGTGGTCAATGATTGGGTGAAGCGCGACAGCGTGTGCGGTTTCAGCTTCTGGAAGCTGGCCAGCAAGGATTTGCCCGTCAAGGTTCTGGGGGACACGCCAGGAGTTTCCAAAGCAGCCGCCAACGTGGAAGAGCTGGCAGCCGCCTACCGCAACTCTCTCCTTTTCCTCTGCACTGCCACCAACAGCTCCCTACCCACGACCGTCCTTGAGGCGATGTCCTCAGGCTGTTGTGTGGTCGCCTACCGAGCCACAGCCATTGAGGAAGCCATCGAGCATGGCGTGGACGGATTCCTGGTGGACAGCCCCGAACAGATGAATGCGATGGCCAAGAGGTTGTTGGCCAACCCGGCCTACTGCGAAGCGATTGGGAACAAGGCGAGGGAGAAAGCCCTTGGTCGCCACAACTTGGATGTTTTTGTCGACAAGTGGAACCAGATACTGCGTCTGGCCGTGAATGCGCCGTGGTGGAGGAAACAATGGTAAAGCTGCGCCTGAGTGTTGGCGACTCCAGCGTGAGTCTGCCCGGTTTTGTTCAGATCGACCCGCTCAATCAGGATCGTCCAGGCAATCCAGCCGACCTGACCAAGTATGCGGAGGAAGGTGAGGCGGTTGAAATTGTAGCCGCTGATGTTCTTGACTACTACCCTTCCGAATATCGCTCCAAGCTCTTGGGGCATTGGATTTCCAGGCTGAGCCGGGGCGGGATGATCCTTGTCGGGACCCGCGAAATCGTCGAAGTCTGTCGATATGTCATGCTGGGCGAAGCCGCCACTTTCGACAAACTCATCTTCGGCCCCATTGGCGGTCAACGCCGTCAAAGCGCCGGAACCCTGCCAGAACTTAAATCGATGCTTTCCCTGATGGGAACGACTCTGGTGCGTTCCTATGTAAAAGATTTCATGAGCTATGTGGAGGCCATTCGTGATTAGCACATCTTGTCATAACTGCCGATTCGCCATCAAGGATGAAAGTGGCAACCAGACCGACTGTCGCACCAAGATGCTCGATCAATTCAAGGCGGACGGAAAAGTCGAACAGCATGTGGTGGACGGTGCAGAAGCCTACAAGACAGTCGACCGTTTCTGTCCGCTTTACCGGCCCGCAGACTGGATGAAAGAGTTGAGCGACGAAGAGGCGATTGCCGAGGCCCGCAAGGAAAGGACTCTTTCCGTCGCCGCCATTGTCTCCTGCGAACATGGCGAGTTGTCCGATGTCGCCGTGACCGCCGAATTGCTGGCCCACCAGACGCTGCCAGTCAACGAGGTGGTGTTCACCATCACCCCCAGGTCCAAGGTGAAGCCCAAGGATGTGCTCTCGACCATCCGCGATCTTGACCCGCCCTACGAGTATTCCCTCCGCTATGTGATGGACAAGGAGTACACGGAGACAGACGCCCTGCACGAGGCCACCGGCAACAACATCAAGTCTGTGTTCATCGTGTTTCTGGAAGCTGGCAAGGAACTCCCCAACACCTACCTGGCTGATCTTGACTACACGGTCAATGACCTCGGCCAGAGGATTGTGTTGGTGGATCATGGCAAGCTGCATGGGCTGATCGTCCAGACCAATGCCTACAGAATGGTGGGCGGTTTCGCCGAGGTCGTGTGGGAAGGCACTGAGGACAACGTCTCTTCCGTCGCCGAAAAGATCAAGCGCATCGCCAAGGATCAGAATTCCCAGCACCTCATCCTCAGCGAGCTGCCCCATGTCTCTTGAAGGGGTTTCAGTCGTTATCGCCAACCATAATTACGGCCATTTTTTGGCGGGCGCTCTGGACTCCGCAACAGCAGAGAAGCCGGGACGAGTCATTGTGGTTGACGATGGCTCGACTGATGACTCCATCAGGATTGTCGCCAACAAGATGGAAGGGGGCGCCCAGCAGGAATACTGTGGTGTCCCCTCCTTTGTCGGCACGATCAACGGCGTGGAGGTCCGTTTGTTCTCAGCAGACGAGTCTCGTGGTCCGGCAGCGGCCAGGAACTGGGCCATGCAGGTCGCCTGGGACGAGACGGATTACTTCGCCATTCTCGATGCCGACGACCGCTTTCTGGCCGGTAGGATCAAGGCTTGCGTCGATCTTTTGGAGAAATACGGGGAGGTTGCTGGTGCGGTTTATACGGACTATCACCATGTGCGCAATGGTGTGCATTTTCGTCACTGCAAAAAATCTTTCGTAAAGCGCGAACTGGTTTTTGACAACATGGTTCACTCGGCTTGCGTTATCCGCAAGTCCGTGCTGACTGAGGTTGGCCTCTACGACGAGTCCATGCCTCCGGCAGAAGACTACGAACTGTGGATGCGTATCGCCAAAGAACACATCATCCTGCATCTTCCTGAAGTCATGATGGATGTCAACGAAGGTGCGCACCAACTGTCGCGTCGCACATCCTCTGACTTTTACGCCAAACAACTTCAAACTCTCAGGGGGCGACATTGTCAGAGCTTGCTGTCGTAATATCGGCTGCTGGCGCTGGACGCCGCATGAAAGCCCGCGGGCCGAAAGCCCTCATTGACATTGGTGGGGGCGAGACTGTCCTCAGTCGGCAATTGCACATGGCCAAGAAGGCCCTGCCGAACGCCGAAGTGGTGGTGGTAGTCGGCTACCAAAAAGATCGCGTCATCAAAACCCTGCCGAAAGATGTGCGGTGGGTCGAAAACCCAGCCCATGAAGAAACCAATGTAGCCCGGTCCCTGCTGATTGGCGTCTCTGGCCACCCGGCACGCAGGGCGGTTCTGATGTGCGGCGATCTCGTCTTTGGTCCGGACTTCTTGTCCAGCCTGCCAACCGCCGGTTCCGCTGCCGTCATTGATGAAAACCATAATCATCGCTCTTCTGAAGTAGGCTGCAATATTGACCGGGAGAGGGTCTGTCATTTCAGTTACGGGGTTTGGCCGAAGTGGGGTCAGGCTGTCGTCTTGGCAGACAAGGAGCTTGACCTCTACAGACGCATAGCCTCCCGCGACCAATGCGCCCGCTGGTTTGCCTATGAGGTCTTGAATGAAATCATCGATGCTGGTGGTGTGATCGCCCCAGCTTATCCAGAGAAATCATATCTGGTCGAGATCGACAGCACGCAGGATATCGACAGGGCCAAGAGCATGGTTAATAAATTGCGTCGGAAGGGAGTTGTCGCATGAATATCTTGATTGTCAACGATGACAACGGGGTTGGTAGCGGCGCTCTCGCCAACGGCTTTGCCACGCTCAAACATGATGTGGCCCTGTGGACACCGGGAAAAATGCCAGTCTACCAGGCTTTCGGTAGACAAAAGCCGGATCTGTTCATTGGACCAACCTCTTCTGTCACGCCTGCTCTACTGCGCAACCAGGGCAAGTGTCGCCTGGCCCTCTGGCAGGACGACGCCACCACCATCGAAATATCGCCTCCTGGTACATTTATTTTTGCGACTGACGACAACGACAAGAATCTACCTGTCATCCGCTGGCCCTTCTTGCTCATGGACGGAAAATCTTTCTACAACAACGACCTGGCTACCGATGTCGTGTTTCTAGACGACTATCGCTCCGGCTACGATTCTTTCTTCATACCACTTTTTGAGAATGTCGAGTTTGTCTCCAGGGTTTACTGTGACAACCCATGGCCAATCCCTTACTATGCCGGTTCTTTGACAGCACAGGAACGGACACAAGCCATCGCTTCTTCCCTAGTCAGAGCCATGACAAGCGATGATGCGCGTGATGTGCGAGCGATCTACGAAACGATCAGGGTGGGTTCTGTCCCGGTCGTGGCCGGAGACGAAAATCTCTTGTCTTACGGCGGCACTCCGGAAGGCTACCTGTCCATGGTCAAGAATCTCGTGTGCGACAAAGATATGCGCAAAGAGGTTCTCGACAATCTGACCGATATGTTCTCGCAGTATGCACCAGTTGATACAGCCCAGTCCCTACTGAAAGCGATGCTGACATGTTGAGCCTTGTTCTGGACAAGCCACACAATCTCGATGTGCTTTGTCGATGCCTGTCCATGATTGCCGCATACCGTCCGTCCTCCGAGACGGAAGTGATCGTGCCGTGGGACGGGAAGCCCAGGGAAATCCTGCCGATCCTGAAAGCATTCAGCTCGCGGTTCTACTGGAAGATCGGGTTGTGTCCCGAAGGCACGGCTGGATATCTGGCTGTTGCCCACCTCGCCAAGGCTGAGCAACCCGTCTTCTTGAGTCATCGCCTGCTGATGACCGGAGAGACGCTGGCAAAACTGGAGAGCACGACACCCGGGCGGGCATCCGTCTACAAGACAGACGGGATGCTGATGGAATACGACCCGTACAGCTACTGGTTCCCGGATGGCTACCGCCAAAACTGCCTGAAGATGCCACATCAGGTCAAGGAGGTACAGGTCGACAACCTGCCCTACTGCGTGGCTGGAACCAAGGATCTGCTGGACAAGGTGGCTGACCTTCCTTTTGTCGACGCCCAGGTCTTTCTGATGGACGGCCCACCTGTCTCGCTCGGCAAGTTTTCCGGCGAAGAGATCCCCTGCCTTTCCAGCACCGACACCCCGTGTTTCCCACCCGATGAAGATCGAGTTTGACCACATCGAGGGCTGGGGCAAGATCACCCAGCACGACTTGATTCACGCCCCCTGTTGGGTCACCAGAGAGGAAGAGTCTCCGGATCAGATGCTGGAGATGGGTTTTCTGCCTTGGAATAACAAGTGGTTTCCTGCTCGTTCCGTGCGCTACGATCTGGAACGCATGACCTTCGGGCGCACAGTGATGAAAAGCTTTCGCAGGGCGTGCGATTGTGCCAGCTGGCATCACGGCAAACCTAATTTGAATGCTTACCAGAAAGTCGTGGATGGGTATCTGGCCCGCCATCAGTTCGCCAGCGGACATGTATTCTCTGAGTTAAGGACCAATCGGGAATTTTCCTGGTTGAACTATCGAGCAGACGAGCGAATCGTGGCCTTTCTGGCCTACTTGATCTATCCGCAGTCTTTCGTTGGCGTTCAGTTTGCCTGGGATTATGCCGACCCCAAGCTCTCCCTTGGGTCGGTTAGTACATATGTCGAGGCCATGCTGGCCCGGTCAAACGGTTGCCGCTGGTATTACGTCATGGGAGGTTACGAGAATGCCAGCGCCTACAAGGCAAACCATGAAGGCTTCCAGTTCTGGACGGGCAAAGAGTGGTCGGAAGATCGCGAACTCTACGCTCAGCTCTGCGCCCGGGACTCAAAAATCGAGTACTCCGATGATCATTCACGAATGCCGCCAACCAGTTGAGGTGGACACACCCCGTGGCAGGGGCAGAGTCTGGCTGGTAACCGATTACGGCACAGAGATCGAGAAGGTCTTCACTGTTGTCTTGGCTGAGTCCGGAGAAATTTGGGAGTTCAGCAACAAGGACATCAAGGCCACCAAGAATTTCACCATGGGGCGGGGGACCTGGCCTAAATGAGGATCGCATTCGCACCCTACAACTTCACCTTGGTCGGCACCGATCAAGCCGGTGTCGTCAACGGAGAAATCCATAGTATCCGAGTCTCGCTGCGGGCAGGTGTTTGGGCCGTGCGCCACAAGGAGCGCGTGGAGTGCTTTCAGGATTTCCCCGATGCCAATCTCGGCCAGGAATTTTCGTGCAAGCTGGCCACGAAGATACTGCAAGACGATGGCTGGTATCCCGGCAAGATTGACCAGTCTGAAACCCTTGACGAAGTCTCCTCCCGCGCTGGCGGTCTGGTCTCCATCGCCAAAGACAGCATCGGCTTGAACGGGCCGTTTGTGCTGCCTTTCGGAGAGGGGCTGGAGAAGAATGGCATCCTGCTCCGGGTCGATGGCAATTCCACGGAATGGAAAAGGCCCCAATACCCACAGCACGCCACCAGTCTGACCATCATGGCCGGAATGCTTGTGAAAAACATGGCGGCTGGAGATTGGGAAAAAGCGGGCGAGGTGCTTGAGCAAGCTTGGCGACTGATTCGTGAGGAAGCCCCACCCGAGATTATCCGGGTGTACGCCGACGCAAGAATGCACGGGGCGTCTGGCTGTGTGTGGTGTGGCGACAATACCCTGTTCTGCATGGCCCCCTCCGAATGGCACGGCGCGATCTCCAGCATTGTCGGCGTGGAAAAGCTGCCGTTTCAAATCAGCTACCAGGGGGCTGGCCTGCGGGCGGCTTTGAAGCCATGAAAATTCAGTTTCTTGTGCAGACGCTCGCCCCCTCCCATCAGTCGCTGGCCCTTGTCCATTGCTGCAACGAACTTGTGTCGAAGGGTCACGAGGTTCAGGTTTTTGTTGAAGACAAGGGTTCCCCACCCGCCAAGCCGAATTTCCCGATCTTTGATGCTGCCTACGCCTACAGTCAGAACAACCCGCTGATTGTCACATCCCTTTCCAGCCTGGCCGTGGCGGTCAACTCCCCCGCTGGCAGAAAGATCTGGTTCTACGCTTGGGATATGGAATGGCTAAACGGCGAACCTTTTGCGTGGAACAATCTGCAACCGATGTACACGGCTGTTCCGCTGTTGGCGAGATCGGAACATCACAGTCGCGTTTTACGAAATACCTGGGGGAAAGACCCAGAGGCGATCATCAACGACTTCAGCGCAGAACAGATCGAGAGGCTTCTATGCTCATGACTTATGACTATCTGGTCGAAGAATACGTCAACAAGCAAAGGTCCACTCACGAGATCGCCGAGGAGTTGGGCACCTACCCCAACCGCGTCCGCAGGGCATTGAACAAATTTGGCATCCCCGTCCGCAGTCGTTCCGAAGCTCAGTTGGTCGCTCTAGAGCAAGGGCGTCAGGAACACCCCACCAAGGGCAAGCAGCTTTCCCCCGAGAGGCGGGCGCAGATCGGGGAGCGGATGGCCGAGCAATGGGGCACCATGTCTGACGAGGAGCGCAAGCGCCGCAGCGAGATTTCCCGAAGGCAATGGGAAACGATGGGCGAGGAGAAGCGCGAGTCCTTGCAGAAAAAGGCCCTGGACGCTGTGCGTGTCGCCGCCGATACGGGCAGCAGGCTGGAGAAATATCTGATCCGTGGGCTGACCCAGGCTAAGTATCCGGTGGATTTTCATGTGCAACTTGAACGCCAGCACATCGACATGGTTGTTAGCCGTAAGGTCGGGCCATTTAAGGGGATAGCGATCGAGGTCAACGGCCCCTCCCACTACAAACCGATCTGGGGCGACGAATATTATGAAAAAAGGGCAGCCTCTGACGCGAAGAAGGTTGGGATGCTCGTCGGAAGTAACTTCCTTGTGATCATCATCAAAGACATGAAAGGAAGTCCTTCCGAAATTCGTATGAAAAACACTTTACAAAAGCTGTTGAGCATCATAGAATTGGCTAAGACCGACCCCGGGGTGGGGTCATATCATGAAATTGAGGTGGCGGTCGATGGCTAAGAAGAAGACTGTTTCTGTTTCCGATTTGGACGGCGAAAGCGTTCTGGACACTGTTTCTCTGGACACCCCCGTGGTGGTCGAGGACGGCATCCAGTTCAACTCCGATGTCTTGGTGACTCAGGTCGGGGCTTCTGAGCCGCCTGAGATGCCGGAATTCAACGCCGACAACTACAAGGAACATTGTCCGACTGATCCGGACTGGACCGAGTATGTTCTGTCCAAGCTGTCTCCGGACGAGCTGTCCCCGGAAGGGCGACCGACTTGCGATGGTCTCCGACGAGTGGCCGAGCTGGTGCTGGGGCCGACTGTCAATTCCAGCGTCCGCATTATCCAAGCCCCCGGCCCTGAAAACGCCATGACTGCGGTGGCCGAGTTCAGCTACACCTACGAGTCGATCCACACCAACCGTGAGGTGACTTTTACGGCGGCTGCGGATTGCAACTCCGGCAATACTGATGGCATGTTCTCCAAGTTCGCTACCGCCATGGCAGAGACCAGGGCTGAGGGGCGGGCTTTGAGGAAAGCTTTGCGCTTGCGCAGGATCATCACGGCTGAGGAGCCGTCTGCCCTGTTCCACGATGTCGATCTTTCCAATGGTGGTAAGTCGACCGAGATGCAGCACAGCTTCATTCAGACTCTGTGCAGTCGCAACGACATCAATATCGACGCCTATCTTGGCTCGTCGAAATCTTTCAAGTGGGACGGCAAACTGGAGAACATCCCGCACAAGTCGGCTGTTCTCATCATCGCGCATCTGAATGAGTTGCAGAGGGATCGCAGCAAGATCGACCCCAAGTACAAGGGTTATGATCCTGACTGGAAGAAGAATTCAAACCAGGAGTAAGCATGAAAGCACACATTCCAACCGCCCACGGCACCATTGAAATTGATGCCACGGATGTCAAAGAGTTGTTCCGGCAGATTGCCGCCACCCAGGAAGTCTTTGGTGACCATCGCTGCGGAGCCTGCGGTGAAGACCGCATCGCACCCCGCGTGCGTCGCGTGACCAAGGGCAAGGTGGAATACGAGTACTTCGAGATCTGCTGCAACAACCCGAAGTGTCGGGCCAAGCTGGCTTTCGGTCAGTATCAGGACGGATCAGGTTTGTTCCCGGTTCGCAAGCTGGACAAAGATGGCCAGCCCGATCGCGAAAACGGCAGCTACGGCCCGCACAATGGCTGGAGCCGGTACCGGGGCGAACATAAGGACTAAGGGGCCTTGGCGGGACCCTTTTGAAGAGGGCGGGGGACTCGTCGTCCCCCGCTCTTTTTTACGCACACAGGATCAAAGAAATGAAAAAGCTGGTGCTGGAATTGGTGCTGCTGGTAGTGTTCGGCTTGATCTGCATGGCCTGGGTGGCCGTGGCCTACTACATCATGACCCTGGTTCTGTGATCTCAGGAAGTGCGGTCTCGACCACGACCAGGTCGATTGGATGGGCGACGACCTGGAACGGCAAAAAGACCCGGGGGTCGATCAGCACGCTCTGGTCTGCTGTGGCCGTATACTCCGGGGTCGGAGATTCGAGGGCCGGAGTAATATCGATTTCTTCTGGGGTCATGATTGAATCCTCGTTCGTTCATCATCGTCCGTTTCACCTTTGATCGCCCCACCGGTCAGGGCACTACGCACATTACGCAGGATGCCTGCAACCAGAGGGCCAATCTCAGGTTGATACCCGCCCCATTCACACAGGGGCAGTCTTTGTTCGAGCGTCGACAGGAAAGCGTCTGCTGCTGTCCAGCCAGCCATTTCCACGGCGTCTCGAAGGTCCTTGGGGAAGTCTTCCAGCCTCATCAGACCTCCTCGTAGTCGCTGCAATTCTGGCAAGAGCGAATGCCATCGCCATAGTCCCTGAAGGGACGGCATTTTTCGTGAAGCTCACAGCTATAAACAAATTTGAGTGGGCAGTTGCAATTCCCGGTGTCGATCGGGGTCGCGCTTCTGTGAAAGCACGGCAAGCTTCGTCGAACTGCTTGGACTGTACGAAAGCGTTCAGGGAAAACACCTTGGCTGGGATCAAGAGCTTCCGCTTCAGCAACGACGGCTTGCAGATTGGCCTCTGCAACTTTGGGAGTGAAGTGTTCAATGACATCCTGGTAGGGCAAGCCAAGCTCACGACGGCCAAGAATATAATTGAAAATTCGGTCTTCCAAGAACAAGCGATATGGCACGCCTTTGGGTCGACCGAACCGGTGTAGCCAAGTCATCCAAGGGACACACATCGCCTGTCCGCCGAACAAGCGGACCTTGGAATGTATATACCCCTCTTCACCACCAAAGCCCCTGAACAGGGTGTTGAAGCCTGGCCATTCGTTCCTGTTCATCATGAACTGACCCAGGCCCTGCATGGGGATGGGGAACGGCTTTCCTTCTTTCACGCGTTCGTCGGTCGCCCAGGTTCCGTACATGCTGTCACGCCACACGGGTTCAAAGTGTGTGGCTAGATTGATGTGGTCATCGTACAAAAGCGGGCCTTGGTAGAGATTCTTGGGATTGGCTTCTCCCGACCGAATGAATTCTTTGGTCTTGGCCACCACATCCTTCGTCAACAACACATGGCTGTCGAGGCACATGACCCACTCGCCCTGCGCTTCTTCAAAAACAAGCTGTCTGGGCAGGGAGGTGCCATTTGCATGACCTCGGTGGAGATAGCGAGCCTTTGCCCATTCCGCCGCGCTCTTGGTGTGCGGGCAACCGTTGGGCAGGTTGTCCACCACAACGATTTCAACATCGGTCAGATCGTGATAGGCACGCAACGCTTGGATGGTGAAATAGACCCCGTCGTAATCGTCGTAGGTCGCCATTCCGATAGTGAGAAGTGGTCCAGCCATGATTCCTCCTGCGTCATATGGTTTTATGCGCGCTGAGAGGGTGGCGGGCTTACTCCAGAAACGACAAGACCCGCCCCTTGCAACGGGCGGGCCTCATCGCTGCTTACTGGACGGGTTCTCTTAGACGTATTCCAGCTGGACCCATAGTCCAAACTGCTTACTTCCGATCCCGTCCGGACTGGCCGATAGAGCCAGATACCAGTCGTGTCGGGCATCCATGGTGTTTGCACCCGAAGGACGCAGACCAGAGATACCCGGCGAGGCGGTCAAGAGGACCGGCTCTCGCTGCGCTGGAGTGGCCTGATTAGCCGTGGTGAACACTTCCCACGCCGTAGACCCCGATCCGGTCGGATTGCCGGAATCTTGCACGGTGACAGGGTGGATTATCTCGGCTAGATAAGTTGTTACACCAGATGCCGGATTGGTTGGAAGGACTCGGTCGTAAATATAAGCCTGTACATTCTGCGTCTTGACCGCCGAGTCGGCGGTGAAACGCACATTCAGGGTGCTCTGCCAGTTGGGAATGGCCCGCAGGGGGATGGCCGAAGTGCCGCGCCCCACCAGCCCGCTTCCTGCGTTGGCGTATTTCACATTCCAGGCTTCAGGACCCTGGTTGGTCCCGGTTGCATTGGTGATGAAGGTTTTGTCCTGGGCAGAACCAACGGGAACGGATTCACCAAACCCGCCGCCGTAAAAACCCAGGCCCGAACCAGCCAGACTGGCAATTTGAAACGTCGAGAACGTGCCACCGTCCTCGAACTGTCCTGCGTAAAATGAAATCGATGCTGGCATGGTCTAGTACCTCCAGTAGAAATTACACCGTCACCATTTGCCGTCTGGGCACTTTTGTTCTTCCCACGAAGCTTTTACGTTCATAAAACAGCCGCAGCCAGAGCAACGATTGTCAGGCCGAAGCTTGGGGCAGGTCTTGCAGATAGCCATTCTTTTTTGATAGGTTTCGATATCAGCTGATTGCAGGCCTCCGGCAACATGCTGGGCGACGGCGGTGACCAGATTGATTCCCTGCTTGAGCAGGCTTGGCAGCTTGTTCTGTTGGCTCCAGGCCAGATTGCCGGTACACAGATCGCGGATGAAAGCGATCTGCTCGTCCGGACTAACCCCCTCCCCGTTGCAGACGCGGTGTTCCGCTTCGGAAAGAACGTAGCCTTTCCCCTGATTACACGGCACATTGGGTTGGCAAGGGCAATTCATGAGTAGTCCGGCATCTCAAAGGTGAAACTGAAACTCGCTCCGCTTCCGCCAGAATAAAACGTGTTCAGGAAACGGCGACACATAACCCATTTTTGTTGTTCTTGGTCAAAGTAAACGCCAGCCACGACCACATTGCCGAAGTTGCCGTTGTTGTTGTTCTGGATGTTTTGCATCACCAACGTGTTGGTCCTACCCTCCAGTAGGTCGCCCGCATTGAGGGTGACCCGGGTCATACCCTTGGGTGTGCCGTTGTCGGGGTCATTGCCGCAGCAGGAGATGCCCGGCTCCAGGAGGTCAATGGTCGGCTCGATGGTGGAGTTGGTTCGGAAGAACTTGCCGATGCAGTTGTTCGAGTTGAGGATGATATCGCCCATGTTCTTGCCATTGAGTATCAACCGGTAGTTGTCGTCGGTGGCCGCGTTGCTGTTGCAGACATAGATGATGTAGTCGGTTTCGCGATCACAGCCAAAACAGCAGGGTGCGCAATCGATGTACTCAATCTCCATCAGATCACCTCCACGGCGCCGATGAAGTCATAGGTCTTCTTGGTGACCTGGAGCAAGCCGCTCTGACAGACGAGGTTGGTGACCACGGTGATCCGTTTATAGCCACCAAGCTCGTCGATAATATCCTGTTTGGAACCAGCCCCGCCACCGCCGCCAGCATACCATTTGCCCTCGTTAGGCACAAACTGAGCCAGCGAAAAACCAGCTCTTATTGATCCCGAGCCGACCGGATAAAGCTGGATCGCCTTGTTGACTATGGAGTTGCCCACGAAGGGATAGCCGGTGGCCGGAGCGCCAGAAGCCGCGTTGGAATAGACATAAACCCTGGTAACCCCGGCCCCCGACCAAACCTTGCGAATGTCATCCCACAAAAGATCTGTCGGGCCAGCCTTGTGTCTGTCGGATCGGTAGGCCAAATTGACATTTGCCGGAGCTATTTGTCCAGGGTTGTAGATATCCTGACCGTAGCCGACAACCATCAGGGGGCCGCGCAGACCCATGCTGCGCCCCTCAAAAGCTCCAGCCCCGGCTCCGTCATTCCAGTTGTTGATTTCACAAGGCAAGCCGTTGGCTTGTTGGTAAGAGACAATCGAAATATCCGTTTGCCCAGGATAGGCAATGGGAGTCATGCTGGTTGCTGTGGTCGTGTTTGCAATATTGACCGGCAGTTCAACTTTTGGCAGCAAAGAGGTGTCTGGCAAGGATTTGTAGGTCAGACCATGCTGATTGACCGTGATGCCGCCGTTTGCTGTCGGCGTCCGGTAGGGTCGGAACAAAGCGTCCTGGCTGGCGATTGCCCTGTTTGCGTATATCCCAGGACTATCGGCTTCAGTATTCGCCATAAGCTCGTGCAACGGCGCTGATTTGACATCCAATCGAACAGCGCTGTTCTCGATACTGGCAAATCCAGCAAGACATTCATGTGGCGTTTGGACCCTATGAAATTTATCGAAAGCCCCAGCCGTCATCGACAAACCAAAAGCACCCGCGCTAGCTCTCGCTGAACTCTGTTTGACCTTCGCTTGATCGATGGCCATTTTGGAAAGATTTCTGCGAAGCTGAAGGCCCAGCTGTCCAGCTTTCTGCATTCTGTCTATGGTTTGTCTTGGGATGACCCCAAAGCGCGGACTGTAATTCTGGAATGCGTAAGTCGAAGTCACACCGCCTGTACCAAGGGAAATCTCGATGGAGGTAACCGCTGGGCCGTTAGCTTGAAGAGCCTGCCCCAGCGAGACCTTTGGATAATCTGGCTGTGTGACGCGGCCATGCTCCGTCAAGGCCAAGCGACTGGAGCCATCAAAAAGCCTGGCGATGGCAACGCGGTTCATCACCACTTCGGAGCCGTAATTGCTCGGCACCAGTTCGCTGTCGACTTCGACCTTCACCCTTCCTGGCACGCCAGAGTAGGCCCAGTACGGGCCGTAAGTGATGCGGTTGCTTTTCAATGGTACGACGAAGAAGGACGGATAGATCGGGGGTGGGTGAATGCGTGTTTTTGTAGACTCTGCATTTGTCTGATAAAGATTGGCCGGAGTCCCCAGAACGCGACTGATAATGCTGTGATCGCCAGAAGGATCGTATGTTTTGGAGAATATTGGATTTTGGACAGTCATCCGCACCAATGGACCGCCCAGAAAAGCTATGCCAGGACCGGCAAGCACATAATTAATGAATGGGCTATAGCTGTAAGGAGTTGTTATCGAGGGATAATACATCTCCTCAATTTTGTCGCCGATAGAAGATTTGACATAAGCCCCCACCTGATCCATCAAGATGTCTTGTGGATTGTCTATTGAGGCATTGCCCTGGATGAGTCTCTGGTAGTTGTAAACGACAAAAGGCTCAAAGCGACTCTGCTCGTCGGAAAGATAAAAATGAGTAGCCGTTAAGCTGGTCAAACCAAACGGGGCAAAAAGAGGGTTGGGGTTGATCGGCGGGGGCGTGATCTCCATGAATGCGCTACGGGTGATATCGAACTCATAGCGAATGTTCGGTCGAAGATCTTCCTTGAAGGGAACTTTCTGGTCAAGCGTCGACGCAGAAATGCCAAGGCTGACGATGAACTCTTTGCCGAGATGTTGATTGGCGACGCCAGAGAGCCAGCTGAAAAACCGCCTCCTGCCTTCGGACCTGTCGTATGTGGCCTCCAGGGCGCGGGCGAGTATGGCCTGCGGGTTGGTCTGGACCATGCTTCCGGTGTTGACGCCAGCAAGGAGCACCTGATTAGAACGGTTACTCTGGAAGCCAGTCATGGCGAAGAATACTTCTGGTCGGTACTTCTCGATGAATTCCATCCAGGAATCGATCCCGGCCATGGCGAATTGCAGTTCGAGGGTTGAGCAGAAGTAATATTTGGACCCGATGACATCTTCGACGCCTTGAGCGTAGAGATTCATCATGTCGCACGGATAAGAGATGGGGCCTTCGCCTGGCAGTTTCGGGGCCAGGACAGCCACACCAGGTTGGCCAAGGATGGGGTTCTTGTTTTCGTCATAACCCCAGAAGGAAGCGTAGTTCAGCTTGCTGAACATCCCTTCGTAAGGGCCACCGATCAGCATGGAAGCTGTCTGGTGTCCCTGGGCCATTTCGATGCCGTGCTCAATGGAAGTAGCGTTGGAGCCAGGTTGATTGACAATCGCCCCGATGGTGCCAAGGGCGGGGGCCAGCTTGCGACTGATTGTCCTGATCTTGATGGTGTAGCCAACCAGCTCCACAACAAAATCATATCCTGCGTCTTGACAGACTTTGTTGATCACATCGTACAGGCTGACGACGGCGCTGCCTTCGATGCGATAGTATGGGTCAGGGATTGGTAGCTCGCTTAAATCGAGCGAATAATAAACTCCTCGCGGGAATTCCCGTGTGGGCACACCCCAGCGCATAGGACCGCCATAGGGCGTGATGAGCGGTTGGTTGCAGATAAACAGCACAGCCCTGAAAAAAGTAGTCCAGGGCATGCCGATTTCGTCAGATCCGGAAAAGCCAAAACCGCCAAAGCCATTGGTGCTATCTTCCCAAAAACCATAGGCGTTGATGACATTGGTGATGCCGATCGGTATGGGGCCGACATATTGGCCGATAATGACCTGGGTAGCCTGAAGAATCTCGCGAGGATCAACCAAAACTGCATCGTAAGTAATGCCACTGGTTGATTTTTTCTTCGTCACCTTGGACAAAATGCCGCCAAAGTAAAAGCCACCCAGGCGAAAACGCATGGGATGACCTACCTGACACGGAAAATCGTTGTATATGTAGTCAAAATCTCCCGTCTCTTTGACTAGAGACAGGTTCATCGAGCTGCCATTGTCTCCCCAGGACACGCTGCTGCTTGCCTGCTGGACGTAAAAGCCCAGCAAAGTACGGTCGTTTGAACCGTAGGTCAGCTTGGGTAAGACATATTGAAAATTACTTTCCGTAGGCATAGGTCACGCTAAAGTTGTAACGGCCAGTCGTATAATTAAAGCCATCTGTTATCTTTTCAATAAATAGCTTTGGATATATTGCTGTGTTTGGTATTAGGTTAAGCTGAGCCAAGGCCAGAAATGCGTTTTCTCTGCTTGGCTTCAATGGTCTTCCGTCGTTTTGGTTGACTACTCCGACAACAACTTCCATGTTGATGTCTCGGGTTGTCTTGGTCGTGTTGAGCAGGTTTTGGTAGATGGGACCTTTGCCGTAAGGACTAGACGGGTCGACGCGACCAAGCACATCGATAGCAGCAAAGAGCGGGCCACCACCATTATCTGTAAAGCTCACCTCAAAGAATTTGACATCTGAGAATATGGGCGGGCGATAACGATTGTTGAATTCCACATTGTAAGTAATGGTTCCCGCAATTTTGTTATGGCCGACAGTAACCTGCGCCGGTTTGATCGCCAAATATTCACTGCCCATCATCAACAGGACTCTGTCTCGCACCAACTTGTAGTTGTTGGCCGCCAAAAGGTCCCACTTGGTTTTGGCGTGGATGTATTTAGTGGTTGGCGACTCAAAGGCGGCTGTTCTGGCAGTACGCAAGGCGGTGATCGTACCATCAATCGAAATTGTCTTCAGGGTAGATTCTGCCGAATCCTTGATACTGATCGTAAATTCCTCAAGGGCGGGTATGTAGTTAGCCCCAACTTTTGCGCCAAAGTCATCAATATTGACCGTCGCCAAGTCGACTATTGTCCAGTTTTCGGTCACGCTGAACTTGCCGCCAGCCTCATCAACCGTGACAGTACGGATGGCATCGTAAGCCCTGACGCTGTCACCGCTAGAAGCAGGTTGCTCGCTGAGAGCATTGGCAAGAGCGCCGCCTAGGCCAAAATAGCTGAGTCCAGCAGGAAGATTATTCAGTTTGAGCTTGGAGGATGGCGGTTCTCCCGTCGCCGCATTGTCGACAAGATTGATGTCCGAGGCAAGCTTTTTGAGAACGGCAGCGCGGGCGATTTCAAACCCAGGCACATTTCTGTTGGTGGTGCCAGTCACCCATCGGGTTGTTGCTTGCGCGCTGGCTTGATGGGTAAGTTTGTATTTGCGAAGATTCTCGTCAGGCTCCATAGTCCAGGATTCTTCGACGCCGACATCGTCTTCGGCATCCATGCCGATAACATTTGTTCCAATCCTGAGGTAATCAGCCTCAAGGTTAATTGTGTACTCAAAATAATCAGTGAAAGGACCTTCTGGAATTTCGATAGATTTAACCCGAGGATAACACAAGATTCTGCTTGTGCCACCTGAAGTGTCCCAGGGCGTGATTTGCAAAACGACATTCTCTGTTTGATTCAGCGGTATTTTTGGACGAAACAATTCTTGAAGCTGGGCAATTTTCTTTTGAATCTCAGCTTGTCGGCTGTTTGGTAGCACAGGCTGGGGTGTGCCATTAGCCTGAGCGATTAGATCTGCCGTGCTAGTGTTGGCAAGAACGCCACCTTTGTATGCCAACATTCGGCCCTTGAGGGCAATGTTGAAGGTGTATTTTTTCACCCGGCCATCTTCAAAGCGATCAATCTGAGTGCTGATCGACACGAATGGTGCTGGGGCAAGAATTTTTTCCTGGCCCATCGGGCCATAAAGTACGGGCATTGTTAAGCCTCCACAACTAGGTCAAGACCTTGATTAAATGTCCCAGTACCTGCCGTGATCATGTCCAGCGACCCCGTAGATCCAATGGGGCCAACCAAATACAATACGCAGCCACCAGTAGCCTCTTGTGCATAGCCGGTGACTGTGAGCGGCAACACAGAAGAGGTCTCTGGCGTTCTCCAAACCACTAGGTTGAGACCCGCACCAAAGACAGGAGCTTCGATAGTCAAGGGAAGCGAATCGCCGACAACCTCAGTTGCGTTATTGGTGGTGATCAGCGGCAAGGAGTTTGAGGTCGTTTGGTTCGCCCCCTCCACAAACAAGTTCATGTTTTGCTGACTATAATCAATATTGCAAAAGATATATAGATTTATACTTTGTCCATATTGCCTACCGCTGATGATTAAGGGTAAGCCTTTGGCCACACCCAGATCGACGCCGACGGTGTGAAGGGGCAGGGAGTTGCCCCCCGTCGGTATTTCTTCAGCTTTGAGGAATAGGTTGAACGGCTCCCACGCCAAGGATTCGCCGCCAAACCCGAGGACCAGCCCCCCGGGTGTGGCGAGTATGTCTCCCAGTCTTCCGGTGAAGATCATTATTGCGACCTCTGCTCGACCGGCTGGTTAGCTCGGATGGCTTCTGCAATCATCGGCCCGATGGCCTCGGTGACCGCCTTGACGATTGAATCCTGGCCCATCAGATTGACGCTGATCTCGTTGGCTCCAGACAGTTCGATCTGGCCGGGGATCTTGCCAACCGCCTCGTCGAACTTGTCGACAAAGGTGCCGAAGTTTGCCACGGCTCCGTTGAAGGTACTAACCGAGGTGGAGAAGCCGGACAGTCCCTGGCTGATCTGGGTGGCAGCCTGATTGAACTTGGCGGCGACGTCGAGAAGCTCAGGCCCGCCCTGTGCCATTCCTCCGTTGGCGAACCCTTGGATGCCGCCCACGATTCCGCCGTTGGCGAATTTTTGAACGTGCTTCTTGGGCACCACCAGCTCGCCTGGCTCCAGCATTGCCGGGACAATATCGCCAGAGCCGACTCCTGGCACAATTCCGCCAGTAGCTCGTTTGACCAAATCGTCTCCACCGGCTATTTTCTTCCTCAGTTCGTCTGCGGCAGCGTAGTTGGAATTTATCTTGTCTTCAAATTCGCGCCTTTTCTTCGACTTCTCTTCGTAAAACGCTCGCATCTTTGCTTCTTGCGCTTCTTTTTCCTGACGTTCCTTTTCGGCTTTGCGCTTGACGCCACCTGGGTCCCTGATGTCCGCGATACCTTCCTTCACATGCCATTGGGCAATATCGTTTGCTTCATTTTCCTTTTTCTTTTGGGCGCGGTATTCATCCATCTTGCGCTGCGCTTCAGACTTCTCTTCGGCGCGCACCTGCTCAGGATTCTTGAGCTTTCTGATCTCTTCCAGGAACTTGGGATCGCCCGTCTTCAGATAGTTTTCCTGAGCCGTGTCCAACATCTTTTTGAGATGGTTAGCTCTTGCCGCCTCAGGGTTGGGCGCGGGACGGTTTTGCTCGTTGGCCTTAACCCTCGCGTTGTGGATGTTGACAGCCTCGGGTCCGGTCAACTGTTTGCCATACCGGATTTCAACGCCAGTGTTGTGGTGCTGAACGGCTTCGGGTCCGTTTTTAGGAATCTTGCCCTGCTCGCGCATGCGGGCGTTGTGGGCGGCGACACCCTCCCGACGCTCCTTCCATTCTTTTTCAAGGATGTCGTTCTTGGCCGGACCCTTTGGCTGATTTTCCCCAGCCATAGCAGCCCGCAAGGCCTGTGGGGGTATCATCCTGGCCGCAAAAGAAAACTCCTCGTATTTTTCCTTGGCTGCCAACCGTTCCTTGTAGGACTTTTTCTTGTCCATCATTTCAGCACGATAGCTGTTGACGGATTTGAAAAATTCCTTGGGTGAATTTTGGAAAAGGGAGAGGGCTTCTTCAGCGCTCATCCTGCGTTTTTCCGCATCCATCTGAGCGATGACGGGATTGCTCAATTGAGCATACAGCTCACGCAGCTTGGCTATGTTCTCTTTCGTGCGTGCGCGTGGGTTCCGCATCTGGTTGCGGAGCTGATAAAACTCAGCTTTCGCCCCAAGAATATCAAAGTCCTGATTCGCAGCCATCAGGTTGCCAGCCATGATCTGTTCGAGTTCGGCGGCTGCGTTCGGATTGTTTTGGCCAGGCATCTTGACTGCACCGGCATTTGCGTTTGCCCCGTTGCCGACCGCCATTCCTTGAAGGGGATTGTTGATGGGGTTGACGGCTTGCGCTGGTGGCATTTGCACATTGGGTCCCGGCATCATGCCCGGAACCATATTCAACGGATTTTGACCTCCGCCCCAACGCATAGCTCCAGCCTGAACCAGCTTGAAAGTTCCATCTCCGTTGGGGATCATCTGCCAGTTGGGGTCGTTGAATGCTGGAGGCCTTGGAACTCCGAAGCCATTAGCCGCAGCCGCCCGCGCATTAGCCTCTGCCTTGACGCCACCGGGCGTGCCCCTTTCAAAGCCTGGCAATTTGCCGTTCTTGTTGATGTAATCGAGATTGCCAATGCCTATCTTGGAGGCTTCCTGGGGGCTGTAAATGTGTTCGCCAGGCATGACCATGGCCGGAACCACGCCACCCTTGGCTAAATGCGGCAATGAGGCCAGCGTTTCGGCGCCCAGGCTTTGGACCGATGATTTTCTGACAACATAGCTGCCGACTGGCAGGTTCGTCCGCACGGAATCCGTATTGCCGACGCCGGGGACCAACCCGCCAACGGCGAACTTCATCTCTCCGGCTTCTTTAACGCCGAATTCTGGTGGGGGTTCGGGCGCCTCTTCAATCTGAACCTTGGGGCCTGGCTTGATCGGCCTGCCTTTGAAGACAGAAGACACGCTCGGGAAAGTGGTTGGTTTGCCCAGAAGGCCAAACACCATGCTCAATAAGGCTGCCTCTTGAGCGTATGTATCAGCGCCTTTTTCTTCGGCGCCAGACATCCGCGCATCAATCAAACCCGGATTGGCGAGGAGGAACCTGCCGAGCCGATCGAGCTTGACTCGCTCTTCCTTGTCTTGCACTCTTGCCAGAGCCAAAGCTTGTGCTTTTTGTTCCAGCGTCATCAAATACAAAGCTTTTTCGGCTTCGTTGAAGGTGCCAGGATCTTTCCCGTCAAGTGGTCTGCTTGCCGCCTGAGCCATATATCGGAGATAAGCCCGTTGAATAACGGGCATCTTCGATTCTTGCGTGCGATATTTTTCGATTTCTTCGGCGGTGATATCAGAAGAATTAGTGCGGTCCAAGCCCATGCTTTGGATCAATTCCCGCTCGCCTGGCCTGAGCTTGTTTTGGCGTATGCGATCGAGCGCGTCGTTAACAAGCTTGGCCTGAAGGGCTGGATTCACCTGATTGAAAAGCTCGGCTTCTTTAGACAGACCTTGCAATTTGACCAAATCCACCATGGTTTTGGCGTCGATATTCTCGGGATCGATTGCCGCAATATTCTTCGCCAGCCTTTGTTCGGGTGTGGCAAAAGCCGCCATACGGGCTTTGGAATTCTCTTTTGCGGCCCCAAGGATTTTCGCCAAGCCGGGGACTTTTTCGTTGTCTTCTTTCAGTTTGGCGATCGTCGCGTCGATAGATTCCAGAATCGCCTGGTCAAAGTCGGGCGACTTGATCTCCTCAAACTTGCGCCTGTTCCTGAGTATCTCTTCAGCATTTTTGCGAAGGTCTTCCGCCGATTTGACTTTGGCGGTGACTTCACCGACCATCAAGCCGTAAATGTTTTTGACATAGTCCTCTGGACCTTCCGGATAATTCTGCTCAGACAGCTCCTGATTGGCTTTTTCCCTGAGTGCGTTTTTACCGGTGTACAACCCCTCGATCACAGAGATAGGGTGGTTGGCCCGGATCATGCGCAGCGGCTTCTTGCTGGACCTTTCCTTGTCGCTGTAGTTCCATTGGCCAAGCGTTTCCAGGCCCCGGAAAGACGGGGATGAAAGCGCTTGTTGATACATGAAATCGCTGATCAGATTCTTGAAATCGGCAAGTCTTGGCTCATTCGAGATGAGATCGCTAAGGCTTTCACCGACCGAGGTCCCGAACGCCTTGTTGATGTCGGCGGCTGTGTTCTTTTGGGCGTCTTCCTGGGAGGCCAGCGTGTTTACGGTATCCTTGATCCCAGAAATAATGCTTTCCACTTCAAACGGCGGGTTGCCGAAAGCCCTGCTGACTGCCGCCTGGCGCAAGGCTGTGTGGTAGTCGCCGATCTTTGGCAGCACATCTGGGAAAACCGGAGCGTTCTTCTGGTCTTGCTGAGCCTTGACGGCGTCATCGTAAGCCTTTTGTTTCTCTTGCCTGATTTTCAAGACCTGCATCAAGGCGTCGAAAACGCCAGCCTGCTGATCATTCTTTGGCAGGTCCTTACCGATCATGTCGATCTGCTTGTTGAGGAACGCCGTCCTTTTTTCCTTGTCCATACTCTTGATTTGCGACAAGAAAAGTATGGTGGCATTCTTGCGGATCAAATCCTTGGCGCTTTCGGTATCATCATTTTTGATGGTGGACTCGGCCGTGCTTCCGCCAAAGTTTACAAGCTTTCCGAGATTACCGATCCTGGCATAGGCTTCTTTTGCCTCGCCGCCTTCTGCAAACGCTGGTAATCCAGAGTTGATCCGCTCCAACAAAGCCTTGTTCTTCTGGGCGGGACCAGAGGAAACCACAAACTCATTGGGATTGATGCGGGCGTTGACCGTATCGCTTGAATGCGGGGTGAGACTGCCTTCCGAACCCCAGCCTCCCTTGTTGAAGAACCTGATCAGTCCACCGTTGGCTTTTTTGTCCTTGGGCTTGTTGATGTCGTCTATGGCCTTGTTCAGTTCGTCCAGCTTGGTCTTGGCGTCCTTCAACAGGTCGCCCATCTTGCTGAAGCCGACATTCATGCCGTTGACGATACCGACAGACTTTTCCAAGGAAGAAATGCTGATGGTGTCAAAACTTCTCTGAGAAGCTTCTGAAAGACGCTTGATGACCTCGTCCGGCAGAGATACGCTGTTCCGCAGACCAGACTCGGCCTTGGAGAAATCTTCCCTTGCCAGCCTGATCTGGTCGCCGACAACAGACGAGGCAGCCTGCAAGAAAGCCTTTTTCAGGTCCGCTTCGACGTTGCCGATATTCTTGTTGATGTTGCGTTCTTTAAAGTATTCATCCATCTTGACGAGAATGTTAGTGCGGTCTTTCTCGTCGGTGAAGCCAATCTCTTCAAGTTGGGTTTTGATGGCACCGGAGGCGTTGCCGATGATGTCCCGCACGCTCATCCCGCCCACAGAATTGGTGATCCTGCTGGCAAAGTTGTCGACGCCGCCACGGGCGCGGTCCATGAGCTTGTCGCCAGCAACCATCTTGCCGCCAGCGTCAATCATGGCGCTCATGTTCGGGTTTTTGATGGCCCCGGCGAACATCTTGAATTCTTCATCGGTCTTGATGCCGAGCTTGCCGATAATCGATGTGTCGCCCACATTCTTTTCGAGATCCTTGACGCGGCTGATCGCCATCGATTTTTGAGTCTCAAGATTCTGCCTGCCCACATCGGCCATCGTCTTGGCGATACTCTCCAGGAACGCCTGCTGATTGTTCTGGAGCCTGGAGAAGAAGTCGCCGAGCAGCTTGTCCTGGTTGTCCACCTGGAGTTGTGCCGCCCGCGAAGCGATCTCGTAGTTCTGCTGGACGAAGCTGTCGAGGGCCTTCTCCATCGCCGCAGACTGCGGGTCAAGATCGAAAGCGCCGCCGAACGTACTGTTCAAAAGCTGCGTGCTCAGTTCCTTGACGGAGATTCCGCCCAACCCCTGGAGTCGCATTTGCGGCGACAGGGAAGAGAGTAGGCTGAAGATCTGGTTTTGGTCGCGAACAGAGAAGGGGGCGGCTGTCCCAAGCTGTCCAGCCTGACTCAACAGGGAGAACGACTTGGCGATGTCGGCCCGTCCCTCAAGATTCGAGGTGGCATAGCGCATACCGAGGCTTTGACGGCCCTCGCGGTCGGCCTGGATCTTGGTGAGGCGCTCTTGCGCCGCAGCATTCCTCTCGCTGGTGTCGGTCAGGTTCTTGAGTGCCTGACCTAGATCGGCAGCCCGCACCTTCAGTTTGGACATCTCGTTCTGGGCTTCAAACTGCGCTTTGTTGTTGCCGTCGCGAGACGCCGCGCTGATTTTGCGGTCGACTATTCCGATTTTGGCGATCGTGGCCTTGAGGGCCTCGTTGATCTTCTCTGGGTTTTGCGCGTCGGCAATGGCCTGGGGATTCTTGAAAACGGCATTCCCGCCAAAACCAGTCAGTCTGGCCTGACGCAACTCTTGTTGCTTGAGGGCCAGGTCGAACAAGGTCTCGTCGCCAGAGTCTTCGCGGATCAGGCCGCGTCGAGACATGGTTTGAACGCGGTTGCGCTCAGAGCTGATCTGGGCAAAGTTGGCCTTGTCCATCAGCTCGCCGACGGCACGGACCCTGCCGCCCAGTTCGGTCAGGTCGTTGGCAAAAATCTTGGCTTTTTCTTGGAGGTTCTGACCCATGCTGCTCAAGTTTTTCTTGAGCGGTTCGGCGATGGGGGCGAGAAGATCGTTGGCGACGGCCCCGACATCTTCGCCCGTCTTGCGGAGCAGCTTCGTGAAATCTTCTTCACCAAGCTGAGACTGGATCAGGTTCGTGATCGTGGATATGGACGCCGGGTCAAGATTCTGCCCCTCAAGCCTCTGGCGGAGCATGTCCGAAACCTGGACGGAGAAGTTCGCCCCGGTTGCCAGGTCTTGCGCGGGCCTTGATCGGACGGCGTTGATGATGCTCGGGAGAACCCTACCGGCGACAGAAATAGCCTCTGCTGACTTCTCCACGTCGCCGCCAGACGCACCGGCCATCGAGGTGATCGACTTCACGGCCACCATGAAATCGCTATTGTCACCAGCAAAAGGGCGCTGCAAGGACTCGGTCATGCTCGCGCCGGAAGACACGGCGACCGAACCGTCCATGATGTCTGTCAGATTCTTGGTGGCGGCAGCCATTGTTGAAAGCTGCTGTGTCGCCACGCTGAGCACGGAGCTGAAATTGCTGAACATAGCCGCCGTGTTGTTGGCTTTGCTCTCGGCAGTTTCCTGGGTCTTGCGGGCGACTTCGTTTTCTTGGATGCGCCTGAAGGAGTCAAACAGCTTCTTCTCAAGTGACGCGTAGTCCTGATTCGTGCCGGAGGCGACTCGTCCGAGGAGAGAAGCGCCCAGGCCGTCCCTGGATTTATAGATCGCTTCTTCAAACAATTTGCGGCGAGACCTTTCGTCCCTTGCGTTTTCGCCGATGTTGTTCTTGGCCTGCTCCTCAATTATCTTGGTGAGGGCATCCATCTGGGTGGGGACTTGGGCGGCTGCTGTCTCGCGCCGCTTGACATCCAGCTCGCTGTTGAATGTCTGACTTGAGTAAAAAGGAATCAGGCCAAAAATTGAAGAGTTGCGCTTGGCCATCTGCGACATCTGGTTGTCGATGTCGTTCTGCTGTTTTCTGATTGTCGCCGGATCGATTGTCGACATACCCTTGGCGAAATTCGACAGGGAGTCGTTCATCTTCTTGAGAGATGTGGCGATTGTCGCCTCGGACAACTCATTGGAGGCCGACTTCAACGACTCCGTGAACATCAGAAGCGCGCCAGCTGCCGCCGACACGCCAAGGCCTATGCCGGTGAAACCGAGGCCCATCGCGACCGAAGCGCCAAGGCCAGCACCCTGGAGGGCAGACCCAGCCGCCTTGGTGTTCACGAATCTGTTCTGGGAGCCAGAACCAATAGCCGCCTCAGCGCCGCCAGCCGAATTGCTTATGCTGTCGCCCAGGAAAGAGGCGCCTGCCTGCAACGCGAAAAAGCCGCTCTGGCTCGTGAACATGTTGCCAATTTTTTGGGCAGCCATGCCGCCGAAGGCAGAAAGCCTGGAGCCAGAACGATCGTATCCTCGCCTAGCCGTGTCGCGAAGGACGGCACGACCGTTTTTATCCTGCACATCTACATTGTTTTCGATGGCGTCAGCCAGTCGCCTGTTGGCAAGCTCAAGCACCGTCTCGCTGTCGTTGATCTTGTTCTCGAGACGGACATGTGTTTGCAGCGACGCAAGGAGCTGCTCATTTGTTTGATTGATGACCCGCTGAAGGATTCTGGCCTTGCTTTGCTCGGGCAGGTTGCTCCCCGAACCCGTCGGATCGACCTTGGCCAGCTCGGCCTGCATTCTCTTTTCGATGACATCCTGATAGCTGCCCGCCCGACTGTTGCCGGAGTTGCCTCTCAGGAAAGATTGCTGTTGAACGACCGCCTTGCCAGCCGCCGTTTGCACCTCCATGACCCTGGTGCCATTTTCAAGCGCTCTGGCGAATTCCTCAGAGGCGGAAGCCGTTGCCATTGTCTGGCTGGTCAGACCCGTCTCGGCCATGATCTGGTTGCGGCGACCACGCACATATTCATCGTGGAGCTTGGAAGTTTCTTCGCTGATGAGTTTTTCTTTAGCGGCAGCCGAAACATTCGTGCCTTGTCCGACCGGATCAACCTGGGCTAACTTGGTGTTGATTCTGTCTTCAAGCAGCTTGCCAAGACTGTTCCGTGGTGCCGACCCTTGCGGTCCAGCCCCGAACACGTCGGCCACGCCGCTAAACTGCACAGACTCCTGCCCGGAGACGTCGCGCCTGATTTCGGCACCGATACCAGCGAGACCGAGTATTTGAGCCTTGGATTCTTCCCTGGCCCGCTTCACTTCTTCCTTGGCGTTGGCGACAACTGCCTCGTTCTCTTTGGACGAAGCCTCCAAAGTATTGCGACTTCCACCCAGAAGTGAAGTTTTGCCGCCTTGCACCTGAATCAGGTTGCTGACACCAATACCTTCGTTTTTGCTGACGCGCAAAACAAGCTTGTTCAGGTCAGCCATCAGAGCCGAATACTGTTGGTCTATGACAGGATCGACCTTCGCCCTGTCGCTGAGGGCATTAGTCTGATCAATCAGCTGCGGCAAACGCTTGATGTCGTCGATGCGCTGCTGAGCTTGCTTTTGCAGCGACTCTGCGTTTCTTGCTGTTTCTTCCAGGGAAACCGCTGCGTTGGCCTTGTCGAATATCGAAGAGGCGTTGCTGTTAGCCAAGCTTAAACGCTGACTGGCACCAAGATCCGGTCGCGTTTTTTCAAGAGCCTGCAAAATTGTTTTGGTCAGTATGTTCGAGGTTGCTCCAGACCTCGACATCTCGGACAAAAATTGCGGCAGATCTTCCTCGGAAATCGCCGAAGCCGTCCTGCTCACATTGCCAGCGACATTGTTGTTTTGCGCTATCGCATCCAGTCTTGTGAAGAACTTGTCTGCGGTGCCAAGATATCTGTCGAAACCAGCACCGAAAGTGCGCCTGGAGCTGCTGGGGTCAAAAGGAGTTTGGCTGGAAGTATAGCGCCTGTAGGAAGGAGCATCCGGGACTGGAGCGTCTTCTGGGGTTTGGCTCGAGACATACTTTTTATAGGGACGATCGAGGGTTGGCGGATCAACCGCAATTGGAGTTTGGCTCGATGGATATTTTTTGTAAGGGCGATTTTCAGCCGGATCTGGAATAGGAGCTGGGGTCGGCGTCTGGCTTGAAGGATACCTTCTGTAGGGAGGGTTGGGAATCGGAGCCGAAGTTGTGGTTGTGGTAGTCGTGCCACCGCCACCAGGGGGAGGAGGAGGGGGAGAAGCGGCTGGCGGAGCTGGTGGTTTAGGCGGTGGAGGGCTGGCGGGCGTGTTTGCTGCGGCAGAATTCTTTTTGCTTGGGGTAGGGGTTTCCTCATAAACAGGCAGTGTGGGCAGTATGTTTTCTTGTTGTTTTGGCTGTGTTTTTTTCTTGCTGCTAGATTTGGTTGCAGCGGCAGATTTTGTTGCTTTCTGTGCGGCTTCAAGATCCTTGCTCTCTTGCTCGAATGCTTGCTCGCGTGCCTTCATGGCGGCGACAAGAGAAGGCGGGGGTGCGCCGTCGAATCCTGGAGTGCTGACCAGGTTGGCTATTTCGTCGTATTGCTCTTGCGACAGAATGCTTTGTTTCTTGAGCTTTTCTGCCAGCCTACGCAGGCCGATCGGACCCATGTTGTTGATGTCGGCTTCGCCTGTCCTTTGGGCCAGGCTGCTTTCAATCAATTTTGTTTTTTCTTCAAGACTGGAAACCTCGGCAAATTGACGCCTTCTGGCCGTGACAGGCGGGAGGTTTTTGCCAAGAGTATCGCCAAGGATTCCGCGATTGGGCTTGTCTGAAATAATTCCAGTCGAGATTTCTTCTTCTTTTTCGTCCCGTATTTGCTGTTTGATCAGTTCCTGCTCTTCGAGTTTCCTCTTTCTGGCTTCGGCCCTGGCTTCGGCACGGGCTTTCTTGTTCTCTTCTTGTAGGGCTTTCTTTTCCGCCAGTTTCGATTCTTTCTCGGCTTCTCGCTGAGCCTTGCGTGCTTCCGCCTTCTCCCTTATCAGCCGTTGGCGTTCTTCTTTGCTGACCGTCTGGCGGGCCAGGTAGTTGGAAGGTTTGCCAATATTGAGTTCGCCCTCCGAGAATGGGTCGCCCTGGACATACTTGTCAACAGCTTCACCGACAAAATCGTCGGTTTTGCCTTTGAGGGCGCCTTCAAGCGCCTTGCTGTACATTTCCGCCCTGCCGACTTTTTGGGGCATGGTGCGCGGATTGATCACCCTGAAAAGTTCGCGGTCAGCCTCGCCGGTGCTTTTTCCAGAGAAAAAGCCGCGCAACTCAGGATCTCGCATCATGCTGTCTTTGATGCCGTCATAATGACGCATAGAGCTGAGTTCTTCAGTCTGTTCCCAAAAATCACTATTCGCTTTTGGGAATTTAACTTTATTGAGCGGCAAGCCGGTTCTTCTGGATTCCCTGCCGCGATATTCGCTAATGAAGGTTTCTCTGACTTTATTCAGCAAATCCTGGGAATTTGCTTCTCCGTAAAATTCTCCCGACAGGTTTCCTACGAACTCATCTTTGACGCCATAGAGACCGGCTTTTCTCTTGGCGGTTTCAAGAGGTGGGCGACTCTTGCTGATTTCAGAAAGTATGACTTGGCGAATTTCGTCGACATTGCTTGACGGGGTCTTTACGCCCATGCTCCGAGAAATTTCCTTGAGTCCACTCTTATTGAGTTTTTTCAAGTCCTCTTCGAGGCTTTTTGGGACATCATAACCCATGCTGGAAAAAATAGATTCGCGGACACGACTCATCACTTGTTCGTGAGGAAGCGATTTTTTGATCACCGCCATGACCTTGTCGATCTGGTCGTCGGGAACGCTCAGACCTTTGCGGGACATGGAGTAAATAATGCGTTCGCGCAATTCCTGGTCAGTAACGAGACCGCCATCCTGATAGCCACGCACAGAGCCAGAACTGTTGAGACGATTAAGATTGGAGATGCCGATTCTTTTGGCTTGCTCTGGAGAAAAAACATATTCTCCAGGAGTCAGCATGGTGGGGACGCCGCCGCTGCCCATCTGTCGCAGATTGCTAGCGCCCAGTTTGCGAACTGAAGATTTCTTAATGACAAAAGAGCCGGGAGCCAAGGACATTGGCACGCTGTCGCTGTCGCCAACTCCTGGAACGATACCGCCGCTGGCCCTGGTCAACAGGTGGGTGTTGCTTGTCGTTACGCCGCGACCAAAATTGGCCACGAACGGTCCAATGCTTGAGCCGATCCGGACAGCAGCGAAAGCAGTAAGGAGGGGAAGAACCGGACGCAGGGCGTTCGTGATTGAAAGGATTCCCTTGGCGATTTCCTCAAAAGCACCAAAGGTCGCCTTGAAGCCTTGCGTGTCCATCATCGAGCGACCAAACTCAAGATAGCTTTCTTTCAGCTTGGTCAATTTGTTAGCGTAGCTTTCAGCCGCCTGCGCCGCATTCACATTGAGGCTGATGCGTCCAGCTTCCGCCACCATCAGGGCGCGTTCGCTGACTGCGAATTCCTGGATCAGCGGGATGACCTTGGAGATTTGGCGATAGCCACCCAGGTTTTCAACGATAGCGCTGTAACGCGGGTCAGCCTGGGGGAGTTGGGTCAGGGCGGCAGACAGACGACGGATAGCCTCATACGCCCCGACAAACTGTCCTTCTATGCCCAAGTCGCCAGCTTTTGTCGCTTCGTCTTTCGTGTAGCGGAGCTGAACGCCAATCTGCTTGAGGGATTCCACCGTGTCGTTGCGCTGGATGCGGGTGAAAATCGTCCTCAAACCTGTGGCGATAGACTCGGCTGATTCACGAGTGGTCTGACGAACCGAAGTGAAAAGGCCCAGCAACTGGTTCAAGTCGCCGCCGGTTGCGGCAAACGCACCACCGGTCCTTCTCACGACCTCGATCAAGTCACTTGCTTCGACGGCGAACTCGCCAGCCACAGCGTTCATCGAACCAAGTGCCGCTTCAAGATCTTTGCTTTTGATCTTGAACTGGTTCATCACGGCGATGGCGCCTTCTACCGTCTGCTCGACAGAGTCAAAGTTGGGGGCCAGGGCCGACTTGGCGAGGGCCTCCAGGGCATCTTTGGTTTCCGTGATTGACAGGTTTGCTTGTTTCAAGGTGACGGCTGTCTTGATCAGGTCCTGGCTGGAAACGCCCAGATTGGCCGACAGCCGACTGACCTCACGCCCAATGGCCCCGACTTCAGATCCCGCCCCGGTTGCGACCTGACGAAGGCGGACCATCTGCTTGTCGAACTCGACAGCCTCGGTTATGGCAGAACGAATGCCAGAGGCCACCTGGATGAACGGGATGGCGGCGATACTGAACGCCGTAAAACGCTTGAAGGCCAAGCCAGACTGCTGGGCAAACCTTTCCACAGCATTTGTAGCCTGCCCAATTTCACTAACTACACTACGGATGGAATTGACATCAGCGCGAACCGGCACATTGATAGCGCCGACACCAGAAGAGCGCAGGCCTGAGTTAATTTCACCGGCAATTCGGCGAACAGCCCCAGAAGCCAAACGAAGATTTAGCTGTCCAGTGATATCAAATGCCATATTAACCCCGCAAAATAAAAGGACGGTGGTCCTCACTCATGGGAGAGCAAAGACCACCGCCCGCGTAAGCCTGTCCGGTTCAACAGAAATTACACCGAGGGGATAGCCTCGGGAGCACTAACAATCGGGTTTCCTTCGTCGTCCAGGAAGGGTTTTTCATCGACCAGGAAATTGCCTTCCGCATCGACCAGATTGCCCTCGCGATCAACAAACTGACCAGCCTCATTGATGTAGCGACCGTTCTCATCAACCAGACGACCGTCGGCGTCAACCTTCCGCCCCTGTTTGTCGACAAGGTGCAGGCTTTCGTCCGCAAACTTGTACTTCACCAGGAACTGGTTCTCAGGAAGCTTCTTCTCGTAGTCGTCTTCCAGGTTGTAGATGATCTTTGCCAAAGCGCTGGCGGCGGGGCCAACGGCAGGATCATCCTCTTTGGTCATGTAGTCTTCATAGGACTTGAAATACGGCTTGCCGTCGTTGGCATGGACGGTGCAGACCGAAACCCAGTAATTGAACTGGGCGTTGTCTGCCTGGGCTTCAGCCGAATTGTTGTCCAGGCTCATTCGCTCAGAATTCAGGCCACGAAGCTCGGCCCGGTCACGACGAAGCTGGATAGCCAGATCGCGTGCTTCCGACAGCTTGATGCCGCCAGAACGGACCTTGCGCTCCTTTTCGCCGATGGAAGCCTGAAGCTTGCGCAGCTCGGCCTCTTTCTGGTCGTCCCACAGCTTTTGTTCACGCATCACGCTTTCGATCTTGGCCCGGAGGATCGCCCCGGACTCGACCGCCTCACGGAAAGCCCTGTTGTAGACTTTCTGTGCTTCCTGGCGCTGCTTGGCATTGGGACGAAGAACAGCCAGTTCCACTTCCTTGCCACCAATCTCAACCTTAACCACCTTCTTGTTGGCGCTCACGAATCCTCCTCCACGGGTAGGGTCTTCTGACAACGGTTCCAGCTAACCGTATATTGGGCCAGTTCACTTTCGACAGCACGCAGCTGGGCGTT